ATGCAAAAGGAGACGAGAGGCCCCTCCCGATAGACGGTGCCCCAGCCGCAATTGGGCCAAACATACTTCCGACAGTCTCAACAATGCTATTAAGACCAAGTCCAGTCTGACCGTTCAACAGACCAAATCCTTCTGTGAAGAACGAGCCAATGTCAGTAAACATCGACCCGGTTTTCTCAGAGATAGATGTCTATGCACCTGAGAAGAACTTGCCGATACTACCAAGGTTGTCTTTCGCAGCACCAACCAGTCTCTCAAAGAATCCGCCAGATACACGCTGAATATCGCCTGTATTCACCTTTATTGTGTTGCCAAGGATATCCAATGTCGCAGTGGTGTCTGATTTTAGTGCGGCAGAACCAGCCCTGTTCTTACCAGTGATCCAATTCCAACCGTCAGAAACCACCTTGGCGGCCCCATCGAACATCTTCTTGAAACCGCCACCCAGATCAAAGTCACCGTTTTCGCCAGTGAACATGTTCTTGATCTGGTTAAAAAGTCCAAAAATTCCACCGCCATCAGTGCTTACACCGCCAGAAGTAAAGAATGTTATAACGTCGTTAAGCGTTTTTAGTGTGTTGATTAGCTTTTCGAGATTTGTAATAGCATCACTGACATTAGTAGCAGACTGAATGTCACGCATATTGTCTAGGATACTATTCTTAAAGCCATCATAGTGACCTTCCATTTGCTCAAAGGTCATGGCCTCGAACTCGGCGGTGTATTTTAGCTTCTTCTGATAATCATCCCAACTGGTGCCGATAAGATTATTGGCTTCCTGAACTTTATCCTTGAGCTTGTTTAACCTGTCAATTTCATCTTTCTTCTTATACTCGCGTTGCTTGTCAGACAGGTTTTGCCCAGCTTCACGAACAGCATTTTCATCTGCTTTCCATACGAAGCCCTGACCTCTGCCGCCATATACGTGGACAGTCTTATTGGCCTTTGCACGCTCGTATTCATCCTGAAGTTTTGCCAGTTCGATTGCTCGTTCCTGTGCATCATTTTCTTCGTTAAGGGCATCAATTCGTTTATCAATGACATCAATCCACGCATCACCCTGAATCTTTAGGTCATTCGATTTATTCTCGTTGAACTTTTCAAATACACCAATTAGGTCACTCAGGAGGCTCTTAATATTTCCGAGTGTTGTCTCGAAGTTTTTAGCCTTATCTTCTGCGCTTGTAAAGCCATCACCGGACGCAATAGCAGCATCTCTTAATTCACGAAGACGTTGAGCAAGTGCTTTTGTTTCGTCTGCGGCATCATACTCATCAATCATTGCGTTCAGTTTTGCAATGAAAAGTTCCTTATATGCTTCTGTATTAAACTTCAGCTGATTACCTTCAAGACTCAAACACTTAATGTAATCATCATCGAGACTCATCAGCTTCTGATAATTATCGATACTTAGGCCACCATAAGTGTTGTATTGAGTGACAATATCAGAGATATCGGAGAAACCGCTTTGGAAATGATCAATCCTGTTGGTTGCATAATTCAAAGAAGAACCAATTCCATCAATGCACTCACGAATACTCATCACGTTATTTGCAATCTTGGCAGCAGCATCTTCAAAACCTTGTGCAAGATATGCTCCAGCAGCACCACCGGTCTCACGGGCAGACGCCGCAAGTTCTTTCAGATGATCTGCAAACATCTGTTTAAATGCATCGCTGTTATAATCAACTTCTCCGGTTTCGGAATTCAGAGCACTAGCATATTTTGGATTTGTAAATAGGTCCGTGTTTTCATACAGATTACGAACAGCCTGATACTGTTTCTCAATAGCATCCATATCCAAGAAGCCAAAATCGTTATCCTTTTTCTGCGTGCCAACATCGTAAAGATCAGAAAATGCGGATTTTATAGCGTCTGTCTTTTCCTTAGCCTCGTCCATCGCAGTGCCGTAACCCTTGATGGCGTCAGTCAACTGCTCGAAAGAGATGGTTGTTGTATCTACATTCTGATCAAGATAGTTCAGAATTTTATTCATCTCATCAGCTGATTTCCCGCCATCTTTTGCGGCATTTGCTTCCTTGAGTTGCTCTTTCACAAACTTACGGAACTGCTCTACATTGATTTGGAGCTTTCCGTTTTGTTCAGTCAGGCAAGCAGTGAACTTGTCTTCGAGCCCAACCAAAGACTTTGCTGTGTCAGCACACAGATAGCCATACTGGTTATACTCCTTCATAGCCTTATTCAAGGTATCGAAAGCAGAAGACACGTCGGTAACAGATTTTGCTGTTGATTTGTTGTTTTTATTTGTTTTCTCATTGAAACCATTCAATTGATTTCCGAGAGAAGTACCACTGCTAATAGCCGCTTGGGTGTTCTTCTTCAACAATGTGATTTTTGTATTCAAAGCTCCCATAACGGCATCGATTTGAGCCTGAATCTGCTCTGCATTTCCACCGTTTGCGGCACCCTGCGCAGCTGCTAAAGCGGCAGCTAATTCACCAGTGCCAACAGTTGCGTCCTCAAGGGCAGGGCAAAGAGCAACGAGTTTATTTTTCTCATCTTCTGTTGCAGTCGTAAGGGTCTGAGTTTTCTCTGCCGCATCGCCCTTTGCAATCGTGTTTAGCTCTGTAATGGCTTGATCAATAGCTTCAACTTCTGCTTGAGCGTACTGAGCAGCCAGTAATTCTGCATATCTCTGCTTGTTAATCTGGAGTTTTCCATCTTTCAAGTCAAGACAATTTAGATATTCTGTATCCATTTGAAGCAAAGACTGCATAGTGTCAGTGCTCAGATAACCATATTTGTTGTACTCCTCAACGGCAGAAGAACAAGATTTATACGAAGATTGCAAGCTATCAATAGCTTTCATGGTCTCTTCAAGCTGAGTTGCATAGTTTGCAATTCCGCTAGTATCGCTTGTGGCAACAATACCAAGTTGTTCAAATGCACCGATCAAATCCTCAAACGAGATATTATTTGCGTCAGCGATTTCATGAAGCTTTGCAAGAGCGGTAGCTTCAGCTTCAGTCTGATGAGCTGTGTCAGAATCAATGTTAATGATGGCCTCGCCAGTCATACTGCCAAATGCTTGCAGGGGAGAGAGGTCTTTGTATTGAGCAATAGCTTCCTGCATAGACAGATAGCCATTATCAATTTCCTCGATTACGTCCTTGAATTTACTCTTAAAAGCATCAAGATTTGTATTTTCAACGCTTGTTGTGCCGTTTAGCAGATTGTTTGCACGCTCAAGAGCATCACTTGCTCCCTGCATTGAATCTGTACATTCCTGAACTTCGGAAGAAACATCTCCGTATTTAGAAGCATCTGTCTCATACATATCCGCAAGCTCAGAAACTTTTGTGCCAGCATCATTTGTAAGGCTGATTTCATCTTCAAGATTTTTCTTTGCCTGAGCACGTTCCTCATCGGTTGCATTCTCATCCGACATGAGTTTTACATAAGCATCCGATAGCTCGTTGACTCTAGCTGTATGCTCACGCAAAGCTTCCGTCCGTGTGACATTCTTAGACGGAGTGACAGTCACTCCAATGCCATTCGGGTCAGCTTCCGCATAAGACGTTGGGGTTTCATTAGATACTACAACTTCTGACTTGTCGTTGAATACATCAGACGCAGCCTTGTTTGCTTTATTATTTTCATCGTCAGCGATTTGCTTCTTCAATCGAAGTTGGGTCTCCAGCAGATTGTTGATTTCCTGAATCTTTGCTTTCTCTTGTGGGTCAACAATGTCCTCAATTTTTTCTGCACCAAGGTCTTTTACCTTTTGGTCAAGGTCATCCAGCTTTTGTTGGATGTCATCAACATCCTGCTGTGCTTCTTCTGCGGCATCATGTGCATCTTCCATCGTAGAAATCAGCTGTTCGGAGTGCGTCTTCGCATTCTTCATCCAGTTAATGAATGCGTTCATTCCAGCAGAAATTACCCATCCCGCAAACATGGCAAAAACCATATTCAAAGCAAGTGTGGCCGCTTTTAGAGCGTACATTCTAAGCTCTGTTGCTACAATCTCACCTTGACTGTTTTTTAACCATTTGATAAAATTAGATATGCTATAATCCTGCCCAACAGTGTCTGCCCATGCAACATAAGTGTTAATGAGGTTGTTTAAGGAATCTGCAATTCGCTTTAGTGCAGTCGCTTCAATCTTTCCATCTTTAACGCCGAAGAAAGTTAATATCGGTTTGAGAGGAGAAATCAAAAAATGGAAAAATATGTTAAATACTGCCCGTTCTGCGATAAATTTTATTCAAGATGGGATACATTGTGTGCTTTTTGTATAAGAGATCTTATTTTATATGAGAACTGGACTCGAATGAAAGAACGAGAACAGTACGATTGGAAAGCAAAAACCAATCCTAAAAGAAATATCTCAGAGATTGATAAAGAGCACCTAAAGAAAATACAACTCAAAGCTACCGAATTTGACACTCAATATAGAGCCGACTTGGAGGAGAAAGAACATCCGAAGTATGTTCCAAAATGTCCTACTTGTGGCTCGCCAGACCTTGAAAAGATCGGAACCGCTTCTAAAGTCTTAGATGTAGCATTCTGGGGCTTTGCCAGTGGAAAAGTGAAGAAAACTTTCCATTGTAAAAACTGTGGATACGAGTGGTGATAAAAAGAAAAGCCCTGCTATACAAAGTAGCAGGGTAGTGGGTCGTATTTAGATTTAGCGAAAAACGTATTTTGCCATTGCGGAATTTCTATCGCAATACAAAAACTCAAAACTCTTAACGCGACTCATTGGGATACAGAGGACAGAACCGGTATTTGCATTCTTTGCGGCATCATCCATATCCTTACCAGACTTTGATTTTGCAGAGCAATGATATGTTAATGTAATATACTCATCATCTGCTGTTTCTAGTTTTCCTAAAATATGAGACCCATCATCCATGTTTAGCATCATCAAATTACCATGAGAATCGATATGCCTAGTCCAAATATTGTCACTCGGCTCAACTCCAAGAATGTTGACCATTATTTTTCGAGCCCAAACAGAGTTCTTGACTTTGTAAAATGCGGCAGCGGCAAGCAGCCCTAAAAGAACGTATGCCAGTACGATAGGAAAACCAACTACAACAAAAGGAAGGATTCTATCTAAGTAATCAACCGTATACTTTAATACAAAACCAACTGCGATACTTAAAATAAGATATCCCTGATATTCAATTTTCTTTAAAGACAGCTTCATATAAAACCAGACACAGATTGCGCCTGGAACAAATACATTAAACAGCGTATCAATGCTGTTGATTAGTTTTACTATTTCCGTCATCAGCGCCTCCATCTTTGCTTTTCAATCTATTATCACTATAATCTCTGAAATAAGCATTCAGCTGATTCTCTGTAGTTTCGTCCTTGCCGCCATGATACGTGTAGTCCGTAATAGAACGACCGCCAAAATTAGAAATTTCCATATTCGGCACATGCTTTTTATTGTTTTCCATGAATCAACACTCCTTTTTATAAGAGTGTATCACAGACTGTCGTAAAAAGCAACGCAAATTAAAACACCCGGCCTCCCAGTAGTAGGAAAGTCGGGCTTAATTCATGTGCCGTGGCGCAACAGTTATTTCAGCAGCTCAAGAATATCATCAACAGTAGTTCCATTTGCCAGCGCCTTCTTTACAAGATCGACGGCTTCCTTTTCGGCGGCGGCCTCGGCAGCTTTCTTGTCAGCTTCGTCTTTCTTTTCAGTAAGTTTAACTAACTCTTTATCCAGCTTTTTGATTTCAGCTTTCTTAGACTTCAGATCAGCCTTCAAAGAATCGATATTAGCCGCGATAGAAGTAACCTCTGCATTCAACGAATCTTTTGCGGACTGCTTTTCATCGATCAGCGCGGCATAATCGATAGAAGCCGCTGCAATCATGGTAACCTTGTTTTTGCTTCCTTTAGGTCTCGGCATGATAAATACCTCCGTAAAATAAATTTATACGATTATATTTTTATTATAGCCGCCACTGCGTCAGCTGTCAATATGAATCATGTCGGATTATATTTTTAAATATTTTCTCCTATTTATATCGCGCTAGAGAATAGCACGTCTCCTCGTTTCCACCTACTTCTTTAAGTCGTCTGGTTACGTCTGAGGTGGACTTCTGAGCTTTCGTCCAAAACTGACTATCCTTCCAGTGGTTGCTCACTGACCCTTTTTAGTCGATGAACCTTCCACCCTCCTACATTATATAATAGGGGAGTGGATCGGCTGCTGACCGCCCATTGTAAACGCTACTTAGCACTCAACTATTACCATATTTTTACAATACGATAAAACCGAGCTTTTGTCTCAGCATATAGCATCCATATCCTTGTTTCTATCTTTCGATTCCTACATTATATAAATATAACAATAGGCGATATGGCTCTTAGGGTTTCCCAGCACTCTAGGGGCTATTTTATTTTTACATGGTGCCGCATCCTATATTTTTATACGCAACAAATATAAGAGGGCATATTAACTTTACCCGCACCATTCTTGAGCTTTCCGCTCATCTGCATTACGGACAACACGCCAGAGATGGCAGCTGTCAAAGTGGGTAATGCACCTGCAAATTTTACAGCACTATCTGCACCGTCAACAAAAACTGTAGCAAGGCTTACAAAGAACTTCGGAATATCTGACTTCATCAAGTCCGTACTAAACTTCTGGAATGCAGAATCAAGCTGATTAAGCTTTGCCTGCAATGAATCCATGTACGTCTGGTTCTCACGCATTGCGCTGCCGCTAGAATTAAGCGCCTGCTTCATAGCATCTTCAGCAACGCTAAAATTATTCAGCAGGGCAGATGTACTCTGACCTCCTCTCTTTCCAGAGATCAACTCAGTAATATTTGCCTGTGTTGTGTCAGACAGATTTTTCCAAACCTCAGAAAGTTCCTTCATAATCTGATAGGTTGATTTGAAGGTATTGTTATCCTTCATAATATCAACACCAGCAAGTTGCTTCAACTCAGATCGAAGTTCGGATACAGAATCTGCCATCCCATCTGTTGCGATACCGGCATTTTCAGCATCTGTTTTTGAAGCACGAAGGTACATACTCAAAGTTTTTAGGTAAGTGCCACTCGTATCGGCGTCCTGAAGTACACCATTCACAGCAGCCGCCAAACTAAGCGTCTCCTGATATGTATTTCCGGCGGCAGACATCGCAGCTGAACTTTTCTGCATGATAATTCCAAGGTCGTTCATACTGACTGGTTCGGTATTAGCGATTTGGTTCATGCAGTCCAGAAGACGCTCTGCATCATCAGCAACCAACCCAAAACCTTGCATTGCAGAAATCAGGTAAGAAGAAGCAGTTGTTGCATTATCTATTTGGTCTCCAACGTTAGCCATAAGAGCAGACACACGAGCAAGCTCTTCTGAATCTTTATCAGTGTATCCAAGGCGTTTCCAATCGGCTGTGCTACTCACAAGATCGGAGATATTCGCACCAAGTTCACTAGCGTTTGTTGCAGTTCTATCGAGATATTCATTCATCTCGTCGCCAGTCATTTTACTGACTTTTTTAAGCTCTGTTACAGCCGTGTCCAGTTCCAGAACATTATCATAAACCTCTCGCAGACCTTGTTTGACCATTGCAACTCCGGCCATAGCGATGGCGGTCTGGAAATGTTCCTTGAACAGACGAGACAGTTTTTGACCAAGCGTTTCAGTTTCTAATCCAGCTTGGTGGCAAGCATTTTGGAATTTGCTGACTTTCATTTGAGCTTCTTCAAAAGAATAACTACCATTTTTAATCGCATCAAAAAGCTCATTGTATTCTGCTTCAAACTTTGAACCTTCAAATCCATGAAGTGTTTCTTTATACTGATATAGAGTACGCATAAGATTTTCTATCTTATCTGTATCAGTATTTGCTGTCTTTGTCTGACGGCTTTGCACCAAAGCATCGTCAATATGTTTTCTCACCCGAACAAGTAAATCGTCAACTTGACGAAGTGTTGCTTTAAACTCTGTTGGACCTTTATTTTCGTCCAACTGTTTCATAGCAACATCTAGCTCTGCCAATACTTGTTGCCCAGTTTTGCCATCATCCAACACGCCAGTGTTAAATCGTCCTAAAGCAACACTATTTTTTCTTGTGAATTCCGTACTACTTAATCTATTTTGAATAGTGTTATAGGCAGCTTGCTTTGAACGGACTTGACCGTGCTTCTGTTCGGCTTCTTTTTCCAAATCCTCTTCGGATCTCAAAGCTTGCTCAATTTGAAGCTTTACCTTTAACCACTCTTCAACAATTTCACTTACTCGTTGTTTGTACGTAGCAGATTGAGTGTTCATTCCCTTTAAGGAATTAAGTTGACTTTCAAGACTATCATCAAGAGAAGTCGTCTTACTGTCGCCAATAAGAATACTGTCAAAACTATGGTTTCCTGTCTGCTCTAACTCTAACTCTTTTTTGCGAATTTCAGTCAGTGTTCTTCTCGCTGTGGATTCAAGGTCTTTATAGCCATCTGTATACACGGACATCGATGCCTTTGTACTAATAAAAGCATCATCTAAGTCTTTTACGCCTTTCTTATATGTATCTGAACTATGGTCTGAATCCAACTTTTTAGACGCATCAATAATACCGTCAATGGAATCTCTCAATTCTTGCGAAGCAGTATCGCTGTCCTTAATGGATTCCTTCCATTTCAGCGCCTGTTCCGTCATGCTCTTGACATGATTTTCAGCTTTCTTCTGAGCTTCATCAAAAGTACTCATCTGGCGAGTGGCGTCAGCCCATGTATCAGCGACAACCTTTAATTGATTAGCATAATCTTGCGTTCCGCTTTCAAGCGTGTTAAGAATATCAATCTGCTTTTGAACATCCGCAAGAGAAGATTTTACATCAGAAGCTCCAGAAAAATTCTTATATTTATTATTGGCGTCAGCAAGATTATTTGAGTACGTATTAGTTTGATCGCTTTGTGATTTTTTTAAAGCTTTTAACGTTCCATCATTCGCGGCATTCTTTAACCCTTGAAGCCGAGCCTCAAGCCTAGAAATACTATTAGTTGTTGCTCGTTCAATTTCGGAAATTTTGCTAAACTCTTCCGTCGGAAGAATGTTTACAAGTTCTGTACGCAGCCGCCCAGCTTCATTTCTAACCGCTTGAAGTTGACGTAAAACCTCTTCTAACTCTGGCTGATTTTTACCAGACGATTCAAGTTTGAGAGCATCCTTGTAAAGAGAACCTTTTTCTTGAACCCTTCGGTAAAAAGCATCTAGTTTTTGTTTCGCTTCATTAGTGTTTAAGTTTACTTTGACCTCGGTTTTCGCATTTTTCGCGCCAGACTGTGCTTTATTAACAGCCTTCTTTACAGCAGCATCAATATTAGATTCATCTATTTTCAAAGTGAGTTTTGGAGACTCTACCTTTTTAATGATTCGCTTCAATGCGGCATTAACATTGCCGATGGTTGCGCCTTCGTTTACACCAAAAGCAATCTCCACAGGAGCCTTTTTAAAACTGTTTTGAACTCCTTTAAATTGATTTTTTAACTCCTCGGTAGTAGTATCAAGAACGACCTTGACCTTTATGGCCGTTACAGAGGAAGTATCAGCACTACTTGCGGTGTTTGTATTATCCGCCATACCGTTGGTCACCTCTCTTTTCCATTTTCAACATTCCTTTCAAAACAAAAAAGAGAAGCGGCCAGCTCCTTAAAGCCAGCCCTCCTCTCATTGAATTTTATTCCAAATAAATTCTCATAAAAGATGGCTTTTACAATCCATGTAAAGCCGTCTTAACAATCATTGCCGCCTCGACTTGCGCAGGAGCAATAAACGGACGTGCAGGGCGATATTCTTTCTGCCCACCAGACCGAAGATAATAACTCAGATCCATCCAAAGACCATTCTCAATCCAGTTCGCAAACATAGTTCCACCAACAGCCGCATTCTCACGTTCATCAAATAAAACATTCGCTCCACCATTCTCATTCCAAACAAGTGGAGAATTACCATGATGATATTCCCTATATAACAAAGTATCTGATGCTCTTTGAGAATCAAAATTCTTTCTACCAAGAAAATAAGACGGTTGCGGTTTTGCGATGTCTTTTACAATCATCGTAACAGTGTTTCCATCACGAGTTACACTACTTACAATATTATTTGCATCTTCGATTCCGGCAGAACGGGCTGATTGTGACTGAATATTTTTCTTCGCACTTGCTTGAAGAACTGTTTCGATTTGCGGAGCTACGTCTTGCATAATCTGCTCCACACCATCTGCTACATCACTCAATAGGTCATCGAAGTTTGTATATGACTGTTTCATTCACTCCACCTCAAATCTCAAACCGATCCTTTGCAGACTGAATCTTTGTCGTATCCTTCTTAATGTAATACTTGTTTGTCACATCCGTGCCAGCATGGTTGAGTAGGGAAGAGACATCTTCCAGACTCATACCCGCATTCTTCAACAGGGTAGCACCACTATGCCGGAAGTCATGCGGGTGCAGCGTGGGCTCATCAATCATCTCACCAATCTTCTTGCACCAGTCACCGGCAGTGCTTGATGTAATCGGCATCCATGCGCCATTGATTTTCGTACCAACAAACACATAGCCGCCATCCTCGATACCATGTTCAGTGCGGTATTCTTTCAGCTCTTTCAAAAGCTCAGAAACTTCCTTGCTGAACATCAGGTCAACAATTTTGCCTTCCTTTTCCAGAACGTCATGCACCATGCGGTTCTCATAATCGATAGATTTCCAGAGTGTATTCCGCACAGCGTTAACACGAGCCATCGTTGATAGCGAAAACAGTGCGTACAGACGCAGCATCATCGCATTATCCTTCATGTGAACGGTGGTCGCAGATTCAACCAGGGCGTTCAGCTTCTCTCGCATCAACTTAACCTCATCAGGCGTAAGGTATGTCTGCTTCACAACAGCCACATCCTTGGTCGGTCGGTCAATGAACTCCATCGGATTTTCTTTGATGATTTTCTTCTTGCGAAGATACCGGTACAGCGCAGAAATCGTACTCATACGTCGCTTCATACGAGCAGAGTTATTTCCATGCTTCTTACAATAGAACAAAAATTCCTCAATATCCTCTTCCTCAAGTTCCGTCACAGGAGCATTACCCTGATTGTCCAGAACATAAATCATCCACTGCTTGAAATCCGATTCATAATTGTAAACAGTAGACGGGCTGAGATCACGGATGCCCATATCAGTCTCATATCTATCCCAGTATTTCAAAGACACTGGGTTTACGTTTTTGAACTTCTCAGCATCCCATAACTTCAGCGGTTTACTTCTTGTAGCCATATTAAAATTCCCTCCAACCCACCTCTAAAAGTGTTTATTCCTTTTTATCTTTTGCCAGCACAGCAGAGACCTCCTGCTTATTGTCCAGCAGGGCAGAAGTTACTTCAGAAAACTTCTCAACATCAAAGTCATTCAAGTTGCCCTTCACATCATTCAAATAGTTCTCCATAAAGTCAACGAAATCAGAAATAGGGTCAGGCTTCTCAATAATCTCGTTGAGCTTGCCACAGAGACCAAGAACCAACCATTCCTTATGAGAACGGTCAATCTGCTCGTGGACAGCCTTCTCCAGAGAATCGTACTGATCCCAGAATGCAGAAGTATCACAACCAGCCTTGTTAATCTTGAAGTTAAAAGACTCGTAAGCAATACGCGGCCACTCACTCTGCGGCTCACTACGATAATCATAATCCGCAAAATACTTTAAAACGGTCAGCCGAAACACCACATCAAGCAGTGCGGGCTGATAATCACCGTCAATAGTACATGCCTTAATTACTTCATCAAGAAACTCATTTCGCTCCTGAAAATTTAAAACTTTCATTTTATCTCCCTTTCGTCTGTGCTTGCTTTAATTTCTTTCGCTCTTTTCGAGCTTTTTTTAGGTCGTCGTAATCGACCCAACCTCCATCAATTTTGGAGTATGTAATCCAGCGGTAATCTACATCAGGGTACTTGAACCAGAACATCTTGCGCTTCATCAGCGCAACACTATCAGCGAATCCTTTCGTATCAATCACTTGTCTGCTGCCATCTCGATATGTAATTTCATAGTCCGCCACATAATCAATCTTCCGCACCGCTACGTCCTTTCCGTCCTTATCGACCCGGCGGAACGCTTCCTGCAGAAGGAAGGGGACTTGCTTACGACACTCTACGATTTCGCCGCTTGCCAGCCTTGGCAATACAATATCTCGATAAAACAACATTTCTGCCTTACTATCATAAACTACGCCATCGTATGTTCTATCTGCTGGATTCTTACTGACATTAAACTTTGTCCTGTTCTTTTTCTCCATAAAACCACCACGAAAAACAAAGGGGCGGTTATGCCCGCCCCTTACGATTTGATGTTCTCTTAACTACCGGCTTCACGGGCGTCTCATCCTTTACATCACTAGATGACTCATTCTCAGCCTTTGCAGGCTCATCCATGATCTCATGGAAAACATCACGAACAGCTGGGATAAAAGTCTCTACCTCGGCTTCCGTAACATTCTTGTACTTGCGCATCAAAAGAGTAGTCAGATCTGCTTTTGCCGTCTCTTTTGAAATAATTCCCTGACGATACTGGTTTACGGCAGTCCACACAAGAAAGTGCGGCTCAGTGTCGCAAATCATTCGCCAAGGATTAAGACGCGCATCCTGCTCGCAATGCGGGCAAACCGGATATTCTTTTCCGCAAGTACGGCACCAATTCAGATTTGCCATTAGGCTGCAGCAGTCTCAATACGGAACAGGCGCTTGTCTTCAGAGCAGTATTCCTGAGTAGCGCTAATCTTGACCGGATGAGCCAGCTCATTAGTGAAAGTCATATCGATAGCATTATCCATCTTGGCATTCGGGAAGATGATACGCATCAGCTTCTTGTTTGCCTTATCGCAGGGATTGTAGCAGAATGCCTCAATCACGAACTCACCCTCGGTAGAGAACTTATCGGCGCTATCATTGATAGCAATACCCTCCTCGCTCTCGTACTGATACTTCACAACAAAGCGGTCGCCAGCCTTCAGATTTGCACCAGTGGGCAGAGTGACCTCAGTACCAGTAACAGAGAACTGAGACTCTGCGGTTTCACCCAGCTCAAAGGTCTTCAGTGCATTACCCTGACCATCGACCAGATCGATGTACTTAAAGGGGGCATTTGCAACAGCAGCCTTGGGGGTATGGGTCAGAGTCAGCTTCTTGCCGTCAGCAGAAGTCAGGTACTCAACAGTGGTAAAGACCTGCTTTGCCTCAGAGGAAGCAACCTCCTTCTTGGAGCCCATCTGCTCTGCCAGAGCACCCAGATGCATCAGAGCATTAGACCAATCTGCCTCTGCAGTCTTGCTCTTATCGAATGCCATGATGTTAACGCCCTGTGCATCCTGAGCGTAAACGGTCTCGCCGCCCAGAGTCAGCTTGAAATCCTTAACCTGATTCATGGTCCACAGACGCTTGCCGTTCAGATCATACTCGTGAATGCGATGAACGCGGTCAATAACGACCTCATTAAAATTAAAATCGCTCATAATATTCTTCCTTTCAATTTATTTGGATAAAATAAAAGAGCAAGGTCAATCAACCTTGCTCGTCCAATCCAGTTGTGCTTTTGGAATCTTTCCAAATTCCACGGTGCCAGCGTAAACGCCATGCATCGTATTGTCGTAACTTTTTATTTGCTGAATCTTTCTTACATGATTCATAAATACACTCATAGGGTAATCCATAGCCTTGAAGTAATCCGCTTTAAAGCCAGACGAACACGCCATCGAGAGCACAAGCTCCGCAAGGTGTGGTTCATAACGCTTAATTTTTTGATACTCCAAGTTATCTCTGGCTTCCTCTATCATTGCAATTCTTGTCGGTTCGTCAGCAGCAAACTCGGAATGCTTTTCAATTCCATTCGCAGCACATAGGTACTGAGAAATCGTTTCATACACCACATGGTCAATACGAGTGTCCGTAAGCCTGTTGTGTAATACGATCTCACCACTTATGTTATCTTTCGCCATCATAAACCCAGAAGTGTCCATATCGCCAAGCAAAATAGACATATCTTGATCTTTATTGCCTATAAAAAGTTGCCGAAACATTTCAAAGTCCGAAATCTTCTGCCAATCAATTCCAACAGAGTCAAGCTGTGCTTTGTAGTCGCTCGATGTAGAACAGAATAAATAAACCAACTGAAAATACTTTTGCTCACCATAATCGATGATGTCACCGACCGAAGGCATGTGAATCGTAATTTTGTCGTTGATTTTAAAGTCTCTTCCGCGCATCAAGCTTGGCTCGTACATTTCCCGAAGCTCCATCAGCCACACCCCACAAGGTCATCCAGATCCTGCGTCTTGAACGTCATAATTCGCACACGATGGTGTAAATCCATATTGTCCTCGATATTGGATGTGATTTTAAGCTGTTTGATTCCAAAAATTGTACTGCCGTGTAGTTCTTTTTCCACAAGACCACTCAGATAGTCAACTCGTGTTGCACCACCATGGCCCTTCATTTTCATCAGCGCCTGGTTCACAATAACCCACACAGTAAGTGTGAAGTTTTCATACCAGTCGTTGACGTTGCTTCGGTCAGTCATATTTACCTTAAAACAAATATAGCTGTGCGCTGCCTCAATCGTGTCAGGAATATGGAAGTATGGGAAGATGTATGTATAAATCGCCTCGTCAGGCTCTTCAATGTCATCATTGCCCATCGCTTCAACAAGCCCATCAGTATTAACCAGCTTCAAGGCCAATTTGTTTTTATAATCAGTAATCAATTCACTCGTTGTCACAGCAAACTCACCACCTTACATTCAATGGATGCATTTGCTGTACCATCTGCATTCGTCAAAGAAATTCTTACAGTTGCGCCGTCCATGATACTATTATTTAAAATACGAATTTTAAAAACACCATCTATGGTACTCTGCGTTTCTACAAATTCCTTGAATTCCTCAAGGCAAACGAACTTCCACTTAGCAATTTCAGTAATTTCCTCGCCAGCAACACTTGTGAACATAGGAGAGAATTTTTTCCAAGAACCACCAATACGAACCTCTGGTTTTCCTACATACTTTATAGTAGCAGTCACACGAGAATCTATCTCTGATTCGTCGATTTTGTTTGGCTCAAAATAATCACAAATCATCTTCTCAGCATTATCCGTCTTACTGTTATACTGATCCTGCCGGATGTTCAACACAAGGAACCCCTGTGTCTTACCATGCAGTTCGTAACGCTCTGTACTCTGGTCAACAGAAGTCGTAACATACGTTTTCGGCTCGCCATTGATAATTTCCAACATAAAGCGCTTATCAAGGTCAATCAGTGCGGTCTCGTCATCAAAAGGCATCTGTACTTTATATTCACGTTGACTCAATGAAGTCATGATAATCTCCTTATTATTTGCGTAATAAGGCTTACTCAGTGTTGCCCAACGAGAGACTATCTCACCAGTAATCGGATTTTGCCATTGGATTTGACGGTTACACAGCTCCATTTTTCCACGAAGAAAAATTTCATCGTTTGGTTCAATCTCAGTTACCAGCTATTTACAATTGTAGCAGTCAACAATGTCGCCAAGATTCAAAGAATCACCAGGATAAGCCCAGATTTTCTTTTCCTTAGCAATACTATTACTGCGACTAACAACCAGCTTCTGAGGTAAACCATTCACAAGAGCATTATCCTCGTAATCAACGCTATCTTTAAAATGTGCAGCAAAATCTCGCTTTGCAAAAGCAATTTTGACATCCTTTTTGTTAGACATTTTTGCGGCACCACCAACAGCTCGTGCCCTTGTATAAAAGTCCATCGGTACACCTCCTTACTCAGAGTAGGAAGCGTATGTATCATAGTCGATGGTCTTACGCTTACGGGTCGAGCGGTCTTTTGCCATATAGTTGTCTAACATCGTCATATTCTCCTCGTGAATGTCTTTCACAAGAGCACGAATACTCGTGCGCTCATTAGCAGGGGAGAATACTTGTAAACTCGTAGGAAGGTCCTGTGCGCTAAATGCTTTCAACTTCCCAAACTCACGCTTAAAATGTTGCTCCAACATCAAATGCGCTAACATATCAATCTCATCGAATGTGAGATCTGAATTAAACTCTTCTAGTTCTGAATCGTAATCATCGAAACTAAAATCCTCTTCCGGTTCAATGTTTCTGGTAATCACAGAAAGTGACTCCATCAAATAACTTTTTGCACGGTCATGTACAAGATCTCGCACTTCATTCTCGCTCAGGTCAAAATACTGAAAGAAATTACTATCAGTTTCGACCAGCTCGTAGAACTTGTCGTATATTTCCGAAAATGCGGTCACATTATCCCTCCAATCTTACTCGGCGGGAACAACCTCCGCCTTTTCTGCCTCTGCCTTCTTACGGCCACGCTTGACAGTAGTCTTTTCTACAGAATTATCCAGTGCAACAGTCTGTGCGCCTGCCATCATAGCCTGCATCTGTGCCATCATAGCCTGCATCTGCTTCTGCATTTCAGCCATCTGATTCTTTGCAGTTTCAAGTTCGGCCTGAACATTATCAGCAGACTTGGTCGCAGGTACGACAGACAGCTCACTGTTACGCTTTCCAGCACGGAGCTCCTTATAACGCTCGTCAATCAGGCGCTTGACCTTGGTAGACAGATCTTCACCGGCATTGGTCATACGATAAAAGCGACCACGAATACGCTCAAACTGAGCACCATCCTTAATGTCAATCATACGCTGAAGATTCTCGACAGTTGGATTTAGAATCGCATTGTCGATATCTTCAATGAATAGAACATCGTCGCCCTTAATGCCAATAGCCTTAAAGATTTCATTCTGCTCTTCAGGGCGAAAACGCAGAACACCATTCTTGAACGCAGAACAAGTGCTATTCATATACATAATCTCCTCCGGCGGAATAGGAATCACACAAGGATCTTCCACACTACCGGGCTCGAAAGTATAACCCTTACCGTTCAGTGACGAAATGGTAACCACGTTATCGTCGCAGTTCAGAACGTCAATAAACTTCTTTTCCATCACGGAACTCATAATTTGTCTCCTTTTCTATAAAAGCGGAGACCGCAAAGTCCCCGCTCAAATTTGCCTTTGGTAAAAATTACTGCAGAACAATCTTAGCAACGCGCTCGATATGATCAATGCTATAGCCGAAGGTAAAGTCCTTGACCATCAGATGAATCTTTTCGTTGTTGTTGTCGTGATCCTCGTAAGTATGAGTCTCACCCTTCATGTCAAGGCGACCAATACGACCGGCAATACCATAAATTCTCTTCTGTTATTTTTAAGAAAAATGTTTATCTAAAATTGATTCAATGTTATCAAAATCCGTGTAGGGAATTCTGATAAGTTTAATACTATTGTTTTGACAATATTCAGTTTTAATACCGTCGTTTCGCTGTTGGGTTTCAAATTTATATTGAACACGATCAGCTGTTTCACCATCACCAAATTTTACTGGCTCAAAATGCTGCTCTCCATCGTATTCGATACAAATATTTTTGTCCTTAACGTAGAAATCAAATGGCAACGGACGAATATTTCTGCAATCATCAAATTTGAATTCACGAACATAATCAATTCCATTGTCGTCGAAATATTTTGCGATACGTAACGCTCCATGAGATAGATTACATTTAGGACATCCTCTTCCTGCAAGAATCGAATTTACAGGAGTATGCCATTCGTACCCGCACTTTTTACATTTAAAATTTGCATGAGATGACAAATTCTTGTAGCCACCTATGTACTCAACTCGATTGTTTTTCTTGGCAATCCTTTCAATAATTTCTGCTTCCGAAATATGCGCTCTCCCAGCACATTTTGGACAACCAGAGTTTTTATTATTGAGTATCGTATCAGGAATTGCAGTCCAATGATATCCACAAACATCACACGCAAAATCAATTTTTACGGCAGTACGAACATATTTTGAAAGGACATGAATGGTAGGAAACCGCTCGTGCATTTCTTTCAAAAACTCGTCTTCAGTACGTCTGTTTGCGGCACGTCGATAACATTCCATACACCCATGACCCTCAAGTAAAGTGTGTGGAACACCGTCCCACTCATATCCATCAATCTTACACTTACAACGAACACGAGAATCATTTTTCTCATATTCCGAAAGCAATTCAATGTTTGGATTTACATTAAAGAGTTCTTCTCTAAATTGAGTAGGGGACTTTCGATACGACTTTCCACGTTTTAAAGATACACAAACTGGGCATCCATGAGCTGAAGTTTCCAAAAGCATTCTTGCTTGAACTTCTCTGACGTCGCCACAAATCGTACATTTCCGAAGAACTTTTTTCCTTCCACCTTTGTAGTCAGAAAGAACTTCAAAAAAAGGATTGATTTTACGAACTTTTTCCTTAAACTCTTCAGTTGTCATCATATGAATCATTTTACACACCTCCTTTCTTGCAAAATAAAAGCCAGATACTCTACACAGTATCTGGTGAAATCAAAACATTAGATAAACACTATAATCGGACGCTACTCCGTTCTCGTTGCATATAGCAACCTCGTACTCTCATACGAGCAAAGACTATATCTTCACCCAGTAAAACTGGGGCACACTACTTCGGATGCCAAACACTTGCATCCTAACCGCTCCCACGCGGATAGTCGTTGAACCTTCTCCTTTTCGGAGCTTGGCTGCTGATTGCCCATTATTTTTAATGTTTAGGTTTTAACCATGCATCATCTACAATTTTCTTTCTACTTTCGCAACCGTCCATCTAGGCATATTTCATCCTTCTGCTTTGGTAATTGTAGTTTTAGGGTTTTCCAGCAATTCAATGTGTATTTGTTATCGTGACTTACATCACGACTGGACTATATTACGTAAATTTACATAAATTTAATCCGGGATCAGCAGGGAACCATCACCCAGCTTCTTAGCAGAGCTAATACCAGTGATAGCAACACCATCATAAGTCTTAACCAGACCATAACGGTTGAACTCGTCCTTAGCTGCGTCAGACAGATACTCAGCGTAACCGGTCATACGACGCATCTTGGCACAATACTTCATCAGGCTGACAGTGAAGGGATTACCTCCATCGGCGTACTCATTCAGATACAGAGCCAGAGCGTCCATGTCCTGCATAGTGGGCTCCTTGCCCTGTGCATCGATCTTCTGCTCACCACCAGTGATAGCGTCATCAACCATGCTGAAAATGTCATAGAACATCTGGTTCTTCAGAGCCTCAGTCATAAAGGTGGTCAGAGTTGCCACACTCTTCCAAGCATTACGTCTTACTTCCACAAAGCTAAGATCAGCCTCAATCTGCTTATTACGCCAGACGGGTTTAATGGTCTCGTAGTGCAGGTAAGACTTCGGCACATTGCCACCCTTAGCTGCATCATAAGCCTTCAGAGTATTCTTAACAGTACGACCTGCCTCGTAGTCATCAAACTCACCAACATTACCACGCTCAAACATGGAGTCCAGAAGTTCGTCAGGTGCACCATACAGCTCATCAGTCACAGTGCGGTTAACAAACTGAGCAATCTCCTTATTGGGATCGCCCTTGTCAATCAGCTCCTCAACATGAGCGCCAACAACCTCTGCAATTTCCTTGTCCTCGGCATCCATAGCGCGATTGTACTGAGTCTTCTCAGCAACTTCATAAACACGACCAGGCTGCTTCATCAGCTCGGCCACTTCAATATTCAGTGCCATAATTCATTTCCTTTCTCTTCGCGCAAAATAAAAGAGCTACCGTCCAAAGACGATAGCCTTAAATTTCACGTATCATATTCAAGATTTTTCTCTCAATCAAGCAACAGTCTTTGCCTCGGGCAGCACACTGATCATAATCAGCTTGTGGCCGTTGTCGTCCATCACACCAGCAAACTCAAAACGAGAAGTACCAGTAGTAGCAACCTGCCACTTACCGTCAATATAGACCTCCAGCAGCTTGCCGATATTGGTATCCTGTGCATCGCCATCCTTGTACTGGTCGGTGCCGTACAGCTCGCCAGCATACAGAGGAACACGCTTCACCAGCACACCTGCCTTAATCTCGGTTGCCATCTTATCATAGTCATCAAAATTAGTCTGGCTTGCATAGATGCCCTCCGGGATAAACTCATGGGCAACCATCTCGATGCCCTCAGCGGTAGCTGCGTCAGGGAACTTAACCTGACCAGCCTTGTGGTCAACCTGGACACCCATGCCGGTGACCATATCGACCTTTGCGGCATAGTTAGCGGGAATATTCTTCGCGCCGTTTACCATCAGTTCACGAATCATAATATTTTTCCTTTCTCTTAAATGTTATTACTTACCCAAATATTCCCGCCATGCATCACGCTTGTTAGCGTTAGTGGTGTTATACTTGGTTTCATTCAAATTCAGCTTAATGCTCTCAGACTTATGTACCTCAGAGGTCTCAATCTTCTTTTCAGCAGGCGCCTTCTTGGCAGCTTCAACGCAACGCTCGGCAATCACATTCTTGATGCCGGTCTCGTCCAGATTCTCAATCAGACTTGCGTAATTGCCACCATCGGAAACTTCAGCTTCAGTAATCATCTTGCTGGAGAGTGCGTACTGACGCAGATCCTCCTTCTTCTGTGCAAGCTCTGCAGCCGCTTTTTCTGCCTCTGCCTTCTCTGCCTGATCCTTATATGGAGCCAGAGAAGCAACCTCTTCCTTTGCACTCTGCAGCTCAGTATTCAGACTTGCAATAGTGTTATTCAGCTCCGCAATCTTGGTGTTAACATCAGAAATAGAAACAGTCAGAGTGATACGCTGCGGCTCGCCAAGAGAAACCTCGTTGCCCTCAACGGTGTAAGAGAACATGATGTAATCCAAATCGTTCATACAACGACCAAATTTCTTACACCAGATAGTGTGATCTTCGGGGAACACTTCGGCTAGATACATATCTGAATTAAACTTCACAACAGCCTCATTCAGCTTCTCGTACAGGTCATGACCGGTCAAACTGGAAGTCTCAGTGGTAGACTCCGACTCTGGCTCACCAGCAGGCTCAGTACCGGTTTCAGGCTCAGTCGGGGGATGGGTTTCACCACCTTCCTCGGAAGTCTGAACATCAGGCTCTGCCGGAGTGGTGGGCTCAGTGGTAGACTCAGTAGCCGTCTGCTCTGCCTGCTCAGTCTCGGTTTGATTCTCAACCTGTGCGGTCTGAGTCTCCTTATCCTTATTCAGTTCCAAATTTTTTGCCTCCTTTTCATTAGATTCTATATTTGAAATCTCTTTTGTATCCTCGATATAGGCATTTGCCAATTCAAGACCAAAATCGGTTTCAGCGACTTCAAGCAGTTTAGAGCACTTATATGCTGGTTCAACATTTGCACCAAGCAAGCAATGTGCAGTAAACACACCATCGTCAATGATTTTTGCCATGCGGCCACCCACAATTCCCTTATGAGCTTTCAGCACATCAATTTCCCAACTGGTATTTAATGTGCCGCTCTCAATACGGCGCAGAATCGTCGCACAAGCCTTTGGATATCGCTTCCAGATCTTACAAGAGGCAACAATAAAGTCGGTATCGTCAATTCTCTCGATACCGACCGACTGAAAACTACCGAACGCATCAGTGTCAAATTCGGCAGTCTTGTATTCATTGCCATCATCGTCTTTTCTGGTGACGACTTTCATATTGTGACCGGAAAAATCCAGTTCACCCTTTGGAGCTACGACCAACTTGCCAACAAGCGGGTTGCCAACCAGTGTACTCATCCAACTTTCAATGGTGTCACGATTCAAAGCAACCTGATTCCCGTTTACTGAGAAGTCACAGATGACAAACTTGGCAAGATAGTGGTCTGGATGCTCCGTAATCTCAGAGCAACAGATATTTCTACTATAGAAATACTCCTTACTCATCGTTTATCACCTCACTTACTATCTTCATTTCTCTGCTGGTCATAAATTTGTTTTTCAGTTTCCTCTCCCTTTGGACGACCTGTCTTTTTATCACTGTCACCACCACCGCCGGTGTTACCGGTCGATGTATAAGAGGTCTGACGAGCTACAAAAACATCGTCATAACCTTCCTCGGTTTCAGCCTGACGCTTGCGTAATTCGTCCTCAGCATGAAGCCCCATATACTCGTAAGCAGTCTTGTAAGAACAGTTCAAAGTGGTAAACAGGAACTGAGCAATCGCCTTCTTCATCTCCATACCCATCATTTCAGTAGTAGAGACCTTCACATCAGGGCAGTACATCGGGTCTACACCTGCATCTTCAAGGCGAATTCGATACCATCGCTTTAATACATCCTCAATCTGTTCCGCAATCTTACCGATATTTTTCATCAACTGGTCAAGAGACACCTTTGCAGTTGAAACAGTCTGCTGACCGTCGGTATTTAAGAAACTGATACCCAAAGCAGCCATCTCTCGGTTGCGATACTGTTTAACAGTCTCGATATTTGTCATCTCAACTTTTGGCTCAACATACTTGATATCCTTTACATAAGGAGCGGTTGTCACAAGCACAGTATTTTGTTTCCATGCACGCAGCAGGTTATCGTGCGCCGTCACTTGTTCAGAGAAGCCCTTTTTATCTTTGTTTGGTCCCATCAACTCAGGGTCAAGCTGTTGCCAGATGATTTTCTTTGCCTTTGCCTTAGCATTTACACGGTCTGAAGTATCAAAAGTTTCAAGCATCAATGCCGGACGTAATGCGCGGAACAGGGGAGAGACGCCATATTTCTGCCCCATGTTGCCAATACGAATCACACCACAATGGTCAACATCCAATTTTGCGTATGTATCACCATTCTTAAATGCCTGATATACCTCATCTGGATAGTTGTTCTGAATCTCGGTCTCCTGATTTTCAAAGAATAGTGCTTTATTCTTCTTATCCTTCAGCATAGATTTGCTCAAAGCGGATTTCAGCTTAGACATGTTTATAAGCACAACAGGCTGACCATTCGATAGGTAATCACTTATCTCAGCAATACCAAGAGGGTAATAATCTACAATGTAGTTCTCATCCTTTTGACGAAGGTATGTAATATAAGTGCCCTCGGCGTAAGTCATCGGAATGGCAGCACGCAACAGACTTCGCACGTTGATTTGTGCGTTGAAATCATCAATCACTTCACGGGCGTAATTTACCTGTTTTGTCTTATTACGCTGTTCAGGGAACTGTGCGAAACTGCATTTAAACTCCGTATTAACATTCGCCTCAATCGCATCATAAGTAATGCCAATCAGGTCATCCTTGTTGATGTAATTACGGATGATTCCATTGACCGTCTGCACATTCGTCAGACTTGACTGTAGCCCTTGTGCAAGCTCATCAATTCGGTCAACGGTCAGTGTCTCAGAGGAGGCTGAAATTTTCAGATATGTACTATACTGCTTATTTTCAGGGTCATAAGACGCAACTGCATTTCGGATGACGTTATTCATCCTCTCTTCTGAAAGTTCATTCAAAGAGGTAATAACTACAGTACCGTCATCTGTCTGTGAAGCAGTCACGACATCAAAATCTTCCTTTTTCTTTCTTGCCACATTTTCACCTCCTCTGCTTAGAAGTCAATGTTAGAAATACAAATCGGCGGAGCAGTCATTGTCTCCACCGCAGACTGGCGCACTTTATCCTTACGACGTAATTCGTATAGACGATGAGCAAGTAAAATTGCAACATAGAACCTATCATCGTGAATTTTGTTGGCAACATCGGGTGCCAAAGCATATGTTACGGTCGTATTTTCAGAGTTTGTCGTTTTCTGAATACTTGTGATCTCGTTCTTCATCAAGTCGATGTTAACCCACGCAGTCTGTTCCTCTAAGGAAAGTTCATGCGTCTTCAAAATTTCTTGACCAGTTGATTTATCCACACCGTCTACTACCTGAACATAATCTCCGCCGTTGTATTCAAGAGGGAAATGAATGACACCAAGATTCATCAGCTCAATAAATTCCTCAACCATTGCAGTGCGGAATTTACGAGGACTAATTAGACGTAGCTTATCAACAGCATCTGGGTAACGGGTATCATATCCTTCATATAATTCATGATTTGCGTCGATAAAACCACGATGTTCTGCGCCTGTTTTATCAGTCCAATTGTTAAGTAAACCGTCCGCATATGTGGAAGTACCACCGCCGCCAGCGCCTTGGTCAATCATCAATCTATCAATGTACTCGTAATCAGGATTTTGACCATTGTAATGTAGAATCAACTCATGTAACTGCTCAAGCTGACGATTAGAATCGAGCTTGAATTTTTTCTCGTTCGCAAGATCAACCATGTTCACGCAATTTATAATGTCGCCACACATGCCGTTTTCTGGATCGTTATAAATGCGCATAACGCCAACAATAGAGTTATCCATTGTGCGGGCAGGATCAAACGCAAGAATATACTGATAGTTCCTATCCCAATAAAGCTGTGGGATATACTTTCGCTCATTGCGACGAACCGTACCCCATTTGATAATCTGGTTTACGCCACCATCACGGCTTGGTCGATTATAATACTCACGCAATGCCTTCATTTTATTTGACTTTAGAGCTGCATCTACCTTGTCTTGTGTCAATAGTGCTTTGTATGGCTTACCCTTCATATAAACTTTGATTGCAACGTCACAAATCATATCACAAACAAAATAATCTCGATCTCCTGCAATCATGCGCTTTGCAAATTGCTTGTAGTATTTATAAAAAAGCTTGTCCATCGTGTCCTGACTTGAAGCATAAACTAGCTGAGTAGGAACCTGACGAGGCTGCATTTCAGGATTATAGTCACTGTCAGTGTCAGTGACGAAATCCGTATTCTGTGTTGCAAAAGCTTCACAGACAACAATCAGTTCGTCGGAGCAGAATGCCGCCTCATCAAAGAAAATAAGACTAGCTCGCTTGCCACGCACACCATCTGGGTTGGAGTTCAAAGTGTTAATAGAACTACCGTTATAAAACTCAACAACATACCCGGCGGGATTATGACTAAAACCACTTTTGTTGGTTGCAGACTTTTTCGTTTCTTTCTCTGCAATATCTTGCAGACTACGGATAGACGCAGCCGTCTTACCAACACGAGTAACAATTTCCTCGATCTTATTAAATGTCTCTTTTGCCTGATCACCTACATTACTTACAATGTAAATAGACTGGTTCTCATATAATATTGCCTTTAGGATAATGAAAACAGAACCTACAAAAGACTTGCCAAAGTTTCGACTACACGCCTAAAGAACATGACTTGCATTCCAGCTTTGTTCCAGCATATATGCCTGAGCGTCAAATAGTTGGATGCCCAATAAATCTCTGGCCGCAATAACAGGATTGCGCCGATAGAATGCAATCGTTGCCGCATCACACTCATAAATCTTACGTTTTGCGGCTGTAATAATAGGCGCTCTTTGTTTCAACCTCATACGGCATCACCATCCGTATCTTTTACGCTTGCGTCAACACCGGCATCTTCCAACAGCTCCTTGAGCCGCTGATTCTCAATCAAAGACAGCCTGTATTTTTCCTTCGCATCATCACTTTCTTTCTGAAACTTATCAATCAGTTCTCTTTGTATATCGAAAATTTCCTGCTGGTCATTTTCGTCAAAGAAAGCGTTTTCCTTGATTGCCTTAGAGCTCATATCTGCCGCCCATTGAGTACCAGGAGACCGTAACTGATCGTAGAAGTTTGCTTCTGCGCCAGCAATATCCTTTTCACGCATATCCTTCATTAAGAATGTAAGCGTATTACGTCCTGCATCCTTGTTGGAACGGTTCTTGACAGAAATCTCATTTTCCTTGGCAATCTTGTCGTTATTAGAAACTAGCTTAACCTTAATGTCATTCAGACTTTTGATTGCCTCAGCCGAGTTCATCGGGTTTAAGCGGGCAATCTGCAAGTCGATTTGTCGAATCTGATTATTATTGTTCACGACCTGAACAATCTGAGATAGCTTGAATGGGTCGTCCTCAATACCATCCTCAAAATACTTGATGAGTTCACTAAACAAATAGCGACGGTCACTTTCGTTATAGCCATCAAACGGGTCATATCCAATAACAGAAATACAATCATCCTTTGCTTGAATCTCTGCTTTCGACCACTTTTGTTCCTTCTCTTCCTGTAGATCAAGAGCATTCTTGTTCAGTTCTCCATTTACAAGAGTATTAGAGAAGGTTTGAAATTGATAGTTACGAGCGTTTCCGATAATCCGAAGTAGCAAGCCCATCGTTACACGGCCATTATTTTGACTAATTGAATCAAAAAGTGAATTGTAAAATGGTACGTCTAAAACATGAGACATGATCATACAGGCAGTACGATCACTTCCAAATTTACGAGAATATTCATCAAACATCTCGTTCACACAATCCTTACAAATAGGCGCGTAACAATCATTTGCTTTCCATAAACTTGAATATGTAATTTTATAAAAGTGACCAACTGCCACGTCATATTCTTTTCCACAACGTAAACATTTAAAAGTCTTCTTGTTTTCTGTCCCCTCAAGAATAATATCTTGGTCTATGACTTTTTTCTTACGCGGCATTTAGTCACCTCTTTCCGTTCAAAAATAAAAGCCGTAGAACGTGCGCACATCCTACGGCAACAAATACACCCTCTAATGTGCTTGTAAAACAGAGGCCGAGAGTGTTTCCTTCTATAAAAGACCTATCATGATACGCATCGTCGAGAGGCTTAATAGGTTCTGTTCAAAATTCGACCTCAGCATTTTACACCGTGGTGAGCCGAGGTCTTTATCATCTATGTGGACTTATGTCCTGCCGACGAATCGGCTAAATTTTGTATTTACGGCCAGCTTTACGCCGACCGTGCCACCTGAAATACACAGGCAGGACTGTTCATAAAAGAACCTACCGCCAGAGGGAGTAGAAAACTGGCGATAGGCTTGCGAAAGGGGAGATGTTGGGTGCGGGAGTTGGATTTGAACCAACGACTTTCGACTTATGAGGACGATTAGCTACCAGACTGCTGTATCCCGCGTTATATAATGCCTAAATGTCATCTATTTCTTAATCGTGTGCGCATCACAGGTTAATCATAGATCGACTTCGGACTTGCCTCCAACCGCGAATTGGAAGCCATTTTTGGCACGCCCAGAGAGACTTCAACTCCCAAGAGGCAGATTTAGAGTCTGCTGTTTTAAGCAATTAAACTATAGGCGCATAAAACCTACCTTTTAGCCGGTGGTAGGGAACCGGTATAATATAGGCCCTCCGGGAAAAGGACTATTTAAGCAAATTTCCAAATATAGCCATATGCTGTCTTTCTTTTTCCATTTGTAACGTTTGAAATTGCAGAAGAGACTTCATACGGTTTCTTGTTTTTCAAAAATGTTTCGCAACACCATAATGCAGCTTGGTGACGAGATTGAAACTTGTTTACAAAATTTCCATCCAAATTATATTGTAAGATTTCTTTGTCAAGAGATTCTTTAATCATACGAGACTTTGATGGAAGTCCATACGATACACACCATCTCTCAATTGCTTTATCTGTGACACCATACATCTTTCCAATCGTAGTAAATGGCGTTGACGTTATCAATTTTTCCAAAGCATCTTTTGTTGGACGTTGAGTTTTTCTTGCACCAAGATAACGGCAATTAAAAGAACAATAACGTTTGTTTGTTGTAACTTTTCCACATATTGGACATGCATGTTTTGGATAAGTTCTCTTTTTGCTTCTGCGAATTTTATTCTGTCGAATACTATGATCAAATGTTTCTTTCTTTATCTTTCTATTATCACATTCAAAAGAACATCTTTTCGTGCAAGAGTCCCAAAGACCATCAAGTTTAATGCTATCAACTAGACTATTTTCAATTCTTTTCTTTTTACTCAAATTTGACTTAACTTTTCTAATTGGATAAGATTCATTACTAATAGCATGGGTATTTCCAACATTTATATCATAAATAGTCCCATATGTAACTCCATATTTCAGACCTATTGTTTTATAATTGTCAGATGTTTCTCTTAAATCGTAAACAATACTTCTGACGGTATCGTCATTCAAAACAGCTCTTGGGTTATCGCATACTCCAAACTGTCCACCAGACAAGACGTTATATCCTTTATATGGGACCGTACTATCGTAATAAGATATCCAATAAATTTCTTTTTCATCAAGATCACTCTTTGAGCATTCTTCAATTATTGAAAAATTAAAATCATCAAGGTGTTTATACATGGACTTGTACAAACGGCTGTATAACAACTCTTTTCCACCACGCTTTGCAATTTTAGCGTGCTCCCTCCAACGACGTTCAATATTGTTGGATTGCCCAATATAAACTTGATGAGTTTTCTTGTTTTCAATTTTGTAAATTCCACAAATTTTCTCACTCATTTTTATTACCTCTCGAATAATAAAATAAAAAGGAGCGTATCGAGAGTACGCTCCACGGACAATCCCACATACAGTTTGCAACCTATACGTGAGCTATATGGCGCTTGTGGTGGGCTTCGCTCCCACGAGCCCTTGCAGGGCTGGCTGTGTTCAAAGCAGCTGGAATCAACTAGACTATCCGACACAAGCATATATAACCCTACTTTTCTGCACAGCTACCTTTATATAAAGGTGTAGGGAATAGCCGTACAATCTTTGGTGAGCCAGGTTGGAGTCGAACCAACGATGTTTCTAATGTCACGGAGTTACAGTCCGCTATCTTCGCCACTGGATATACTGACTCATAATAAAACAAGCATCCATCAAGCTATCCGAGCTAAGTTGAATTGTTCTCGTGTTGATAAAACGCTTGTTTTAGACTTTTAAAGCTTCGCATTAACGTAGCGAAACACGAATAGCTTATCATTTCGTTCTACAGAACTACTTTGCATCCAACCATCCGTAGATTGAGTTGGTCTAGGCGGTAGCAACTATTGACCGCACAGCTTGGAGCCACCTGTAGGAATCAAACCTACGACATATGTGGTACGAACACATTATTCTATCTACTGAATTAAAGTGGCATGGAGCCAATGACAGGACTTAAACCTGCGATATCGGGAGTACAAAACCCGCGTTCTATCAACTGAACTACACTGGCACATAAAACCCGTAGACATTAGCCTACGGGCATAGAAAAGGAGACAATCAATGATGTCCCAAGCAGACCTTGCGGTCATACTTCTTTTTTGGGTCCCCATTTAGTGGTAGGGGCTCACCACTTTTTAATTTAGACGTACAATGTGCGTCTTATCTTCATTCAGCCTTCCGAATTTATCCTGATAAACCAGAATAAATCCTTCTCGCTGAGATGGGGTTAATTTTCCATCTGCGTAATCCATTTTTGACGTTTCACAACAACAGCCCTGCTCATAAATTACAGAATTACCGATATCATAGTGACCTGTTTTATGAGTGTGTGCCATCACGATAGTATCAAAGAAATAATCATTATCCTTGAAATACCGATATGCCTTTTCTGCCGTTTTCAACATACCACTAGAGTAAGCAAGTGGATGCGCAAAAATTGTTTCACCAACAAAACTAAACCAAGTATCGTTATAAACAATCTCGATACCACTATCCTTAAAAACATCAATCAGAGGGTCGTAATGAACCTTTGTATGAAGCTCCTTGTTATAATGGTTAAAGCCATCAACAAAAATAAGCTCCAAAGATGTCTTTGGCATCAGTTCAAGCAAGTCGGTGTCCAGATTCTTAGCAAGATAATTCTGGAAACGTAAGTCATGATTACCATAATTTACAACAACCTTCTTAGGCTGAAGCATCTCAATCAGGTCAATCATATACTGACGTGCAATCAGAATTTCCTCCATTGGACTCTTACGATACACCTTATTGAAACGAGAAATGGCCTGCGCATCTACCAGATCCCCGTTTATCTGAAGGATATCAATCTTTCCAGCATACTCACTAAAAGTCTCAATGGGCTTCTGGAATGGAATATGTAGGTCGGAAATAGACAGAATGCAGGTTCCCACATCTCTATTAGATAAGGACTCCTGATACTGCATACCCGCACGGAATGCCTTAAAACGCTTGCGATATGCGCACTCACCAAAATTCTTACCCAACTCATCATTGAGCACCTTGGATGCGCCATCCCAAGTCAACTCTCTAGCCAGAACAGCATTCCCGATTCTTACAAAGAAGTCATCGCTCGTTTCTTCTGGCCGTTTATTATAGCAACCCATTGGCATCAAGCTGGGTCGCCCAGCAGCTCATCAGAAGTGGAAATATTGATGGTGACACCCTCAATACCATCCCACTTTGCCAGAGCTTCATTCAAATTGAAGACATTCTCGCCATCCTTGGTAATCTCGGTGATAGTGCCCTCGGCAGTATCAATAATAGCGTTCTTAAAAACAACACTCTTCTTAGCAACCATAAATCTATTCTCCCTTATATTTTATTTCAATTTTGAAAATGATTTAGCAAGACTCTGCAAGCTCTGGAAATACCAAAGCTGCTGCCCATTTGCTAATCCAACTGTTATGCAGTGACTCAAAATGTTCAATTGCTTCATCAATCGTTTTTATACGACGTAAATCAATTTCGATATACCGTCCATGTTCGTCAGCATACTTTTCCTTAATATTATCTCGCTCAAACTGCTTTACAAAATCTTCTTCAGTCCGGTGAAAATATTTAATACGGCTATAATGCTGTGACCCCATAACTTCACAAAACAGTCTTTCGGATGGAATATAAATGTCAAAAGGCATATATCTTCCAGTCTTTGGATTTTTAACAGCCTTATATTCAACAATCGTGTCAGGATATGTTTTTTTGCAATACTCTTTTAGCTGTTGTGCGATTTTGCTTTCACATCTATGATACGCACACTCTGGGCAACCTGTTCCATGATGAAATGTGCTCCATTTTGTGATTTTCTCGCCATGCCTTGGACAGATATATTTCAATTCTCCAAATGCTCCTGTATATTCCTCTTTCTTTGTTAAGAGTGTATATCCACGAGACTCAAATTCGCTTTTTATCACATTAAAGTCTTTTAGTTGATTTTTCGAAGACAAAGCATGTGCACACAAACTACACCCAGATCCATCTCTAAAACTTCCCCAAATAATGGTTCTTTCACCATGAATCGGGCAAAGATAATGTAATCGAGTTCTTGTAAAAGAAATAATATCCTCTTCCTTTGTTATAAGCTGATATCCACGTTTACGAAATAGTTCTGCGACATCCGCATAATTGAGTCCACTGTAAGTAAGCATTCCTTTTCTCGCTGAACAGCTTTTACACCCACAGCCTTCAAGAACTGCGCAAGCAAACATATCAAACATCTTGCCGCAAGTGTTGCATTTCACAGTTACCTTTTTATTTGAGCCAACATACTTTCCAACAACAGTTACCTTTTGATTCTTTATTTTGGCTTCTTCTTGAAATTTTTCGTTTGTTTTTCTTACAGCTCCTCGCATTAACTCACGTCCATTTCGTCAGCCCACTGGCTAATCCATCCACGGTGGTTTGTAGTCAATTGACATACGGCAACGCGATCATGCTTTGCAAAATGCTGGAGACAACGCATAAAGCCAGAGTCAGAAGGTTTATCAAGGTCACACTGTAAATCATGACCAATAATAATCAGCTTTACCTTTTCGCCATCACTACCATCGCAACGAGAAATAGTCTTCTGTAACTCTTTAGGAGTATAGTTCTGGCTCTCATCCAACAAAATTATTCCACTCAGGTTCGTCCCACGAAGGAAAGTATGAGTTAAACAAGAAATATAACCAGTACCATTCTTCTGGTTTACCATAGACTCGTCATTGATAACCTTGTTAGGGTCAACGTTGCATTTAATCAGAGCCTGATAAAAGGGTTCAAAGAAAACTTCCGATTTTTCCGTGATAGATCCAGGGAGATAACCCTGACGCTTCTCACCATAACTAGATACAACGTAAGTCAATTTATCGAAATAGCCAGCCTGAACAAGCAGATTTGCAGTCGCAGTCGCAATAAGCGTCTTGCCAGAACCAGCTGCAGCGTTGCAGATCACAACATCAATATTTGGATTCCAAATAGCGTCACGGAATACACGCTGTTCAGGGTCTAAAGAAATGCCATAAAAACCATACTGATCAGGATCAGTAATCTTCTCCATAGGGATATCAGTAGGAACCTTTCTCTTAGCCATATATTATAACTCTCCCTTAATTGAATTCATCCACATCATCGCAAATCTTATCTACAATGCCAAAGTTGACCTGCTCATTAGCGTCCAGATACCAATCCTTCGCTTTATTCTTGGTCATAGTCTTCTTATCAATGGTAGAGTGAGCCATAATATACTCACGCATCTTTACAACCTGCTTCTCATAGTAGTCCATAGCCATCTTAGACTGCTCAAAAGTACCCTGAGTACCGCCAGAGCCACTGTGAATCAGTGCAGTAGAATGAGGCAGGGCAAAGCGCTTCTGACCAGACAACAGCATCACAAGAGCAGCGCTCATTGCAATACCTGCGTTAATCGTCCAAACAGGAGTCTTGCTCAGTGCAACAACATCAATAAAGCTGAACATGGCGTCCAGCTCGCCACCATAGCTGTAAATAAACAGCTTAATAGGCTTGCGCTGCTCAACAGGGACATCCTTGTCGATACGGTTGTACTGCAGAATCTTGCGCTCAATCTCAATCAGAGACTGGTCAATCTCAAAGTCAATAAAGAAGATGCGATCCTTCTCGTCAACATAGAAGTTCATCATCTCAGGAGAGGGGAGACCGCCACCATTCATCAGGTTAGTGATCTCCTCGGGCAGCTGAATTTCAAAATCCAAAGTCTGTACCTCGTTCTTTCATAAATTAGTCTCGAATGCCACGCTTGGCACGCTCAACAATTTCACGAGCTTCAATATTAAACGGAATCAACTCCAGATAGCGGACAGACTCCTCAATAAAACGCTTGTGACGAGTCTTTGCAATAAAGACATGCGGATAAACCTTACGGATTTCCTTGGCTTCTGCTTTGGTGATTTCGATCATTTAGGTCATTACATCCCTTCAAAATAAAATAGGTAGGAAGAAAACAAGCGTCCTCGCTCTCTCCCTACCATAACTATCCCGTAATGATTTTATATAAATATGTAAAAATACAACGTATCTGTGTTAAAATAATACAAAAATGCACGATTTATAAATCAAACATTTTTCTATTTTGAGATGTTTTCTCAATATTGATGCTTTTGGCGCACTTACGACAATATTTTTGTCTGCGCCCAGTCCGAGCAACGGTGCGACCGCAACATTCACACCTGATGTATGGCTTTCCACAAAACTGATTCCACTGAATCCCAGCAGTCTCGAAATTTGATACTGTAACTGCGATAGGCGGTTCTTCGTCTGCGATTAACACATGAATGTTCAAGTTGTCAATCTTCTTTAAGCTGGCAAAACCAATAAAACCAAGATTGCGCAGTTCTCGAATCATTTCATTCTGCTTATCTACATTTACAGAAACACCAGCCATACGGAAAATATCTCGTGTATCTTCCGTAATCCAATAATTACACTTGTTGTTTACAGCCATATGAAACTTAGCCAAACAAAGCATTGTGAACATGAGCCGTTGCATCGGTTTCCCATCCAAGGCAAGAATTTTCTGGGTTTCAGACTTTGTAACACTTACTCCATCAAGTTCAACCAATTGTTTTCCTTTGGCGGACGCAATCGCTTGCACGATAAAGTTCTCATCTAAAACTCTATTATATCCAAACATATGAGCCACAAGAAAATCATCAAGCTTCTTCTTGACTTCTTCCTTAGAGTACCCCTGAGAGAAATAAAGCTTTGCAATATAATGTAAAGCGTGCCCTGCGGTTCTGCAAGTCACATCTTTTTGAAGCAGTTCTTCTGCATACTCACGTTCATTCAATACTACCATTCGCATCCTCCTCTTCAATTTTGTTCATATCGACTAACACGTCTTTATAACGCTCACTACAATATTCAACATCACCATTATCGTCCTTAACAAGAACATGGGCCTTGTTGCCAGCCTTATCAAAGAGACGCTTAATAATAATATCAGGAAATAGAGCCCATACAATCGAGACACTTGAGGCGTTTTTCTTACAGAGGTCCAACAAAATATCACAAAGGATATTATCATCAGAACATTTTTGATGCATGGTACGCAACATGTTTTCGTTGTAAAAATTCAACTTCTCAATTCGATCTGCGCCGGTTTCCTTGTTCTTGGTATTTGAATTGTCGATAACAGAGTTTGTTCGTGCGTATCGAAGATATTCTTTAAAGATAGGGCGAATACCGTAATACTGAGAATTTTTATATTCATCACCAGACTTGAGAGAATCGTAATCAAATTTACGCTTCTTTTTCAAATCATCTTCAAACTCTTCAAGTTCATCTTCAATAATCCAGCACAGACGATTCATAGTGCAAGAATTAACACCGACGGGCATACGGTAAAGGTAATATTGGATAACAACTTCATCAACATCATTCTTGACTTCCTTTTTCATCATCTCGTCAAGGCCATCAAAACCTTCCCATTTAATTCTCTTACGAGCTGCAGCCACATACTTTTTATAGTCCTTCATCTGAGAGGGGTAAATGTAGCTCATAAAATAAGGTTTGCGCCAAGCACAAATACGTGCCCAGAACTTCTTGTCCTCAACAACATCTGGGTTATCATCCTCTTTAACAACACAAGCCTTATTGTCGTACCAGTATTGAGGCATCGGAGTAGTGGAAATACCCTTTATGCGATCAATCGACGCCTGCTGATATAGCTGGCCGCATTTAATGCGATATGTTAATTCTTCGTACTCGCGGCTTCTTGGCTCAAATTTACTTCGCACATCAAACATTGTGGTGATACGATTTGTGATTTTTCCAATATCGTCACCGAATCCATTGATATTAGAGCTAATAAAGTCCTCTTCAGTGGGGATTTTCTTCTCGCCCTTCTTTTGCACACAGAGAACTGTAGGCTCATCCACCCATTTATCAATCAGGATATGATTGTCTGTACTAAAACAGAGATCTCCGTCGTTATCGGCCCCATTAAGTGCAGCGTCCGTATTATCCCACACGTTCAGAATAAATACGGTCTTCATATAGCGATACCAATTTTTGCACTCATCACTTGAGTTTATGTCCATGCATCGAATATTTGCCATCTGGCTCATTGGCGCTCTAAAACAGGCTACTCGCTTCACATCACGGTCGTTCCAGAATCGACTATAAGCCTCACCAGATTTTAAAAGACCAGTGATAGGCATTCTAAACATAGATTGGCAAAGCGCATACGGGTCACCACTAAGAACTTGAAAGTTACCTCTAACCTTTACTACACCTGTTTTCGCCTGAGAAATTCGTTTTTTAATAAAGAATCGAATGCGGTTCTGAACGTATGGGTCGTTGATCATTTCTGGCTCAATCATTAAGGCCTTGATATAATCATTCTCTAAGCTGTTTATGTAACTCGGGTCATCACGCATTCCGTTGCCACGCAAATAAAGCAGTACATCACGCCAATCACCACCCATGGCACCTTTGATTTCATCCAGTGTAGGCTTCACCAACTCTCGAATCTCATCGTTCGTTAAATTATAACTCTGGATAAATTGATAGTTCAGATTACGCTCTTCATCAAGCTCCAGCTCACAGGTCTTCGTTACAGAAAAGTGGTAGTGGTTTTCCTGACAATTCTCGAAACAATCATCTGCACTATGATAGCTGTCATAAAGTTTGAGCATCGACGTAGTAAGGATCATCTGCACACGGTTAATGTCCTTATAGTCGTCAAAAGCGTCTTTGACCATATTCTGCTTTGCAACCTTCTTGGCGAACTCACGGAAAGGGAAGGGGAATAGCATTCCCTTACAAAAGGCGTTACGCACACAGAATCCAGACGCAGTTGACGGTAGCTTCAAATCTTCGCTCCATTGTTGGGCAAGGTCATAGCTGATAAGACCAAAACCATCGCTGGCACACAGTTCGCAATCATGTTCAGGATCTTCGACCATCGTAGGCTCACCAGACACACCATCATCCAGGATAATCACATGGTCTTTAAAATGAGTATAGCAATCATCCACAACCAGAATGCCATCTGGATCAGTAACAGGGATTGAGGCAGAGCAGGCGAGTGCCCGATATGCTTCCAACTTTGCCGGAATAAACTCCATTCCTTTGTTACGGCCATTATCAATTCGCTTGCGGATCTCACCAACAAGACGGTCGCTCACAAACACAATCGTGCTATTCTTAACACCACCGGTAGTACCAACCAGACGGCGATACGTGATTCCATTGATTTTAAACCCCTTTGGAGAACATGCCCGGCGGTAATCATTCTTCTTATCAACCACCAGACACATATAATCCGGCTTGAATTGAACTGCGTCCAGCTCAGTGTACAATCTCCGAATCTCCCGGCGGTTCTCTAAGCAAGACGGCTCATTCCGCAGCATCTTGATTCTACGCTTAATGCTCCGTGCCTTAGCTTCTGCATCCGTAACACCATTCAACTCATCAATCCATCGTAAAACAGTGCTATCAGCCAGCGAGATGATCTCGTGGTTTCGTCTGGCCTCATCTAATGGTAGAGTCAAATCCCACTTTGCTTCAACCAGACGCTTCGTATGGATCTTAAAAACAAACTTCTGGCAAGTTTGCTGCTTTGCCATTCGGCAGTCACCTCCATGTTCTTCTTGAACGTATCCTGTGTTTTATAGCTAAAGAGAAAATATAAAAGCAGGCTTTTACAGATAGCAACTCTCGCCATCTTCCATAGCCTTGAGCCAAAGTCGTTCGCGCTCCTGATAGAGCTCATCCAGCATATCGTCGGCAGCCTCGTACTCGCTGCGTGTCAGACTGGAACTATTCATATCACGTACAAGTTGCTTGATTTCCGCATCAACATCCTCGTAAGTACGCATCACTTAACCTCCTCGTCCATAACAGCTCCACAGTCAGGACAAAACTTTGATTCATCGACATTTTTACTAGAATGACAAGCCGAGCATTCAACAAAGAAGCTTTCTCCAAAATCTTCAAAATGCTCAATCCAGTGAGCATGAACCACTCGACGGAACTCACCGCCAGCAGACATCTCTTCTTCAAGAATGCGCTTTGTGTATTGCATTGCCATATCGCACCACATATCATCAATAGACTTTGCGTTACCTCTGGCACTAGGGCGAGCGATGGCACTATCGAGGACGCCAATCAATCGTGTTGCATTTACAAACTTATCCATTACTTAACCTCCTCAACAACCCGGCGGATTGTCTCATCAATCTGTTCAAGCTGCGTCAGCAAAACATCCATGGTATCAGCATCACTCTCGGAAATATCCAAATTCTTAATCTTATGTAAAGCCCATTCAAGGTTCGGGTAATAGCCGACCGTAACCTCCTTTACGCCGGTGCCCATCTCACCAGTCTTTGGATTCTTGCCAGCTGGCCGCTGCTCAACGATAACGAGATTCCGCTCGTCACAATTTTTAATAATGTATTTACCAATCTGGATACGCATCTCTTAACCCTCCTTATTGTCCCCATTCACCATAGACGGAATCTTTCTCGTCCATCAGCTTCTTAAAATATCTCAAAAAGAACGCCTGTCCCTTTGGTGTAAGTCGTGTAACATACCTAAACTTACCTTTTGGAGTTCTCTTTTTAACAACCTTAAAATATCCAAAACAATCAAAGTCTCGATACGGAGTATTCCAATATAACCCTCTTGTCTTATTAAGAAATCCTTTTTCTCTTAGGGTCTCAAATACATTATTTTGATGTGGGATGCGACCACCAACAAGAATCCCATTTTTGCTCAGAATATGTACAAAATCTAAGATTGAGATACACCCGTCAGAATCATCAACAATTGCAGTATCGTTACTAGCGATTTTCACATCAGAGCCTGTATTATTACCATTCTTGCTATTTGGAAGAAGTCCATATTCATCCTTTATTAACTGATAAATAAATTCGCGTCCTTTGCCTGTCCAGAGAAGATATGTATGGCCTTCCACTACGTCCTTAAATACAGTAATTTCCGAGACGGCATATCCGACATCCTTATACTTATCAGTAACAATCCATGATTTAGTTCCTTTGTCTCGATATATTACGCCACATTTCCCCAAAAAGTTGTTTAACTTTCTAGCACTCAAGCCACTATACCACTCAGCAATTTTTGATATAGATACATTCTCACTTGCATCATAACCAAAAATATCTTTCTCATCCATTTATGCAATTCTCCTTAAATATTTCTAGCAGCCTCAAATGCGGCTACATCGTTCATGAAATCATTGATATGTAAATACTTATCAGTCTTCCGCACAGTCTTAGGCTTAAATTCTCGGCATTTGCATCGCACTTCATCACAAGTCGTAAAACACGGAATCTCGTACCTGCATTTCGTACAAACATGTTTTTTGTGAAACTCTGGCAAGCGTCCAGCAGCTTGGTAGAATTCGTAGGTTACCTTTAAATCAATCCAGTAGGGGTTATCAAAATTCATTTTCGGCTACCTCATTATAAATATAATTTTCACATGGAATTTTTTGTTCATTTGGAATGTAAATCAATGCATACACTAATTTTTCAATAACAGTTTTACCTAAAGATTTCTCAACATAATCACTACACGTCTCCGCACCATTTTGAGTGTATACGATGTATTCTTCTCGTACTTTTCTTCCGCGCTTTATATTTGCTAGTTTCGGAATATTCTCGCAAATGGCGTCATTTAAACGGTGAACACACTCTAAACAGGTTTCCTCATTTGTATTATTCCGCATACGTTTAATAGAAGTTGTATCAATTATAATATGATACATAGAATAAACTGAATCATACGGAAATATATCTGTAAATTTATTTTGTAATTCATTATAAAAATACGATGATTTCCCACTCAAGAAAATGTCTTGCTCGTTCTCACATTCTTCACCTGAAGATTTTTTAAAACTATGGACAACCTTGCTAAACAAATTGTTATAGTCTTGTAACTCTACTTCTGTAGGAATATGAAGTTTATCGCAACCTAACTCTTTGCTAATAAAAACAGGAGTATAATTGCAAGAGATGAACTCTTTATTTTTCTTCATTTCTTCCAATGCATAATAAATGTATTCTTTAAGTGAACTGCGTACCTTTCTTTTAAAGTTAATAATATCCGTGACTCTTACTTCATCACCATAGACTTGAGTGTAAGGCTTGTCGAAATCTTCATTTATCATTCCGCAAGCTTTTGCTATATTATCCAATGTCCAAAATACATCAATATTACCATTTTCAACTTCCGGTGAAATTTTAGATAATTGATACCGAATGATTTCTTTGATGTTTGAACCGTATTTATTATTCCCGCCCTTTGGTCTAGGAGATAAAATTTCAGTCTTTGGACGAATCTTTTTTACAGTGTAGCAGAAGCTTCCTTTTTCTTTTTCTAGTACAACATATCTGTTTAATTCGGCCATAATCTGTCTTTTGCTACTACCGCATACCGCACATCCATTCCTATCCAAAATATTTAAATATTCAGACAATGCACGGAAATTTTTAAAAACCTGGCCTTCATATAATTTATCAGCCATATCTTGTGTTATATTATAAATTTTATTCATAAACTCTCCTTACCTTTTATAAGAACCATACCATTTAAATCCAGCACGAGGAATTCCAGAATTCGCAGAAACACGAATCATTCCATCTATAAAGAGCTGAAGAACCTCATCACTCAACTGCCTATGCACAAAACGAAAGGGAGGTTGGGAGGCATCATTATAGTATTCTGGATTCTCCTCTAATACCGCTCTACCTCTTCTGACGGCAGAAAGCGTTGGAATATTCTCACACATCGCATCGTTCATCTCATGAAAGCATTGCTGTTGCAATTTATATTCTGTCCGTGCAGCAGATCGCTTTAACGAGTTTGGCTCAATCGTAATATGGTACATCGGTCGTGCTAGGTCATATGTAAAAATTTCCTTGAATCTATTATCTAATTCTTCATAGAACTCATGAAGCCGTCCGGTCAGAAATACGTCTTGTTCACTCTGGCACACTCGACCAGATGACGTGTAGAACTCATGAAGCACATTCGTATACATCTTCATGTAAATGGCCTTTTGGTCTTCAGAAGGAATGTGGTATTCTTCTGGGTCATGGTTTATAAAGACAGCAGGGCAGTCTTCAAAAAATATTTCCTTGTTTTTTGCCATAGATTTGAGCGCAGACTCAATGTACCCAACCATTGTAGATTTAGTACATTGTTGAAATGTCTCAGCATCCGCTGCTAAATTCTCTCTGAACTCATCCATTTGCTCACGAGCAATATTTTCTAATGGTGTGCCAATTATCTCAGCCCAAAAGGTATCCTCACCATGTAGGTCTTCTGGATATTGATAAAAATTCTTATTGGTCATTCCACACGCTCGTAGTATTGCAGTTGGTGTCCAAAAGAACTCCATCCAACTACTGCCATCACATTCTTTAAGTAAGTGGTAAGCAATCTGGTTCTGCAGACGCAATGAGAACTTTCCTTTATTTCTAGTTTGCAATGGTGGAAGTATCTCATCTTTTGGACGTACTTTGACGACGACAAAACTCTTTCCATTCTTCCGAAGTTCGACAAACCGATTGAGCTCATTCAAGAAATGTTTCCGACTATTGCCTTCAAGTGGTTTTCCGTTCTTGTTGAAGACGTCAAGATATTTAGATAACTCTAAAAAATTTGAAAACACCTGACCAGCTTTTAATTTACTGACCACTTCCGGTAAGACCCCATAATTTTTTTGCTCCATAGAACCTCCCATGTATATTATTTTGTAACTATTTTGTAATATATTCGTACTGACGAGTCTGTATTATATATATGTATGAAGATACATGATTGTCAGTACGAGTACGAATACTTTTAAGAATCCAATTCCTTCAAAAATGTTAGCGATGTCTGCGAAAGGTCGCTTGCGACCGTAGCTGACCATCGATAACATTTTCCTGCCAGAGGCAGGGACCGCTTGCGGCTTGTCCGGGAGGACTACCATCAATGCCAACCACAACCATCCTATCATTATCTCCTTTACCGTATCCTGTATTGTATAGCTATCTACACTCATTATACCATGAGAATGCCAAAAATTCAATAGCTATCTAATACAGGATACGAACATTCTTAGCGCCTATTATAATAAGGTATGTTTCTGGGAGGTATTGTTCTCTATGAATGACATCCAGATGCTCTATATGCTCCATATGTTCTGTATAAGCTGCCAAAGGCTACAATCATGCTCCTTGTAGGTCTTTAGAGTCCCTGAAAGTGCTGCTTGGATGCCAGATCAGTCCATTTATAGCGATAGGGAAGTACAGATGGGTATAAATAGGTACTTTATGCTCCGAAGAATGGTCGTTTTCGGTACATTTCGGGTACACATCGGGAAAACCCGCATGAATCCTAGCTTTTTCGGCTTTTATTGGACCAAAAAGGAACAAAATAATGGGTAAAAAGGTACAAATAAAAAGAAAAACTAGCTAAAATATAACGAAAATACGTTAAATTCTAGCTAGTTACCGAATTATCTACCGATTGAAAAATAGCGATTTTAAGCCATTTTTAGGTATTTTGGGTGGAAAAGTGAGTGATTTGTGGGTGCATGTAGAAGAGGGTATAGGGGTGTATTTTGAGATATTTTTGTCAGAGGAAAGTGTACCCGGATAGGAACAGGTAAAATGGATAAATTGAGTTGATAGGAGAGAGGTTGTGGTGATTAGAAAGGATTGGTATTTTTGTGGAAATTGTTGTGCAGAATGTATATAGAATAAGAGAAAATGAAATTCATAATTGGTGATTATGAACAAGAAAGATGTACTGGGGTCTCGGCCTGCTGCCTGGAACGTCTCAAAAATGAAAAGTATCCCCCATGGGGAAAAGCCGCCTTTGTGCAAAAAGCGGCATTCACTTTAATTGAATAAAGTACCTGCTTTGTCACTTTCCAGGCCGGGAATTATTCCTACTTTTCCAGTATGTTTATAATGCTGATTTTTGCCGGAATTGAATTTGCAAATTAGTTGCATTTTCGTTGTGTTCGATATCAAAATGATATCAAATGTTGCATGTGCAACATTTTGTAAAGTATTTTTACTTTACATCAATTATGCTATTCTCTATATCTTGTATTCAATTCACCAAAAGCCACAATATCTAGTATCTATCTCTATTTGTTCAATAACGTACTATACACAATATCTAGTATTCAACCATTCATTCAAACCACAATATATAGTATTGCCGGGGACTGTTATACCTATTAGAGTTTTGCCTGCACAGGCGCACGCACGCGCGCGAACACGTTTCCGCGTGTTTCTTAAAATTCTTTAACTATTCGATCACAGCCTTGCCAAAATATAATTTTTAACGATATATCGCTGTTTTCAAAAAATCTATAATTCTTGCGTGTTTTGTCCATGTGTTTGCAACAAAAGTATATGTTCAACCATAGTGGAACGTGGTAAAGTATAGGCACCGGAAGGCCGGAAGGCTTGAAGGGACGCACGGTCGGAAGGTGCGGAAAAGTTCCCCGACAAATCGCCAAATGGCAAGCGGTCGTTCCCCGAACGGAAGGAAGTGTAAAAGCAAACAGTACGGAACGGCGCTCAAGCATGATACCACGTTTAACAGACGGGTCGAGAGTATGGCGGTTTGAACGTGTACACACAAAATCAACCCTTTAATCAGTCGAACGGTTGAGTAAATGGCACGGCGGGCAAGGCGGTCGGAATCCGTACTTGTTCAAATGGTTCACCTTGCAAAACAGGCTGGAACCGATTCCAGATTGACAAAATGCGACAAAATGCGCTGGAAGGATAAAAACAATATAACCGTTTTGAAAGAATCCAAAACGCAAGTTTTGGCAACGTTTCAAACGCAAGCTATCAGTTTGTTACTTTTAGGCGGTACAATGCAATCTTGTATGATTGAGAAAACAGAATATTTTTGCAAAGATATGCAATTAGACGGCGCTGGACCTCAAAAGTTTGGCGCTTTTTGTTTGGACTTCAAAAGTTTGGACTTGTCGCAGATAATAGCAAAAATAGACAGTTTTCCGTGACAATTGAATAATAGCAAGCATGGTTGAAGGGCTGTTTTTGGCAGACAGAGGGTAAACCATGCTTTACAGTATACATATTTGCCCATCGTGGGCGAACCATAGGCTACAGGCAGAACCTGGAATTTTGTCTGTAGCACTTGGCTTGCTCATAATAGCAAGAAGTCCATACACACATTATAACACATAAAGGAGAAAAATACTATGTCTACTACTACCATTCTGTCCGCTATCAACTTCAACGCTACCGCAGCCGCAGAGAAGAACCGCACCACCGGTGCAGCCGTTGCCCTTTTCAAGAAGGGCGGCAAGGAAGTCAACACCTCTGAGAAGGCCCTGGGCAGAGACTGCCTGAAGGGTATCACAGCAGAGCAGTACGAGACCTATTGCAAGGCCGTCCGTGCTGTCTATCTGGATGCTGATTTGCTGGCACGCTATGCCGCAGACGCGGACTCTGTTCAGAAGATTAAGACCTTCTACTTCAACGATCTGGCAAACCTTACCACCGCTATCATGGGCGATACCTTCAAAGTCAATGATGTCTTTGCAACCTTCACTGTTGAGCAGTTCATTGAGCAGAGCGTGGGCAAGGTGCGTGCATTCACCGCTACCACAGCAGGCCACGGCTACGACACGGAAGCAGAATCTCAGACTAAGTTTGTCAAGTGGGTCGAAGCATGGTTTAGCGCCAACGCAAGCGGTGTTGCTATGCTCTCTATGGCAGAGCGTGACCGCCGTGCAAGTGTCCGCAAGCTGTCCTCTAAGGTTGTGCGCCTTACTAAGAGTGTCGAGAATGCAGAAGAAGTACTGTCCAGTGCTAAGAAGGAGCTGGACTCTCTCAAGAACAAGAAGGACACCAACGCAAAAACTCTGGAAAAGAAGATGAAGGCTGTTCAGGGCATGGAAAAGGATCTGGCAGACGTTAAGAAGAGCCTGGAATCTGCTCAGACTAAACTGGCAGACCTTCAGAGCAAGGACTTCACCAACGACTTCAGCGCAGAAGAAACCCTGTAATTAAACCACGCAACCATCGTGAACACGCAAGAGCTCTACATAAATGCTAGGCGATTAGTGGTACTAGGGAAGACGTAACCACTACCAACACGGCAGCAATGCCGTCACTATCAATCGAAAGAAGGGATACTATGCAAAAGTTTCTGTGTAAGAACCATGCAGACCGTCAGATTAAGTTTGACGGTCATTCTGTGCCGTCTGGTGCATACTATGGTCAAACCGCAGAGGGATTGCGTTTTATCGCAATCGTCAGAGTGAATCAGATCGGTATGGTTTGGCGTTCTGGTAAAGGTTTGGTTCCGTGGGAGAAGTCTTATAATCAGACTGTCGTTGACTTCATTAGAAGTGAACCTATCGGCGTAAATCCTGAGACTGTGCATTTTGATATGGCAGTGAAATCAGAACGCAAGAAGGCTGGACGTTATGCAGCACGTTTTGCTGGCACTGGGTCTGCTAGTGCAAATCGCAAGAGCAAGAAGGCAGCGAAACACACTAAGGCTTTCCGTACTCGCAATGACTCCTTTACAGAAGAGTACAATAATGCCTCTAGCCTGATTTATGGGAAGACTGTCGAGATGAACGGACGACCTCAAAAGGTCTATGGTAAGATTGCAGAGTACATGGACGGCAGCGGGGTTGGAAAAATCCGTGGTGATATGCGTCCTCTTGAGCCTGTTTTTCCTGTACCTTCTGGCAGAAAGGCAAGGTGAATCATGTCAGCAACTGTTTTGAGTGGTCAGAACTTGCGCAAGAGTGAAAAATTTGCTATAATTGCATCAAAAGGTGGTGCGACTATGGCAAGTAAGTACGACAACATGAGCAAAGAAGAGCTTGTTGCCGCTATGAAAGCGCGAAATAAATCTTATAAGTGGCAAAAGGCTTGTGTTCTTACTCCGGCAGAGGGTGAAAAGTTGGAAACTGAAATTCTTCCTCTTTATGGATGTATAAACGTGTCTCAGCTTGTTAAAAAAATTGTCAATGGTGAATTGATTGTTTCCTCGTCAGAATCCAACTAATAAACCCCATAACCCTGGCAACAACGTCTTGTGAATTTATCGCAAGGCGTTTTCTTTATGCCTTGTTTTGTATAATTATGCAAATAATTTGCAGAATATGTAAAATGAAAACAAAAAAGGAGAACACAATGAAAGAATACGCAATCTTTGTTGCCTGTGAAGAGGATAAGGACCCCAATTTTGGTGGCCGTTACGTCCTCTACACGGAAGAGGAAGTGAATACCCTGGGTGGTCTGGACGCTGTTCTTGCCAAATTGAAGGCAGAAGGCGAGATCATCACCGGTATTCAGACTGGTGAACAGTGAAATCAAACACGTCAGAAAATCACATAAAAGAGGACTTTTAACAATGAAAAATGATATCAATTTCGTTTCTATGATTCATCTGGCAGATACAGATGGAAATCGGTTTGTAGCAATCTATAAGCCGATGTCAGAAGAAGAGCGTCAAGCGTTGCTTGAACGTTATTGGCAAGAGAATCGTTGGGGCACACGATTTGGAGCCCCTGATATTCTCGATGTGTTTCCGCTTGATGACTTATGTTTTCCGAATCAGTGGTTTGAAAACATGAGTGAATGCGAAAGAAACTCAAAATGCAGCTACTGAATGAAAAATGCCGTGAAGTTAGTGGGCACGGGGAAGAAAGATCCCACTACCAGCCCAATAGGGTGCGCAATAGCGTTGTAAAAAATGAATCGGCAGAGCCTAGTTTATCTAGGCAGAAAGGATGGTCTATCGTGAAAAGTCTTTTGATGTTCTTTGGCTATTCTGCTTATCATGCAGAGTGCATTGCTCCCATGATGTGGGCTTTCGTGATTTGCGCTATCGCTATGGGCGTGGCAACATGGAAAGGATGGTTGAACTGATGAACAGAGAAGATATTGATATTCTTGAAGTAGGCAATGCTTATACGGCATTGTTTTACAAGAAGAATCATTACACGCCTTACATTGTGGCATGGCATTTTGACCCGGATTCCTACACATGGGATCAGGGTCATTATTTTGAATCCCTAAAAGATGCAAAGAAATTCTTTGCGGAGCAAGAGCGCAACAATGCAAACTGCAAGTATTGCGAAAAGCTGGATTGCCCTCACAGGGATTGCGTCAGACGATTGCCCTATGAAAAGGGTGGAATCCTTGCTTGTGAGAATCTTTGGTAAAGGAGAATGAAAAGCATGAAAAAGTATGTCATGTACGAATCGCTTGGAATGTGGTATATCACCACGGCAGAAAATCACAATCGTTATATTACGGATGCAAACAAAATCATCAAGTTGAGCCATAATTTTGAGGAAGCGAAGGCCATTGTTGATTACAACTGGCACGGCTTTGATGATGTTGAAATCATCCAGAAGTAAAAGATATGTTTTAAGGAGAGCTTGATATGACCGCAAGAGAATATTGTAAGAGCCATCCTGTAACTGCTTATGATAGCAGCTACGGCAGATGTGGTGGTTTCCAGATTCATGGTGACGTTCAGTATGGCATTGATGATTATATCTATGCTCAGTCTGGCGTACTCATTGAAGATGAAAAGTATCACAGTTACCATCACTTGAAGATTATCTATGCACCGTCTGGCAGAGCATACGTCAAGTGTTTCGGTAAACGAATCTATCTTGATGAGTGCATGAGAGTGTAAAGGAGAACGCAAGATGAAAAAGGGTCAGTGGTTTATGAACGATGAAACAGGTGTTATCACTAATATTCATCGTGAAGCTGTCGAGTGGTATCGGCAGGGTGCAAACATTTCCATCTGGATCAACGGCGTTATTGTTTGCCGTTGGGGTCATTGATAAGAAAGGAGAACGCAAGAATGCGTGCTACTGTTGAGGTTTACGAGAATAATGCAGGCGGTATCTTTGTTGCCGTCTTTGGTAAAAATGGCTTGAAAAAGCTGTTTGTTGTTACTCCTGATAATAATGAAACAAGAATGACGAGGGCATTCTATCAGGAAGCGTTGTACGGATTCTCTGGTGTGGATGACTACAACGCAGCAGATTTTTCTGGTCTGTCTATGGATGATGCTTATATGGATATCTGCAGTGGCAACCTGATTGCAGAATTTTACGACAATTGTGTTGTGAATCTATATCCGGCAGACATGGGATCTGCTGGTATGAAATTATTTGGTTTGAAAGATTGAAAAGGAGATACATAAAATGAAACTTACTCAGAATAAGCTGTCCGTCATCCTGGCTACTGTTGTGGCTGGTGTTTCCATTCTGGCAAACTGTATGACTGCAAACGCAGCAGAGCCTATGAAAACTCGCCTGGATAATCGTTATGTCCTGGCCGGTAGCGTGGATGAAATCGAAGTATTCCGCAACGGAATTAAGACCATCCATGTTATTGATGAGAACGGCGAGGAATGGCTGTATTCTTATGCAAGCATGGAAGAAACCCCGGCAGATGGTCAGAATGTGACCATGATTATGAACAGCAATGGAACAGAAACCATCTACGATGATACCATCGAGGATGTTCTGTGGGCACGGCCTGATGAAGTGGATGTTGATTGATATTCACAGAATGGTCACGAAAATAAAACGTATTAACGCATTAAAATGTGGCGTTAATAAAATCTACATTTTAGTGCTTGACAAAATCAACGGCATCCTGTATTATGTAGCTAGAAAAGGCAGTCCGTTATAGGACTTTTATTTTTACCATATAGCTACATAACACAGGATACGAAAGAAAAGGAGAGTCAACTACTATGGCTATGTACAAAACTAAGAAGGATGCAGCTTACGCATGGGTTCAGGAATTTAATGCGATTCCTCAGAGCGTTATTGAAAAGCTCGCCAAGGTCGATTTGGAAGAGAATGGCGAAGGCATTACTGAAATCACGCCGCCGGCTTGTGGTGATCGTGTCTATATCTTTAGCGGTGACCACTATGGCGAAAATGGTGAGATTCAGAGCTACAACGAAGATGACAACACTTACAAAATTTGTCTCGATGGTACTGGCGAGGATGTTGATGTCAGAGAAGATGATTTTGAAGTCGAGCGTGACGACTTCTTTCCTATGTGGGGAACGATGTGGCAGTTTGGCGATTCGTGTGATAACTGGTGGCTTGAAAATCATCTTCAGGAAATGGCAGATTGTGGATTCCGTATCTATAAGCAAGAGGATTTTGAATACGTTTTCGGCATTGATGGCTGCGGGTACGACTTTTACGAATCTCATTGGATTCCGCTTTATGAAAAGCGTGGATTCCATTGGGACGATGAGACTGTAAAGGAGATGGAAGAAGATGTGTAAGACGTTGCTTGAACGGCTTTTGGATGCCGGATATCCGAAAGCAGAAATTTATCATCATATGTCTGACCTTTATGTTTTTGTAACACCGTTGACTACAAAAATTATTTCAGAATGGTGTGACGAAAACGGATATACGATGAATTTGCACTGTGCAAGGTTTGTTGACCAAATTACAGGAAACATGATGTACGACTGTGCTTTTCAATATTACGAGGTGAAAGAAAATGACTGAGATGCAAGAAAAGATGTTGGACACGCTGGTTGAAATGTCTGGTGAGGATGTCGCAAGAGCATTTACAAACTTCTTTGGCAACCAGCTTTTGAGTGAGGATTTCTGTCAGTTTTTGGTGGATGAAAGTTACATGGAAAGTGAAGGTGAAGAAGAGTGATTATTGATTCCATTCTTGACCGCCGGGACGGCAGACACTACAGCGCACATGATTTCTATATTGAAGTCAGAAAGTATGAGTGTCTGGGCGTAGGCACTCACGGTGAGGATATTTCACTTGCAATGGATTACGGTGACAACAAGGATGTGCAGCGTGTCTTGTGTCAGTATATCCAGCGCAATGGCTACCCATCAGATATCAAGGACTACATAAGAAGTCAGGTCTGGGTAGTGTAAACGAACATAGCAAAAATGGAGGTTTAATAAAATGAGCGTGAAAGGCTATAAAGTGTTCAATCCTGATTGGACGTGCCGCAATTTTCAGTATCAGGTGGGGCAAACCTACAAAATGGAAGGCCCAGTCACTCTTAAAGACCCAGTTACTCTTTGTGAACATGGATTTATCTTCTGCAAGAATGCGGCAGACTGTTTCAATTATTATTCTTTCGATTCCAGAAACAAGGTTGCTGAAGTAATCGCCCATGGAACTGTTGAGGAAGAATTGGACAGGTGTTGTACGGACATGATTGAAATCGTGCGGGAAATTAGCTGGCAGGAGGTTCTGACTCTTGTGAACACGGGAAATAATTGCACCGGCAACCGAAACACTGGCAACTATAACACCGGCAACTGGAACACTGGTAGCTGGAACGCTGGCAACCGGAATATCGGCAACTGGAACGCTGGCAACCGGAATGCTGGCAACTGGAATACCGGAGATTGGAATACCGGTGACTGGAACATCGGAAACTGGAATACCGGCAGCGGGAACATCGGCAACTGTAACATCGGCGATTGGAACCGCACTTCCTTTTCCAATGGTTGCTTCAACACGGTCGAACCTAAGATTTATATGTTCAACAAACCTTCCGACTGGACATATCGTGATTGGGCGAGTAGCCGTGCTTGTAAGTTGATATGGGAGATTGATAACTACCCGCTAGAATACGTTTGGTATGGCGATATGACTGCTGAAGAAAAAGTAGCACACCCTGAAGCGGAAACCACAGGCGGTTATCTGAAGGAACGTACCACGGTAGGCGATGCACGTAAGTGGTGGGCCGACATGGATACGACTGACCGTAATGAAATTTTGAATCTGCCAAACTTTGATGCGGAAGTATTCAGGGAGATTACCGGGGTTGATGTAACTAAGTAAATAATAAATGCTAGGTGATTAGCGGTACTAGGGTAGACATAACCGCTACCAGAATGCGAAAGCATGAGAATATAAAAAGGAGCGATTGATATGGAAACAATGTATGACCGCATTAAACGAATGGATAAGCATGAGCTTGCTGAGTTTATCTATATTGTTTATCAAGCAGGTGTTAAAGATGATGAACAGAATCTTTGTGATTATCCTATGGGATTTTTGGGTTGTGGTTACTTCCTTAATGATAATGCAAAAATATGGATGCCGAATGATAAGCTCAAAGACCTTTATGATGCTTTTTATATCTAAAATCATGTTTTTATAGGAGATGAAAATATGAAAACTGTATATGTTATTGCTGTAAAGCATTTATTCGACTACGAAGGAAACACTCTTAATCGTTGGGAGTATGTTCAATTTGGTGAGTGTGGGTACACATTTTTTACTGAATCCGTTGATGGTGCGCAGCACTTTTATTCTATTGATAAGGCTCAAAAATGGTTTGATGAAATCGGTCATGGACTTATCTTTTACGGAAATTGTAAAGGTCAGTATGATTTGGAGTCTCTTTGTATTAAGAGCGTTGTTTTCCGAGACCCTATTGTGAATTTTGTAAGAGATTTGGATTTCAAAAACTGCTAAAACAGATATTTTACAATGATTGACGAGGGGAAATATGAAAGTACAAAGAGATAATCCTATCGAAGAAGGAATAGATGATTTCTTTGAAGAAAAACAAAGACTCGAAAATGAAATTCGAGATTATGAACAGGAATATTTAGACCAATATTATGATAGGTTATATGAACAAGAACTTTCCGAACGCTTGGAATACTTGGAGTTTTATCGTGAGTTTTTGTCAGAATCTGAACGATGAAGATTGAGGTGATAAAAATGGATACTAACATAAACCATTTTAACAGTAGAAAAGAATACATGGAGCTTGTTTATCACAATTCTGATCCGTTTGATTTTTGGGAAGAAGTGCGAAAATTTCACAAGGAACGTGAGCAGGAGGAAAAAGAACATGACCAACACTGAAAAGAATATCGTTCTCGCAGCTCTTTCTTTCTATCGGCGTAAGCTGATGGATCAGAGTGTTTCGTTTCTTAGAGCTGGCAATCACGAAGACGCAAAGCAGTCAACGATGGAAGCAGCTAACGTGAATGCGCTGGTGATTAAGTTTACAAGAGAAAAGGAGTTTGCAGTATGAATAGCGAAAATAAGATTATTGTGACCAGCTGGAATGGAAAGTCCTGGAAGATGACGCCTGAACAGATTGAGGCGGCATACCGTTATAGAGAATTTCAGTATCGTATCAGCGATGCAAAAAATCAGATTGAACTTAATATTGATTTGATTGAAGCAAAATATGGTTATTCCTACGATGAAGCGATTGAGTATGCAGAAGAATTAGCAGAGTGCTTTAATGAAAATTTTGATTGTGATGTACCTGAAAACGATGCGTGGAGCAACTGTATCGAAGAAGTATTTAGCTCTCTTGATAGAGTAGGAAAGATTAAACAAAAGTTGGAACGTAATGGATATTGGATTGATGAACTTGAAAGTTCTGATGGTGATATTCGTATTTGTTCTAATTTGAGTAGTCTTCCGATGTATTTTGATTCGTGGAAGGAAATTAAAGAATGGATTGATGAGGTGGCAGAAATTGACTGATCCTTGCCGTTACTGTGTGGCACCTGATCGTTATCCTGGTTGCCACGATCATTGTGAGAAACTAAAAGCCCATCGTGAAAGTGACGAGTATAAGAAGCTGTGTGAATACAAGAATACATACCTAAAAAGCCATTCGACAGCAAGTTCTTCCCAGATTAACAAAGCGATGCGGTATTTCAAATATAAAGGTTATAGCCTTTATGGATTCAAGAATGTTGGGAGTGTGTAAAATGTGGGATTTAGTTGAAAATGAATATTCTAAAAAATATGGAATTGGGTGCGCAACCTTTTTTCGTGACAAACAATTAAAAACAGCAATGGTTATGTATAAATATAATGGCCGTAGCGTTATGTTTTGCTATTCCGAGTACGATAATAAGATTCTATCTGACGGTGATAAAAACGAAATTGAGATGACAATCAAAAAGAAACTCAACTTTTGGGAGGATTAACTATGTGGGATTTAATTAAAGATGAATACACTGAAGAATATAAAATCGGAAGAGCAAAGTTCAAGAATAAACAAACAGGTCATTACTTCACAATCATGTATATGGTATTTAGTTTTTATATTTCTTTTTATTATCCAGAGTATTCTTTCTTTTTTGTTCTTCCTACCGCAAAAGATAAAGAAGAAATGAAAGAAATTATTATTTTAAGACATTCTAAAACTTTGGAGGATTAACTATGTGGGATTTAATGGGTAACAATTATTCAGAAGTATACGGTATTGGATATGCTTTACTGAATGGAATTTCAGCTGGGTTTTATGTGAGTGTCATGTACAAGGATCTTGGAGATGAAATTTACTTCTATTATCTTGATAATGCTCCTTACGGAGAACTTGATGATAATACCAAAAATAAAATTGAGGATATTATCCGTGATGACCTTAACAAGCGTCATATTTTTGGGGAGGACTGATTATGTGGGATTTAATAATAAATAATTACCACGAAGAAGATGGAACAGGTTACGCCTTGATGTTTAACACAAGTGATAGGTATTATCTTGATGTTATGTACAGGTGTAGGCCGTTATACAATTCGATTCGTGCTTTTTATTCTCTTAATATTTCGGAGAATGAAAAAGAGAACATCGAAGAAGCACTTGTAAAAGAACTGAGAAACAATGGAGTTTTAAGGAGTGAAGATTATGTGGGATCTGAGGGAAGTTCACGCTTGTTTTGATGGTGAAGGTTGGGTTTGGAATGAATCTTTTCATCACAAGAATGTGTTTGTAGGTGAGAATGAAGATCCGAAAGAAATCTTTTGGCAGGAATGTCAGATGTTCTTCCTTCAGGATTATCTAAGCAAGTGTGAGATTGTAGATGACGGCGACATTCTGGAACTTCAGCTGAAAGATTCCGGTGAACCGGTTCTCGCTATGATGATTACAGAGTAAAGGAGAATGAATTATGACACGGTTTTATCTTAACGCAGGTGCTCTTGGCCGTTGGATGCACCAGAATAAAGCACAATACACTGGTGCTTACGTTGAGGGTGTTTTGGTTGATAGTTTTGTCGTTGAAACAAAGCGTGGTGTTGCAGCTATCTATGAACACTACCTGAATGAGTGGACAAGCAACTATTATGTTGAGTTCGCACCGTACAAAAACGAGACAGAGGTAAACGAACTCTGGAAAGAATGGAATGAATTTGAAGAAAAGGCAAGTGCATAAGAGGTGAGTAAAATGTATGTGCTTCTCGCTTACGAAAAGGATGGAGGCTATTATGATGAACTCTTCAGAAATAAAGATCTGAAATATGTTGAAGCAACAGGTATGGGTTTGATGTCTGTTCTGAAAAGCAACAAATTACGAGCTTGCAACGGAGAATCTTACGATTGGCTTGAAATTTGGAATAATGAAGTTGATGATCTTGAACCGTTGTTGATTATTACTGCAAACGGGTGCTTATAAAAGGGAGATTTTAGATATGGAAAAACTGTATTGCTACGATAATGAAATCATAAAATGGACTTACGGCGATAACTTGTATTGCTTGCATATCCAGCACGATGATGAAGCAGATAATAATCCTCGCTGGTGGGATGACCATGATTCCACAATGGCCTGTTTCCATTCTCGATACAATCTGGGTGATAAGATTGATGCGAAAACACCGGAAGAGTTTTGGAATAACCTGGTTTGCAAGTATTGCTCCGATGAAGAAATTATCAATGCCTTGATTGACATGAAACTAGAAGAATCCTGTGTGGTTATTGACAACGATAACAGTAGTATTGAAGAAACTCGTTATGCGATTTGTTGTCGTGAAGATCAAGCCAATCCTTGGTATACCAATTTGAAATACAATGAAATTGCGACGTATGCTCGTGGTGATTTTTCTATTCGTGATTGTCAGATTCTTCTTGATAAACACATTGCATGGCTTCCTCTTTGGCTGCATGACCATTCTGGTCTGTCTATGGATTGTGATACACGGTTCAGAGATTTATGGGACGACGGCAAGGTTGGTTGGATTGTGACCGCTATTTCGGATGGTTCGGATAATACTAAAAATGAAGCAGAGCGAATCATGCGTGATGAAGTTGAGATTTACAGCGATTATCTTTCTGGTGAAAACTACGGCTATACACTTTATCGAGAAGAACACGGAAAGTGGGAAGAAATCGATAGGGCATTTGGATTTATCGGTACTGATGTGTTTGAAAATGGTATTGTATACAGCGCTGGATGTAGTCTCGAAACAGCATTAAAGGAAGATCGGTGTCATATCGGTGAAGCAGAAAGAGTTGTCACTGTTACTTACAACTTTGATAACATTTAAGGAGGCATGAATCATGAAGAAACTTACAGCAGAAGAGTTTGCCGAAAAGGTTATGGAGAACGGCACTGAAATTGATTACAGTGAATGTTCTTCTAAGGATCGCGGTTGCGAGGTCTGGGAAATCTATGCGCATATCAATGAAAATGGCGAAGTAGTACATGGAAACGGAAAAGGAATTAAAAGCATCTGGACATACTTGGAACTTGAAAATGAAGAACAGAGCGAGGCGTTTATGAACGGCGAGCTGGATGATATAGAAAAGAAAGTCATTATCAAAGAGCTTTATCCTGAATATCTTGGTATTTTGAAAAACCTATAATAATTTTATTTTAGGAGAGGAAATGAAATGGATAAAAATATGATGGAAAAAATTAAACTTCTGAAGCGTGAGCTTTTTATGGATGGATTTGATACAATTGAAAACTTTGTTGGTTATAAACTGAATGAAGACGAGGATGATGATGTTATTGAACGCCGAGTGGATATTGCAATCGATTCGATGTCGGAAGATGAGTTGAATATTTGGTTTGTAAAATATAATATTATTTGAATCTTCGGACGAAAATATCTTTTATGAGGTGCGAATGTATGAAAATGAATATTGATGTTGATATTGAACGTATTGGAAATGGTTTATTTAATGTTTATATCAGTGAAAATGGAAATTCTGGTGCGGAATACAAAAATGTAAATTGTGATCAGATCGGTGAGTATGTAGCAGATTTGATTGATTGTCTGGAAGAAAGCTATGAGGTGTAAAGTATGAGCTATAACGGTGGGCCTTGTTGGTCATGTATTGAGAAGTCTTGTAAAAACTGTCCATGTGCTGTCGCAGAGTCTTTTGATAGTACATATCTTACTGCACAATGGATGTTAAAACTAAGAGAAAATAAAGATGATTGCGACAAATTTGTTGAACGTCTTTGGAAGGAGAACACGGATTTTGCATGGGTTGAAAACGAACGAGGAGAATTAGTTCTTGATCAGAAGTGGAGAGGCTTTCCCGTTGGCAATTTCACACAGGATGAATGGTTTCATTGGGTAGATGAGTTCCATAGTAAAGGCGTTGGCTGGGTTTACGAGAATGTGAGTGTGTAAAATTTAAGAGGAAAAATATCATGAAAAAGGCTTTATACACAAAAGACGAACTTTATAATCTCCTGAAGAACGGTGCTATTCTTGATGAATTGCTTGATATGAGTGATGGGCAAGAGTGTACGATATTTAAAGCGGACTACTTTCCTGAAGAGGACTGTTACAACAGCGTTATTTATATTCCTGATCTCGATATGAATGGTGTTGTATATGACCGTAAAATGACTTTGCAAGAACTTGCAGACGCATATACGAACTTTTACACTGCACAGGATATTATTGATATCTGTGAAGGTGATGAAAAGAAGGCAAAACGCGTGTTTTACAATTGTGATTGGCAGCATCCCTCCACTGAATTTACAGAGATGGAAGCATTTGATGAAGAAGATGATTGCTATGCTCGATATTATTATGCTGAAACTCGTTGGTGTATCGATGACGTTATCGATGCAGCGAAAAGAAAAGGTATTGTATTGAGTCCGCAACAGGCTGAACAGTGGTGGTTAAAGAACGAGAAGTGGTTCAAGGATACTCTTACTGAGTATGGTAATGAGATTCTTTTTAATGCAAATTTTAGTGAGGTGTAAAAGGAGAGTTTTATTATGGAATATGACACTCAAGCGATGGCCGAGGTCCTTTGTAAAACAGCAGGCGTTGAATATAGCTCTGATTTGGAAAATTTGCTGTACCATTTAGATGTTCAAGCACAAAATCCTTACAATTCAGATTTTTGGCGTACAGGTTTGGATATCATTGCAAAAGTGTGTGAGGAGCTGAAAAAACGATAATGTATTACCATCTTGAATATTCTGTTAGACACTTTATGTACGGCGATACATATAGAGGGCATGAAGTCTATCCCACAAAAGAGCTGCGTGATGCAGAACTTGACTGGATGAAAACGTGTTACAGCAAGCCGACAGAGCTTGTCTATACAACGTATGAAACCGAAACACTTGGTGAAGATAAGATAATAATATAATGAGGAATTAAGGGAGTGATAGTTATGATTGTCCAAAATTGCGGATGGGATCATTCAGTGGGCGAAGTTAAGGAAGCTCTTGATACACTTTCATATTGGTTAAGAGAAGGTGTGACAGTTGGGATTTTTAATGAAGAAACCAACAAATATGAGTTGCTAAAACCTTTTGATTCAGAAAAAGCTTTTATTTTGGGGGGCATTAACTTATGACGGCACGTGAGATTGCAGAAGATTTTATTTCTAAGATGAATCCGTCTAGGTGGGCTGGCGTAGGTCAAAAACCTGATAACTTTGACACTAGAATTAAAACATACACCATTGATGGTTTTTATGAATATGAGCTTGATGTTTCATATAATGAAGATGAGCTTGGTTATGTTGTTATGCTTGAAATAAGATGGGCAGACGATGGAGAGCTAATTTATGTTCTTGACACTCAAAGGGTTAATTCTGAAGATGCAATCGAATACTCAATCAATTCTCTTATTGATAATCTTTAATAAAATCGAGGTTTAAAAAAATGATTACGGTTGTTTATGATGATACGATGTGTAATGGGCCTTATCGTGTAGAGCACAAAACAATGGAAGATGCGGTAGAGTCTGTTAATAATGATTTCGATAGCCTGATGAAAGAACTGCGAGATGAAGGCTATGAACCTGAATGGATTCGTGACGGCCATCATATGCTTGAGGTTTATGTTCCGAATACGTTTATTAACGCATGGTGGGATTTTGAGTAAGGAGATTTAAAAATGGATATCAATGATATTAAGATGTTTGAGCAGATGATGGTTGATAGCGCATTTATTGACGCTGTTGATTATGATCCGAAGGTGGCTGCACGAGCTGTGGGGGCACGTAAGATGAAAATGAAGGGTGTGTGCTCCTTCAATGAATACATTAGCTACCTACAGACAATTACAGGCAATGCAAAGTTGTTCTGGAAGTATCAGTTTTGAGGTGACGATTATGAGTGAATTTGAAAATCATGTTTTTGATGTTTGGAATCGCTTTGTAAGAAATATGCCTTGCTGTCCAGAAGATGGTTGTGATCGTTGGTGTGATGGTGAGAATATTCTATGCAAAACATATGAAGATGCACAGAAGGTCGCTGATTATATTGATGAAAAGGCTGGACGAGCAATATCTGCTACAGGTTTTTATGATCCAGAAGAAGATAAGAGAATGGGATGTGTAGATAAGTATACTGGATGGTATTATGTCACAATCTGATAAAACAGTTCTTCTAGGAGGAAAAATAATATGAATGAGAAGCAATTTGCAATTGATACACCTATCGGAAAAATTATTGCAGAAGGTCTTACAGAGCCATATCCTGAGATTGTGATTTACCTTAAAAGAAATGATGGCGAAGTAATTAACCTGTCCAGTATCAATTACGAAAGTTGTGGTGATATTGAAAGTTATCTTTGGATGGATGTGTTCAGTGATGAGTACACGAATCATAAGAGCTGGCCGTTTGAAGATTTGACTGCAGATTTTTCTTAATAAATATAAAGGAGTAAAACAAAATGACTACCAACAATCCTATGACCGTAATAACCTCAAAGTCCTTTGGCGCACTGAATGTGGATGTGTACCAGAATGACAAGCACCAGTATTACATGACCCGTGAACAGATTGGTGCTGCGCTAGAGTACAATAATCCTAATAAGGCAATTCAAAACATCCATGTTAAGAATACGGATCGTCTTGACCCTCTTTCAACATTCCTCAAACTGAGGAAAGTTGAAGGCGGAATCACGAAAGAGCGTGAAATTATTTGTTACAGTTTGCGTGGCGTTATGGAGATCTGTCGTCTGTCTCGTCAGCCGAAGGCTGATGCGTTTATGGATTTCTGCTGGGACATTATGGAATCTTTGATGCGTGGCGATACCGTTTTAGCTACTCCTAAGATGGATGCTGCACTGAGCAAAGAATTCATTGACGTAAGACTTCATGCTCTGTTTGATAGTATGAAGAATCTTCAGAGTGAACTTGATTCCACTCGCAAAGATCTCAGTGAACAGATTGAGGAAGCTCGCGCCACCAGCAATGAAGCACTGAATGTGATTAGCAGCGTATCTCAGTGTGTCCATCAGATTAAGGACAAGCAGATGAATGATGCGATTCGTTCTACCAGAAACTTTACTCCTCGTAAGGATGTAACGAGTGACTGGCGTAAGAAGATGTATGAACGCATCAATGTGATTGCGGCAATCAATGAGATGAAGGTTCAGGATGTGTTCCGTGATGTTTACGAATACATGAATCGTGTTTATACCTTTGTCATCGAGGAAGAGCGTAAAAAGTATTGCGCAAAAACTGGTCGTACTGGTCACATTCCTACGATTGATGTGGTTGAAGCAAGTACGATGTACAAGTCTATCTTTGGTGCTCTGGTTGAGGATCTGTATACCGAAGCGGTCAGCAAAAAGAAGGAAGAAGCTACTGAACGGAAAGCTTTGCCTGAAGCAAAAACTATTGAAGCAGCTCCTGAAGTGGCTGTCTGTGATGCTCCTGTGATTGAGGTGGAAGTTAATGAAGTTGAGTCTGAGCCGGTTGCGGAAGAAAAGCCCAAGAAACAGAGCGAAACGGCGAAGATTCTTATCCCGATTCTGTTACCTTTGGCAGAAAAGCTTAATGATAAGCCTCAATACAAGCACACTTATACTCTGATTTACGAGCATATTGGTTATAAGAAGATGAATAATTTATTTATTGCTTATGAAAAAGCTCACGGTAAAGCACCGAATCCGAAGACTAAGGTGTTTATTGAAAACGAAAAGAACCTCGCGTTGTTTAAGAAAGCCGTAAAGCAGCTGATGAAGGAGCAATTTGAAAAGAATTGAGGTACATAAAAAATGAAGGTTTATGTTTTGCACGAATGTATTGATTTTAGCGATTTCTACGCAGAGGATTCTGTAATCATGGTTACAACGGATAAGCTCAAGGTGCTTGATAAAATGGTTCATTTCTTTAATGACTGTAAAGATAGCAATCAGCCGGTAAGCGATGACGAGACGTGGTGCGTTGCTACTGAAGCATCCGTTGTTAGTGGGGATTCTGGAAATTATTATCGCCATCACTGGAAAATTGATGAGTTTGAGGTATAAGAAAATGATGAAATATGGAAACATAACGTGTAAACGATGTGGGGTTACGTGGTATGGGCCAAAGTGTGGAAAGCTCTATTGTGATAATTGCAGAAGGATTGTGGATAGAGAAAAAGATATTAGATGTAAAAATAAAAAGAAACACAAACCGACATTTGTTGAAATTACAAGAATGGCAGATGCAGAAGGACTGTCCTATGGCAAGTATTGTTTAAAATATGGAATCTAAAGGAGACGCAAATATGAACGCAGTATCTGAAAAGAACGAAAATAACGCAGTTGAGTTTAATCCGCCAAAGGTCGATCCTACTCCTAAAGTAAAACATAACCAGGCAAAGAACTATAATATTAAACGCCAGGAAGCTTGCAATGGAACGGTGCAGCCTATTAAAGATGTAGAGGATATTAAACGAATTTCGGAATATTTTTGGAATCGTGGGATGTACCGTGATTGGTGTTTGTTTAATGTTGGTGTATGTACTGGTTTTCGTGCAAGCGATTTGCTTCGTTTTAAGGTTTCAGATGTTACAACGCAGAGGGTAAATGGAAAGTTGCAAGTAAATGCAAATGCAAAAATACGAATGAAGGAAAAGAAGACTGGAAAATACCGTATTGTTTTTCTTCCAGAATCTGCTTTGGAAGTGATTTCTACTTATATCAATAAAGTTAAGCTCCATTATGACGATTGGCTTTTCCCGTCATGTAAAGGCAGCTCTCGCAATTCGCTGAGGAGCACAGGTGGGACATCAATTAGTAAAAAGACTGGAATTATGTATACACACGAGGCAAATCCAAAGGTAGCCGGGGAGCCGCTTGATGTGGATAGTTTTGGACGAATTATGAAAAAGGTTCAAAAGGATATGGCTCTTCCATATAATCTTGGAACACATAGTTGCCGTAAGACATTCGGCTATCAGTTTATGGTACAGCACCGTGATGATGTTATGGCTCTGGCCTGGCTTCAGCACGCTTTGAATCATAGTAGTCAGGCAATCACTCTTCATTATATTGGTCTTGATTCAGAAGTGGATGAGAGATATTACTCTGGAATCAATTATGGTGTGAATACTCATAGTGAGAATTCTTGAGGTGTATGATGGCTGATACTTATATTAAAATCTGGGATACTTACGAGAGCTACTTTGAACCACTTAGTGCTGCTGAGGTGGGGCGTTTGGTACTGGCGATGATGAAATATAAATCGTCTGGAACGGAGCCTGAACTCAACGGAAATGAGCGGTATGTGTGGCCTGCTATAAAGAGAGATTTAATTAAAGATGCTGAATACATCGAAGGTAAGCGTATTTCTGGAAAAGCTGGTGGCGAAAGCAAACGCAAGCAAAGCGAAGCAAACGAAAGCAAAAGCAAGCTAGAAAAAGAAAAAGAGAAAGAAAAAGATAAGATATCGTCTTCGTCTTGTGATGGGACGACAACGACGAAACCTATCGAGGATGTTTTCCGAGAGAATATCGGGAAGCTTGGTGCTACTGGTCAAAAAGCTTTGGCAGAATATGTTGAACGCATGGGCGATGAACTTGTACTTGCTGTGATTGGAAAATGTTCTGATCTCGGTGGTAGCACATGGGCTTATGTACGAAAAGCTTTGGATGAAGCGGAATCTCTTGGCTGTAAGACAGCTGATGATTACCGCCGGGTGTGTCCGATTGGTTGTGGTCGCAATCTTAGAGTGAGTAGGGACACTCAATATGGAACCGATTGGCTAAAAAACGCAACTTTGGACAAAAGTCTTCGTAGAATGAAAATGATAAAAGAGTGATTTTAGTGGAGGAAAGTATGAGTGAAGCTGAATATATTGAGAAAATCAGACTCTTAGAGATGACGGTTGAAGAACAAAATAAACTGATCAGAAAAGCCTATTGCGATTGGGCGGCGCTAGTAGCCTTTTTAACAGCAGCTATATTGTCATATTATATTTTCTTTGGAGTTATTGTTCATTTAAGTTGATTGGAGGTTTGAATTATGGGACTGTTACTTGGTTTGGGTCTGCTTGGCGCAGCGTTTGGTATTGACGCGGTAAAGCAAGCGCCGTTTGATAGAACGTATCGCCGTCTGGAAAACGAATGGGGCACTTGTACATCGGAGGAGAATAAGCGGTGTAACGCTCTTGAATATGCAGTCAAGAATGGTTTGTGTTTTGAGGATGAGAAGGAACCTGTGATTGAGTGGCAGAAGTTGAGAGATCTTCAGTGGAAGTATCAGCTGGCTGGTATCTCTTGGCCGAGAGAATCTGCGATTCGAGATGTGTGTCGTCTAGCAGCTCGTGACCGTGGGTTTGAGTATAAGGGGTATCTGCGAAACACGTTGACGTTTGGTTATATCACTGATCCGAAAAACATTTGTAAGCTTGGTATCGTAGATTGAGAGGAGATTTGAAAATGAATAACACTCGTAGAAAAGCTATTAAGCAGACCATTGACCGTTTTTGTTCCATCCGTAAGAAGCTGGAAGAACTTGTATCTGAGGTCGAAAGTGTAAAATCCGATGTTGAGGATATCCAATGGGAAGAAGAAGAGTATCGTGACAATATGCCGGAAAACCTGCAGGGAAGTGAACGGTACGATAAGGCAGATAGTGCTTGCACAAACCTGTCCGATTCAGTGGATTCTCTTGACGATATGATTAGTGCGATTGGTGCGTTGGATTTTGACTTTGATGATGTAACTACTTCTCTGGAGGAAGCAATGGAATGACTTTTATTTCAAATCCGTTGAAAAGAAGTGTTTGGGCTGTATTTTTGTACAGAGGTAAGCGAGTTGCTTCGTATATTTTACGAGAAAGCAAATTAGGAGATAGGGAGCTAATGGTAGAACGGCTGGCACGAATGTACATGACGGAGCCAGAAAACATTGTTGTAGATATTGAGTTTAGAGATTGAGGTGATAAAGAATGACTGCATTTATGATGTTTGTTTTGAATGTAGTACTGATAATAACAGTGAATAATAATCCGTTTGTGTTTTGATGAAAAAGGAGATTGGTCTTATGAAAAAGTATGAAGTAGTTTGGACGGAACTTGAAGATGGGAGTCTTAGATGTAATGCGAACAACGATGGCTTTAGCGGAATGGAAATTTTATGTCTCCTTGAATTAAAAAGAGATGATGTGAAGGCACAGATGTATAACGATACGAAGTTTACGAGAACTGTTCTTGACATGAATGGTATTCGAGAGAAAATTACCAATAAAACCTAAATTCTGTGGAGGAAAACGAAATGATTATTACTATGTATCGAAGAAAATGGAAATTCTCGGTGATGAGCGCAGAAGACGCAGAAGACTTTATCCGACAGCCACATTTTGAACGGATTCGGTTTATCTCGATCACTGAAGCTAATGGCCATCATATTGATTTTCATAAGTGTGAGGGCAATATTACTTTTCTACCGCTGAAGTTTGATGATTGTACTACTGATTTGGAAGGCACATGTATCACTGAAGTTCAGGCCAAGAACATTGTGAAATTCGTTCTGGACGATCATGAAGCAGATAAAACGGATTGGTTCTGCGTGAATTGTGGCGCTGGTGTGTCGAGATCCGCAGCCGTGTGCGCTGCTGTTATGAGAATCCTATGCAACGATGATATGCCGGTATTTACAAACAGCTACTTCTGTCCGAATATGACGGTGTATAGAGAGGTGCTGAATGCTTGGATTAACCGTTTGTCTGATGAAAATGAAAGTGTTTCGACTGAGATATGGAATACAGTGAATGCAATGGACAAAGATTGATAGAATCCGGGTTCTTGTGGATACTTAACAAAAGGATGTGCAGATCGATGATATAACTATTGATGACGTAGGATTATTAGTAAAATTTTGGTAATTTTGATAATTGTGTTGAATAATATCTTTATGCGGTGTATGCTTGAGGTAACCTCAATACAAGATGGTCAAGCCAAAAGACATGTGAGGTTAATATAATGTGGATTATAATAATCCTGTTTATGGTAGCTGACGTTATGTTTGTGTATAGCATGATGAAAGTAGCTTCGCTTACTGACGATCAGAGCGAGCGGCGGGCAATAGAACATGACCGGAAGGAGTGAATGGTATGGATTTCGCAAGTGAAGTGGATGTAATTAGAATGGATCGGATTCTTGAGCTTATTCCGACCGAGTATTGGGAATGGGATGGCGCTGGTAAAATCACTCTTAATGATATTTCCATTGCACTAAACAATGGGGTGGCAGACACATCTCAGCCGTATGGAGATACTTATAAATACCCTGTTTCTAAAAAGAGAAACAGAGATTATCATATTAGTAGAATCCTGTTTTTTGTAAAACATAAAGATCAGATTAAAGAGTTGGATGTTGATAATATGTGTGACGGGTGCTATATCGCTCCGATTCCAGTAATCGTAGACGGATGGCATAGATATGCTGCGGCAACATGGCTCTATAAGAAAGGAGAATTAGACAAAATTAGCTGCAAATACGGTGGAAGAGAAGATGTTCTGCAATATCTTTGCGGTGAAATAGATGAGCTTCCGCTTGATTGATAAAGTTGATAAAAGTTAAGATTTAGGAGGATATATGTGGATTTATGTATTTGACGAACCAATTCCAGAATACTTCAAAAACGGGAGATCGTATCTTTTGAGTTTATATTTTCATAAATGTTATGGGTATGAGATTAAGAAAGAAACGGATGTTGTTATTGCATCTTGGGATAATTCATGCGGTTGTTTTCGTGAGTCCACAACAAAGCTGGAAATTGATTCGAGAGATATTTCAGAATGGTGGAAAGACATTTGATAAAAGCTGAGATTTAAGGAGTGAGTAGTTATGAAAGTTGGAGATAAAGTTTACGCTGAAGATTGGTGCGAAGGCATTATCGATGAAATCGACGGAGATACTGCCATTGTTGAGTTCACTACTTTTTGCGGAGGCGGAAGACTTTCGTTTTCGTTGGAAGAGCTTCAGTTAGTTGAGTCTGATAAAAACTAAGTTTTAAGGGGAGATACATTATGAAAAAGTTCGTTGCTCTTTTTGAAGGTTGGAACGATAAGCACGACCACGAATGTATGTGTTATGTTGTTGATGTAGATGATGATTTTGAAAGTATTTTGAGCGTTGAAGAACAAGCAGAAAAGATGGCTCGAAGTGAATATCCTAATCTGAAAAATTTTGAGACGCTTTACATCAAAGAACTGCTTAACAGATAAGAACTAAGTTCTAAGAGGAATTTTATAATGATTTTTACAGTAACAATGATTGACTCGTTTAAGAACGAGCAGAATGCGAAATTTAGTTCTCCGGTATCAAACACCAAAGGCATCTATTGGATGCCAGATGATAGTTGGATTGCCGGGTACTTCACGGATTTGAAAGAAGCTATCCAGTCTGTGATTGATAATGTGGCCGATGTCTTTGAACATTGCTATAACTATGCAGTGATTGAAGGGTACGAAGAAGGATTCTATCCTGTGGCCGAGCTGACGAAGTGGTTCAAGTATGATGCCAAGAGCGACAAGGCATTTGAGATTGAACCGCCGTTGCATAATAATGTGCGTGGGTATGCATTTTGAAGAAAGGGGATAAGGAGTTATGAATAGCATAAAATATGACGAGAAGGGCAATAGACTGAATCGAATGCAAGTTATTCGGAAGATGGATAAGTTTCGAGTTTCAATGCTTCTTGAGCAGATTGTCAAGCATTCTGAGGATTATCCGTCTTCCAGAGAAGAATGGTTAAAATGGTTAAATGAACCTGCAGGAGATCGTATTGATGAGTTTTGATAGAACCAATATTTTAGGAAAGAAGGTGTGAACTTATTATAAACAAATTATTGATAAATAATGAGCAAAAGATTGCTATTATATGTATGATGTGTCTGTTGGCCGGAAATATGGCATTGAAAGTGATGCCAAAAATAGAAACCGAAGGCTTACATACATATTATAATAGCCATATCAATCAAAGTGTTGCGCACGCAACAAAAGAAAGAGACGAAGAAAAGGACGACGAGCCTGTGATCTTCGTAAAGGAAATCGTTGAGACGAAGGTGGTGAACTTTAGCCAGGGAAAACATGAACTCACTGATGATGAGCGTGCTCTTGCAGAGCAGATTGTTGCTTGTGAAGCAGGTGCTGACAGTTTGGAAGGCCAGATGGCCGTTGCTCAATGTCTTTATGATTCCGCTGTACTTGATGATCTAACCATCCAGCAGGTCTTTAAGAAGTATGGTTATAATTCATTATATAATAGGAAGGTTACGGCAGAGAATGAGCTGGCTGTCTCTATGGTGTTTGACTATGGTGCTAAAATTTCAGACAAACCTATCCAATGGTTTGTAACCCCGACTGCAGCTCCCGGCAGTTGGCACGAGCGTGGAGCAACCTTTGCTGGACAATTTGGCGCACATAGGTTTTATTATGATTCGAAGTTGGTTGTGGATGATGCTGAGTGAATGGCGTCATCTAAAATTTTGATAAATAATACAACAAAAAGATGTGTAATATATTGACTAAAACAAAAGGCTGTGTATAATATATCTTGAAAGTTGTTTGTGTGAGCGGAAGGCGGTTATTCTTGATGAGCGATAGAAAGGTTTTGAAAGTTATACGGGTTGATGATTTTTTAAAGTATATAAGAAAAAAGCGAGTGTGGGTCTGCTTTGTTTGTAATGGTGTGGATATTCACATGATCTGCAAAAAGATTGACGACATTGGCGTAGAGACGGGTGGGATTGTTAATGGCGTGGGGTTCTTCGGAAATGAGAGTCACATCGAGTTGCGACAAAAATGCCATGAAGTAAGGAGAATTGAACTTAGGTCTGGCTGTGCAGAGAAAGCGTATGAGATGATCTTCGATAATACCAGCGTGTTCGTATCAGAGAATCCTGAGTTGTACGGGCACTAAAAATATTTTCAAAAACCTCTTGACTTCTGTGATTGTATCCTGTATAATGTAGCTATGGAACGGAGCTACATCATTGTAGAGGAGAATGACTATGGATAACAATATTGACCCAAAGGTCGGAGAGGTTTGGTTGGTTGATCTATCCAATGCGACAGGTCATCAGCAGCGCGGCATTCGACCGTTCGTTGTGACAAGTAACAACAAGCGTAACCTCTTCAGCCCAACAATCAAGGGGAATCCGTTATCTTCAAGAATATATAAGCGTTCTCCGGTTCATGTTCTACTCTCAAAGGAAGACTGTGAGTTCCTAGAGGTTGATAGTATCGTTCTCTGCGAAGAGACTGATACACTTAACAAAGGACAGTTCATCAAGAAACTTGGTGTCTTGTCGGAGCGTCAGATGAATATGATCGCTATGGCAAGATGCAAGGATGAACCGTTTTTGCTCGCAGCGTTCCTGAGTGGCGTACAACATACTATAGATTTTCAGAATTTTGCCGCATTTGCTTGATTTGTTCTCAGGTTTAATGGTACACTACATAATAAGAAGGAGTGTGCCACTATGCTTACTGAAGAAAAAATCAAAGCTTTTGCCGAAAAGTATTCTGATAGAAGCGGTGAGTTTGTTATATCGACGCTTAACCATGTTATGGATTATGAGGCCGAGCGTAGGTATGAGTTGTTTGACTTCACAAAAGATGATTTTGTAAAGATGTTTGCTAAATACAATTGGGTGAACTCAAGTCGGTCGTTCAGAAATGTAAAGTCGATAATTACAGGATACATCAAAAGTGAGGATCGAGCGAGCATGTATGACTTAGCTGAATTCTCGGAGAGCGATGTGAGTTCAGACAATATGTACGAGGACAAGTATTTTGCGTCAGTTGATGAGTTTGTTGATTTCTTGGACAAGTACGAAGAGTCATATCAGATTCGTATGAACGTGATTGCTGCACTGTACTGGATTGGACTTACTTCTGAAGAGGTTTCTAATCTGACGATTAACGATGTTGACTTTGAATCGTGTACTGTTTTGAATAAGACCAGTGTTGACGCGAGACTGATGAATATCATCAAGCAGTGTTATGAAATGAAACAATATGATGCCCCAAATATGGGAGGATACAGAACGTTTTATGTCATAAATGGTGATTACATTCTTCGCAAAACAGAGGATAGGACTGGTGCAGACAGTGATTCAAGAATGTCTACGAATACGATTCATAGTTATTTCACGCGTTTGAATGATATTCTCGAAAGAAGATATCATTCAAAGGCTTTAGACCGAAGACATCTGACTAGAAACGGCGAGTATGTCAAGGTTTATAACTACTGTAAAACTCATCCAGAATTTAATCTTGCAGAACTTAGTTTCGGAAATGGTAAAGATCCTCTTGCGGACATTATCGGAAGAAAGTGCAGCAAGGTTGCCTACATTAGTTTCCGGCAAGGATACAAGGGCTGGATCGAATACTTCCACAAAAATTAAAAACAGGGGGCTTCGGCCCCTTGATTTTAACACTGTAACTATATAACACAGGATACTTATTAGAAAGGGAAATGTAGATGAGAACGCTTTTGTTGTTCCGTGGAGCACCAGGTTGTGGGAAGTCCACCTATATTAAAGAGCATAATCTTGAGCAGTACGTATTGAGTGCTGATACACTTCGCCTTATGTGCCAGAGCGCACAGGAAACACCTGCCGGGCAGATGGAGATTTCTCCGCAGAATGATGATGTTGTATGGGAGATGCTTTTCAAACTGCTTGAGGTGCGTATGAGTCATGGTGAGTTTACCGTGATTGATGCAACGAATTCCAAGACGGTCGAAATGAATCGTTATAAGAATCTTGCAAAACAATATCGTTATCGGATGTATGTTATTGACATGACGGACCTTCCGATTGAGGAATGCAAACGAAGAAACGCTCAGAGAGAATGGCTGAAGCGAGTTCCTGAAGCGGCCATTGATAAGATGTACGCTCGGTTTGCTACTCAAAAAGTTCCTTCTGGCGTGACGGTTCTTCCTTCTACTACGGATGTGATGTCCGATTTGAACTACTATCCGAATGACTTCAACCAGTGGAAGAAGGTTCATGTCATCGGTGATATTCATGGCTGCTATACTTGTTTAAGTGAATACCTTGGTGAGATGAAGGACGACGAACTTTATATCTTCGTTGGTGATTATCTCGATCGTGGCATCGAAAACGTTGAAGTATTCAAGTTCTTGTGTGATGTTGTAAATAACAACCGCAAGAATGTGATCCTTTTGGAAGGGAATCACGAGCGTTGGCTGAACAAGTGGGGGCATGATGAACCGGTTCAGAGTGAAGAGTTTGCAAACTACACTCGTCCGCAGCTCTTTAAAGCTGGTATTGATAAGAACACTGCTCGTAAGATCTATTCCAGAGTCGGCCAGTGTGCCTACTTTGAGTATGATGGGAAGCGGTATTTCGTGAGCCACGGTGGTTTGAGTTATCTGCCTTATTTTCTTCCTTTCGTATCTGCTGATCAGATGATCAAAGGTGTAGGTCGCTATCCTGATATGCTAACCGTGGCTGAGTCTTGGGAAAAATCGATGCCTGATAGCTATATTCAGATCTTCGGTCATCGAAATGTGCAGGATGTTCCTATTGATATGGGGCATCGGTGCTACAACCTCGAAGGAAAAATCGAGTTTGGTGGATATCTCCGTTGCATTGAGCTTGAACACGGTCAGCCCGTCAAGTGTGTAGAAACCAAGAATGATGTATTCCGAAAAGAGGAACCAAAGACTGAAACTGCCGTTGAAATGAAAACTGAGTTTGATAACGCAGAACTTGTTAGTAAGATGCGTCAAAGCAAATATGTGTTTGAGAAGCGATTCGGAGATATTTCTTCTTTCAACTTCTCTCGTGAAGCATTTTATAAGAAGCATTGGGATGAGGTTTCTACCAAAGCAAGGGGATTGTTCATTAACACAAAGACGAATAAGATTGTAGCTCGAAGTTATGATAAATTCTTTGCGGTTGATGAGCGGAATGAAACGAGAATTGGAAACCTACAGAACACTTTGAAGTTCCCGGTGACTGCATATTTAAAAGAGAATGGATTTCTTGGTATCATTTCGTATGATGCAGAACAGGATGGTCTGTTCATTGCAAGTAAATCCACTCCTGAAGGGCCTTTTGCAGATATGTTCCGAAAGATTCTCATGGATACGACTTCTGATGAAGACCGTAAGAATCTGAAAGAAGTTGCAAAAGAGAATGGTTCTATCATCTTCGAGGTGATTGATCCTGTGAATGATGCTCATATCATTGAATATAAGAAACCGCATATTGTTTTGCTGGATATTGTTGCGAATGATATGAACTTCAGTGTGATGGATTACGATGATCTGAAGCGTGTAGCTGAGAAGTGTCATCTGCAGATTAAGGAGAAGGTTAAGACCTTTGAGAACTGGAGTGAATTCTATCCTTGGTACGAGGAAGTCATGAACGAGAACTATCTGCATCATGGCTTTGAACACGTTGAAGGCTTTGTTTTGCGAGACAGCAACAATTTCATGTTTAAGATGAAGCTTCCTTATTATAAGCACTGGAAGTTCTTGCGTGGTGTTATGCAGAGCGTTCAGAAGCGTGGCTATTACGAAAACACTGCCAAGCTGTTTACTGCTGAAGATAACCTATTCTATGGTTGGATGCGTGAGCAACGAGAGAAAGATCAAGAGTCTTTCTGCAAGAAGGGTATTATTCAGCTGCGGAATGAGTTCTACGCAAGTCAGCAGAAGAGCTGAATTAAAATAGACATTTTATCGTGATTTTTGTTAAAATAATTAACGAAGTATCGTGATATTTCTTCCTCCGAAAATGCCCTGCGCGGGGCTGACAGCCGGGAAAGACCGGCAATATGGGGATATGGTGAAATGGCAGCCACGCTGGTTTCAAGTCCCAGTGTCGAAAGACGTGAGGGTCCGAATCCCTCTATCCCTACCAGCTCATGTGTAGATGAGCGGATGGCGAAATTCAACTTGCAAATCGGAAAGACGATTGACTGCTGGACAGACAGCTTTTATATGCCGCAGTGATGGAGTGACATACATTGGGCTCTTAAAAAGCTCTGCCTGAAACACGGATCGTGGGTTTGAATCCCACCTGCGGCACCATATCGAGAACGTAGTGTAATGGGAGCACTCCTGTCTTGGGGTCAGGAAGAGCGGTTCGAATCCGACGTTTTCGACCAGTTAGTTTTCCAACATGCTTTTCATGAAATATCTTCCTATTATTCTTGGCTCTCCAAAAATGGAGCAATAGGACATAGCAAGCCAAGTATATAATGCGTCGTAGCCAAGCGGTTAAGGCAGGGTCCTTTGAAGTCCCGATTGCGAAAGTTCGATTCTTTCCGGCGCAATTTATATGCCACAGTGGTGGAATTGACCTACACATCTATTTTAGGGGTAGACGCCGAAAGGCTTGCGAGTTTGAGTCTCGCCTGTGGCACCACGATCATAGAATGGTTGCGTACCGTTTTGTTGATCTCCTTTGACTGCCACTATTATTCCCAGCTCGCCAGTGATGGTGCAGTAGTGCTTTGTAAGCTGGGTGATTATGCAGCGGTCGTACAATGGTTAGTATATCAGCCTTCCAAGCTGAGGATGAGGTTTCGACTACCTTTCGCTGCTCCAATCTCGTATGGGTAGGATTTTTAGCGGTCAAATCCGGCTGCGCCTGTGCGAGATACCACCCCGAAAGGGGCGAGATATAGGAAATGTGCATCACTGTTATTCCTTCCTCGTCTATATGATATAGATGCAATAGTGTTTATAAGGAAGGTTCCCAGTTGAATAGTTGCAGCTGTTTGACTGGTAATATGGGATAGTAGCTCAGTTGGTCAGAGCTGGCGGCTCATAACCGCTTGGTCGCGAGTTCAAATCTTGCCTGTCCCACCAGCCCAATAGGGTATACATAAAATCTGCTAGAACTTTTGTTTTATAAGCGAATGAATAATATGACGTTAATGCGTCTATTATTTTTCGCTCATTTTTGTGGTTTTAGCTATGTAACACAGGATACTAAAAGGAGGTGATTTGGTGAAGCATTATGGAAATATTTGCGAGATTGATGGTTCTAAGATTGAGCCTGTCTCGTGTATCACTGGTGGTTCACCTTGTTAGCCAAGACCTTTCTATTGCCGGTAAGCGGGCAGGTTTGGCTGGAGAACGGTCTGGTCTATTTATGGAAATGATTCGTGTGATAAAGGAAATGAGGGGTGCCACCAATGGAGAATGTCCAAAATTTGCGATCTGGGAAAATGTTAGAGGAGCACTCTCCTCAAACAACGGAGAAGACTTCCGATGTGTCTTGGAAGAATTTGCACACATCGTCGAAGCAGACGCTACAATTCCTAAACCTTCTGGAAAAGGCGGAAAATGGTCTAAATCAGGCGCAATTTCCGGTAATGGATGGTCTTTGGCATGGAGACTCTTCGATGCTCAATATTGGGGAGTGCCCCAACGTCGTCAAAGAATCGCGCTTGTCATGGATTTTGGAGGACAACGTGCCGCAGAAATACTATTTGAGCGCACGGGCGTGCCAGGGAATTCTGACGAGAGCATCCCGACGTGGCAAAGCTTTGCCAGAATTGCTGAAAAATGCATTGTTGGAAATGATCGAGTGGTGGGAGAAAAAAGCTTTTGTATCGTCGGAAACATGATTGACAGAGAAACCAACATGAATGGGACTGGTGTAAAAGAAGATACTGCTTTCACTATAAACACTATTGACCGTAATGCTGTTGCCTACACTTTAAAGATTCATTCAGAATGCGAAGGTGGTGGCAAAGGTGCACTGGTACAGACCGAGAAGAGTGCAACGCTTTCTACATTGCAAGATCAAACGCTAATCTGCTTGGCAGACAACACCTCTTTACATAATTTAAAACAAAAGATTTGTGTCTTGAATGATCAGGGCGGTAGTGTAATGAATGTTTCTTACGATATTGTAGGAACAATAAGAGCACAAGAGCATGGTCATCAACCAATTGTATTTGAGAGCCATAGTCAAGATGCTCGATATACCCAGCAAGGTAATACAAGTCCGGCTTGTACGGCTCAATGGGGAACTGGTGGCAATAATATGCCGCTTGTCGCTGAAAAGAAAGCATTTGCTATGCAGCGCATTGGTGAATACAAGGAAAGTGAACAAGCGAGCACGATGAAATCTCGTGACTATAAGGATGCTACTGACCTTGTAATTGAAAAAAATGAAGTAAATTGCGCTGGATTCCAGCTTGGTTTTAGACCGGAAAACACTCGTTATTATGACGAGTGCGCAACCACACTTTGTAATGGTACGAGACCAGGATGGACGACAGGGTGCATTCTTAATTGGATTGTTCGCCGCTTGACTCCTGTCGAGTGTGAACGGTTACAGGGGTTTCCTGATGGATGGACCGATATTGGCGAGTGGATTGACGAGAATGGTAAAAAGCACAAGCCAGCCGATTCTCCTCGGTACAAGGCGCTCGGCAATTCGATTGCTTTGCCTCAGTGGTATTGGATTTGCCAGAAGATGAAACCGTATATTGGTGAAAATCCTACGCTTGGCAGTCTTTTCGATGGAATCGGTGGCTTTCCACTTGTCTTTGAAAGTACGTATGGTGATGGTACTGCTATCTGGGGATCTGAAATTGAACCGTTTTGTGTTGCGGTGACAAAGAAGCATTTCCCAGAAGATTAAATCTCATAAAAGGCTAATTCAAACAAGAGGTGGTACGATGAACAGCAAAATTCCTATCAATGCAACCATTGATTCCGGTTCCTTGAGTCTTCCGGCAAGTCCTATCTTCCAGAAGGAAAAGAGCACATATCTCTGTCCGTTCTGTGTAACGAAGCTAGAGAAGCTTGAACCGAAATGTCCAGAGTGTCATCACAAGATGGATTGGAGTGTGTGGATGGATAAGAACGCAAAGCACAATTATGCATTTGCTGAAAGTGGTGTGTTATGAAAGATTGGATGCACGCAAAGAAAAAAGAGATTGAGAACATGACTTTTGACCAAGCGAAGGAAATTGTAGAGAAACAAATTCGTCTTGGTAAAGAAGGAGACCAGTGGTGCCCTCGTGAGCATTTAGTAAAGGCTCTCGAAATCATTCTTTCAAAAGCTGAACTTTATGAGTTTAGAACAGATTACAAAGAGCCTCTTCTCGATGACGTTTATAAACATTATGAGTGCCCGGTTTGTTATTACACACTATCAAATCTTGATAACTTCTGTCCACGTTGCGGACAATTACTTGATTGGCGATTTGTAAGGCATTGGGAAAGAACGATTCGTCCAATGCTTGAAAAACTGCAGAAGGAGGAGACACAGAGTTGAATATAGATTTCTTCCAACGGCGCAAGACTCAGCTTGAAGATACGCTTCTTTTGAAAAATCAGGCCGTCGATATGCTTGATTATCTAAAGACGCACTGTATCAACAACGACCAGTATTGTGCCATTCGGGATTACATTGAAGAAGCTGCAAAGATTCTGGAGAGTGACCTCGAATACGCAAATAACAAGCTGCAGTCCGCATTCAAACCTAAGTATGGTCGGAACAATAGACTGACTCGTGCTCAATCTAAGATGTTCCGTGATAGAGAATATTAAAAATGGGGTGATGCCGTATGAACACATGTAAGAAAATATGTAACTGGTGTGGTCGTGAAATCAAGCCGATAGGTAGCGAGCATGGAATCAGTTTTGAGCATCAATACTCTTATGGTAGCCAACTTGATGGTTCGTTTTTGAGTTTTGATTTGTGTCCTGAGTGTTCAGAACGGCTTCCAATAGTGCTCGGCGCAATGTTTATACATAATCCCTTAAAGGACGATTTCTAACGGCGAGTGCCGTATGAAATATAAGCCATCAATAAGCCAGACGGAGGATAACATATAGAATGAATAGTGCATGAATTGATTTAAGACAATAAAAAGAAACATAAGTGATTATCAATGAAACAAAATTACATAAAGGAGACTTGATATGGCAGATAGAATTTTTAATCTTCCTCAGACCCGTGGTTCTTTTGAGATGGCTGGTAAGGTCACCGGCACCCAGCGTAGCAACTTCTATAACGAGAAGGAGACCAAGAATGGTGTTATGCGCCGTGTCCTGAGCTTTGGCGTTCAGACTTCCAATGAAAACACTTTCTATATTGATTTGGCTGGTATGCCTCGTGATAAGGTTTACTTCTGCAGACGTGCCGATAAAGACAAGGGCATCGAGAAGGATAAAAAGGAAGTCGCTTGGAAGGATCGTCTGACTTATGTTGCACCGGAAGGCTATGATATGATTGGCGTTAAGGTCGGTGTTACCAAGAAGACGAATGAGTCTGGTAAGGTCATCAATGACAACAAGACTCTGACCGACTTCGATGCAGCCAAGGAGATCTCCGAGAACCTGCATGACGGTGATAACGTGTATGTTCGTGGCAATATCGAGTACAGCACTTACAATGGCAAGCATCAGATTCGCTTTGTTCCTACTCAGGTGTCTCTGAGTTCCAAGGAAATCGACTTCGATGCAGAGGGCTTCGAGGAGCTGGCTCTGTTTACTCAGACCGTTGTGTACACTGGTTGTCGCAAGAGCGATGAGGGCGATGAAGTAATTGTCGATGCCAAGATTGTGAATTACAACACCATCGAGGATGCTGAGTTCTTCATTGATTATAAGGCAAACACTCAGAATAAGGTTCTGGCTGATTCTATTCGTAAGCGTCTGAAGCCTTATACCAGCTTCGAGTGCTTTGGTCCCATCGTCAATCAGCAGAAGGTTGAGGAAGTTGAGACTGAGAATATCTGGGGTGGTCCTAATAAGATGAAGCGCCAGAGCACTCCGGCAGTTCGTAAACTGTATATCGAGGGTGTTAATCCTGATTCCTTTGATCCGAATCCCGGCGACAAGGATGCGGAGCCTACTTACACTGAGGACAATATTTCCGAGGCACGGGCAAAGATTGCCGCTAATACTCAGGCTAAGAAGGACTTCGACGGCAAGGCTGCTGAGAACGACACTTCTTGGTGGGGTGGTTCTAATAAGTCCACTGCAACTCCTGCAGATGAGGAAGAGGTCGATTGGGGCTAAAATTTTTTAGTATTAGCTATGTAATACAGGATACATAAGGAGTTTAGTTATGCAGAATACTCTTGAGTATACCGCCTATAATGGCATGAAATTTTACATTGTCTACATCGAAGCACTTGAAAAGGAACCTGAAGAAGACTCTCCGATGATGTCTATTGTGTTTACTACACATCCTGAGATTATTGCAGAAGCTAAAGTTGACGCGGAATGCAATGGTGGTGCTGTTCCGGTAGGGTGTAAAGACCTTCTGGTTGATAGCGTGGATAGCATTACTCGTCAGTTGGATTATATTGCCCATGCAGTTGAGACGGGTGACCCATGGTATGAGTGTTTGAAAGTTTAATAAAAGAAAAGATTTAGAGAGGAATTTACATATATGGCTATTGTTTGTGATGCATCTGCTATTCGTAAGAAGCTTCGTATGCTTGTGTATGGCGAGCAGGGAACTGGTAAGTCTCGATTTGCTATGCAGTTCTGCTACATGAAGACTCCTGAAGGTCGTCCGTTCCGTGTTCTGTATCTAGATACTGAGTCTGGTTCTATCGACGATTATCGTGAGGAACTGATGGATAACGGTCTTGACCCGATGAATCTTCGTATCGTTTACACTCAGTCTCTCGCAGAGGTACAGGATTTCATTCATACCGTTGCTGACAATGAGGACTTCGAGGATGAGGATGGTAATGTTTGGCTGGACGCTGATGGTAAGCCTTTCCGTGCCGATGCTATCGTTGTTGACTCTGCAACCATTCTTAATCTAACTACAAAACAGGGTTTAACGAATTTCTCGCAGAAGCGTGCAAAGGTTAAGGCTGCAGCGCAGGGTCTGACCGGTGATGAGAAGTCGGTGAAGATTGAGGGTGCTGGTATGGAGTTGAAGGATTATCAGCAGCTGAACTTTAAGGGTCAGTCCCTGATTCTTGATCTGAATGCGACTGGCGTGAGCTACATCGTCATTTGCCGTGAGAAGGATGAGACTGAAACCAAGCTGGTGAATGGTTCTTCTGTGAGTGTTTCTACCGGTCGCAAAATTCCTGATGGCTTCAAGGGTCAGGAGTACAACGTCGGCACCGAGTTCCGTATGTATCATCCAAGCGATGATAAGTCTATCAACTTTGCTTATTTTGATAAGGATCGTACCGGTGTTCATAATGGCGGCGAGGTTGTCGAAGACCTGACTTTGCTTGAGTATCAGGAATATCTCGACCGCTCTGCAAAGAACCGTGAGGTCATTATCAAGAATGGTCTGAATGATGCAGTTAAGACCGAGATGAAGCTGCGTGCTCGTGAGCTTGGTCTTGATGACAATGATATCAGTGATGATGCTCCCGCAGAGAATGCCTCCGAATCCAAAGAGCCTTCTCTGGACGATATCAAAGCAAAGCTGAACGACCTGATTGCTTCTGCTTCTCCTGTGAAGAAGAGCGCAGCACAGAAGGCTGTTAAGGCGGCTGGCCTGTCTACCGCATTCCGTTCCATGACTGACATCGAGGAACTGAAGAAGGTTGCCGCAATCATGGAGAAGGAACTGGCTTAATGGAACTAACCCGTAAATGCAAGATTTGCGGGAAGAACATTTTCATCGAGCGAGACCGTAGCACTTTTTTCTACGACAAGACTGGGTTTTACCATAAGGATTGTTTTGTAGAAAAAAAGAAAAATCAAAAACGCCCTTGGACAGATGACCTGCTAAGGGCATTTTTTGACAAAGTGAAAGATACTACGGATAAAAAAGTCGATGATCTTCTTTCCAAAAAGAGAGAGCAAGACCATAATCGTGAGCTTGCGCATATCAAACAGGAAGAAAAAAAGATTCTTTTCGACCATATTCGAGATACATACGCCCCGGCGGTTGTTCCTGGCAGCTTCTACTCGAAACTTACACAGTTGATTTCTGGGAATTATTACAAATTTAGAGGTTCTATTCCTCCGCTAGAACTTTACGATATGTGGGTTCTAGCGAAACCCCGACTAGATAAAATAATTGCCGAGAAAGAAGCCAAGGGTTGCGACATGAGCCAGAGATGGAATTACGACTTGGCTGTTTTGCTGGCTCAATATCCTAGTTATCTTGAACGAAAAGAAAAACTAGCTTCGATTCGCAGTGAAAGCGAAAGCGAAACGAAGGAAAACCTGACTGAAACGGTACTGAAACGAATGAAAACAGTACCGAAACAGAGCAAAAACGAGAACGAAATTGATATAAATGCAATTCTCGATGAGATATAAAAGAGGGAGGTGGATGAGTGGAACTCATTTCAAATATCCCGAACGAAATTCTATTTGTTGGCGCAATTTACAAGCATCCTGACTATTTGGTCGAGTATGGGCATTATGTCAAGAGCAAGTACGATTTTGCCGATGAAGCAACAAAATTTTTCTACGATGCAGCGTTAATTATTTATGAAACTCGGACTCAAGAATTTAATAAAACGTCTGTTTTAACGTTTATGGCTGAAGACGAGTCCAGATTGTCACAATATAAGCGGCTGAAGGGCTGGTCAACCATTGAATACTACATGAGTCTTGCGAATGACGATGATATCAAGGGATATTTCAATATCCTGAAGAAATATTCGCTACTTCGTGAGTATCAGAGAAACGGATTCAACATTGAAGGAATCTTGAAGCATCGACAGTTTGAAATGTTTGGTGCTCAGGACATTTACAAATTGATTCGTGGTAAGGCCGACAAGATCAATACTGTTATCATCACAAACGATGATGCTGAGATTTTGAATAATGGTCTGTTGCCAATGGTCAATGAACGTCTGAGTGTTCCTGATATGGGCTTGCCGTTCCAGTATCCTATCATGAATGATTTGTTCCGAGGATTAAAGCTGGGCACGGTAATGTTCAATGGTATGCCGTCTAACGCTGGTAAAACTAGATATATGATGGCGATTGTTGCATACGTCACATTAGTTCAGAAGCAAAAAGCACTTCTGTTGCTGAATGAGATGGATCTTGAGTCAGTCCGGTATTGCTTACTGGTCACCGCAATCAATAATCCTGAGTTTCAAGAGTTGCATGGTCATCGCTTCCACAAGGATGAGCGAGAAATCACCCTTGGAATGTATCGGGATGCAAATGGAAACTTCATCTTTCGAAAGCAAAACGAAAACGGAGAATACATAGAAAGCATTGATGAGTTCACCGCTCGTGTCTACGAGGAAAGCGAAGAGTATCGCAATGTTCTTGATGTTTGCCAGTGGATTGAGAGCGAATCACAAGGCTTGATTATCGCAAAAGATGTTTCTGCTGATTATAGTGACAAGTCCCTACGATTTGAAATCCAGAAGGCAGCTCTCACTCAGGGAGTTAAGTATGTGTTCTACGATACTCTAAAGAACGATATTGCATCTATTGGTGAATGGGCAGCGTTCAAGGTCACGGCCACCGAGCTTGAAGAGATTGCGAAAAATCTAAAGATCTTTATCTATGGTAGTATCCAGTTGGCCGAAAACGCTCATGAGTATCTTCCTGATGAGCTGAATTCAAACAACATTGCTGAATCAAAAATGATTAAGCATGTTGCTTGGACGATGGTTCTGTTCAAGGAGATTCCAAAAGATAAGTTCGTAAAGTATCAATACATCTCTCATGACCCTGAGTGGGGCGGTGACTGTGCCCATCGGCTGAATCCAGATAAGCGGTATTACGTTGGAAACATCGACAAGAACCGCTTTGGTGAGAAAAAGAAAATCATGTTTGAAGTGAATTTGAACCAGAATGTCTGGAAAGAGGTCGGTGTCTGCACCAGAAAGTAAGGAACTACAATGGTAAATATCGCAGATCTGAAAAATTACATTCTTGAAGAACAGCAGATTGAGCCGATTCTGGAGGAACTTGGTTGTCATCACATCAGTCACAAAACTGGATATTACCAGTGTGCGAATCCAGATGGTGACAATAGAACGGCACTCTGCATTTACGAGAATGAAAATCTTACTGCGGTAGATTACACACGAGATATTGCTAATGGAAAGACCAGTTATGATTTGATTTCTGTCGTCCAGTTCTTTCTGGAACTGTCTTTCCCAAAAGCCATTAAGCAAATCTGCGAATGGGTTGGTCTTGACTACTATCACAACTTCGAGGAAGACCTTCCTAAAAGTATGTTGATTTTAAAAGAACTCATCGCCATGCAAAATGAAGGTGAAGAACACGAGGATGACCGTCCGATAGTCCCCATCTCCGAAGCCATCCTCGGTTATTACAAACCTTATGTGAACCAGATTTTTGCTGACGATGGGATATCTTATGAGACGCAGCAGGAGTTTGAGATTGGCTTTGATGAACTGACAAATAGAATCACGATTCCGATCAGAGATGAAATTGGCACTCTGGTTGGTGTAAAGGGAAGATATTTTGGTAAGCCGCCCGAAGGTGAATTAAAGTATTTGTATCTTGAGCCGTGTGCCAGAAACCGTATTCTGTATGGCCTGTATAAGACAGAGCCATATATTAAGAATGAAGGTCTGGTATATGTTGGTGAAGCCGAAAAGTCTGTCATGCAGATGTGGAACACGGATGTTTACAACTGTGTGGCGACTGGCGGTAAGAAGGTTTCACAGAATCAAATTGAAATTTTAACACGTCTTTGCGTTGATATTTGTTTTGTTTTTGATAAAGACGTTCAGCTTAGTGAGCTTATGGTTCTCGCCAATCGATTTGTCGATGGCGTAAGTGTGTATGCTGTAGTAGATGATAAAGGGATTCTGGATGAAAAGGAAGCCCCGACTGATAATCCTGAAAAATTTAAGGCATTGATTGAGAACTGTGTTAGGAGAATTAAATGAATGTAAAACTCTGGAAGGGGAGTAGGAACGACCTATCAGACCCGATTGGAACGATTATGGAGAATAGAGGGGTTGAGGATTATAAGACCTACATGAATCTGGATGATTCTTGCTTAAATTCTCCGTGGATGCTGGACAACATGGAAGATGCTGTCAGGCTGTTGAACAAACATATCTGGAATAAGTCTATTATCTCTATCCTTGTAGACTGTGATGTGGATGGATTCACAAGTGCTTCAATGATGTTTCAGTATTTGAAGACGATTGGTTATTTTGGGAAAATCAATGTTCTGCATCATAGTGGCAAGGAACATGGACTCTCTAAAGAAATTGAGGTTCCACCTGAAACTACCTTGCTGATTATTCCTGACGCTGGTAGTAACGATGTTGAGCAATGCAAGGAACTTTGTGATAAGGGCATCGATATTCTGATTCTTGACCATCACATCTGCGACAGAGAGAATCCTTACGCAGTAATCGTCAACAACCAGAACGGTACATATCCTAATAAGGAATTGTCTGGCGCTGGCGTGGTGTATAAGTTCCTTCAGGCTGTTGATGAATATAATTGGACTGATGTTGCAGACCGGTATCTTGATCTGGTGGCAGTCGGAAACATCGGTGACGTTATGGATATGCACTCGCATGAGACAAAGCGCCTTTGCACGAAAGGTCTGGCACGAATTGTGAATCCGATGATTTGTGCTTTGGTTGAGGCGAATAGTTTCAATATCAAGGGCGACCCGACTATCAATGATATTCAGTTCTACATCGTTCCGATGATGAACGCACTGATTCGTGTTGGCTCATCCGAGCAAAAGAAGCGGATGTTCCGTGCAATGGTCGGTGAGGAACAGACCTTCCAGTATACTCCGACTCGTGGCAAGAATGCCGGTGTCACGATTGATGAGACTCTGGCGCAGCATGTAGCTCGTGAGTGTTCGTCTTGCAAGTATCAGCAAAACAAGACCAAAGACAAGGCTGTCGCAGAGTTGCAGGAGCTGATTGAAAAGCATAATGCAGACCAGAATAAGATTCTCTTCTGCAACTCCACTGGCATTCTTGATAACACTCTGACTGGTGTTGTGGCAATCAAGCTGGCTGAAATGTATGCAAAACCGTGCGTATTGCTTCGTACATTCGCTGATGAACCGGATTATTACGGCGGCTCAATGAGAAATCCTGACGGCTCTCCGATTGAAAGTTTAAAGGAGTTCTTGATGAGCACCGGAGATTTTGAGTCAGTTCTTGGTCATGATAATGCTGCTGGTGTGAAAATCAAGAAAGAAAATGTGCCAAAGGCGATTGCGGATTGCAATGAGCTGCTTAAAGATGTCACGATGAGTAAGGCAATCGTGGTCGATTTTGATTTTGACTACAACAGATTGACCGTTGCATTGCCGAAGACCATGTACGAAATGCATAAAATCTGGGCACAGGGAATCTCCGAGCCGTATTTCTACATTAAAAACGTTCCGCTGATTCATAGTGGATGTGCTCCGATGGGCAAGAACGGCAATATGTGGAAATATTCTGATGAAGAAAAAGGCATTGATTTTGTGTGCTTTGCTGATAATGGTCGGATGATTGGCTGGATCAACAATGATTTCTATGGCGGTCAGGGAGAAAAATACATCAATGCTGTATGCCGGTTATCTTTAAATCAGTACGGAAACAAAGTAACTCCGCAGGCACAGATTGTTGATTTTGAGGTGATTTGATATGGGAAATTGGAAGCGTGCTATCGCCATCGACTTTGATGGAACTCTCTGTGAGAATAATTATCCTGATATCGGTGAACCAAACTGGAATGTGATTTACCAGGCAATTCAAGAACAAAAACACGGTGCTGGTCTGATTCTCTGGACTTGCCGGGAAGGAAAGCTTCTGTATGATGCAATGGAGGCTTGCTTTGATTGGGGTATTCAGTTTGATGCAATCAATGAGAGTCTTCCTGAGTGGAAAGAGCATTTTGGCACTGCTCCTAGAAAGGTTGGAGCTGATGAATATTGGGATGATAAGGCTGTAAAAGTAAAGAATGGAGAGTTGGTTGACAATGAATAAAGTTGGTAATTACGATTTGTCATTAAATTTGCTTGACAAAGCGCATCAATCACTTGCACATACTATTGCAGATTTAGAACTACTTCGGGAAGGTACAGCATTTAATCAGATTTTAAATGATGGTGCTCATATTATTGAACCGGATGAATTGACTCATATTCTTAATAAATTTGCAGAGCAGCATCCAGATTGGGAGATTTGTATCGAAACTGACCACGGATCGGTTAGTGAGAAATTTAAGATGGATCATGTTTTCTATGAAGGTATGGGAGATATGATTGTTCTTGATTTTGAATGAAAAATGGAAAAACGACGATATAGATATTACAAAATTGATTACCGTACATATAATTATACGCTCAAGAAATATCACAACTTACACAGAGAAATCTACGCTGAAAATGCAAGAGATGCAGTTCAAATGCTAAAAAGCAAAGAGTGTAATCGTGAGTTTGAGATTGTTAAAGTCTACTTTGTTGATATTTTCGGTGATAGAAACGATAGGTTTTATCCACGAACTTATGTGATTGATAAAGAAGATTTTGAGTGAGGTGAGTATATGGTTTACATTACAGGTGATATTCATGGTGATTTTAATCGGTTTTTAGAATTGGAAAAGTTTTGCCATGAACACAATCTTGGAAAGAATGACTGGATTGTCTGCCTTGGCGATGTCGGTTTGAACTATTTTGGTAAGGACGACTCTCGTGAATGGAGTATCAAGACTATCGCCGCAGATATTCCGGCAAATCTATTCTGTATTCATGGGAATCATGAACGCCGCCCATCTCGTAAGGATGGTTATAAGGCAAAGGAAATTCATGGTGATATTTGCGGTAATGTGTGGTATGACCCACATTATCAAAATCAGTATTTTGCTATTGATGGCGAAGTCTATCAAATTCTTGCTGATAGGGAAGTATTAAACTGTCTTGTTTGCGGCGGAGCATATTCTGTGGACAAGTATTATCGGCTAGAGTGGGGTTATAATTGGTGGCCGGACGAACAGCCGAATGAGAAGACTAAGAAAAAGATCTGGAATATTACACATGACCCTCAAATCGATGATATTGATGTTATGCTCACGCATACCTGTCCATTCCGGTTCATTCCAACTGAATTGTTTATCGGTGGTATTGATCAAAGCACAGTAGACCAGTCAACTGAAATATTCTTTGATAATATATACGAATGCTATCCTAACGATTGTAAACCATTCTGGTACTTCGGCCATTTCCATGGCAACAAGTACACTGACGACTATGTGATGCTTTTTAATGACATTATTAAGTTTGGAGATAAGGTGAAGAGTGATGGTTAAAGATAAAAATTTACGAGTGCTTGATTATATTGATGGCAAGGAAATACTCATTCAGATGGGAGAGGAAGGTTCGGAACTGTCGAAAGCTGCGATAAAGTTTTATCGTGCAATCGACATGAAGAACCCAACGCCTGTAAGCATTAACGAGGCTTATGAAAACCTCGTAGAAGAATTCGGGGATGTGCTGAGCTGTATCTACGCATACTATGATGATGACGAGGATTGCATCTTGGCGTTTACATCGAAAGCGAATGAGATTGCTAACGAGAAGCGCAAACGCTGGATTAAGCGTTTGAAGGAACGCGACCAGTTTTAATGGTGAAAGGAGAATAGATGTCAGATAATTTTGTAAATCTTCATGTACATACAGCGCAGGGTTCGTTACTTGACTCTATTCTTACCGTCAAGGAACTTGTAGACTTTGCCAAAGAGAATGGTCAGAAGGCTATTGCTGTTACGGACCATGGCAAGATGCACTCTTTTGTTGACCAAGTTAAGGCTTGCAAGGAAGCAGGCATTAAGCCAATCATCGGCTGTGAGGTCTACGAAGTAGATAATCAGAGCGAAAAAGCTGATACGAAAGACTATAAACAGCCTCGTTACCATCTTGTTTTACTAGCGAAGAACGAGACCGGTTTAAAAAATCTATTTAAGGTTGTTTCAAATGCTTGCGTTGATGGCATGTATAAAAAGCCTCGAACTTCTTTGAATATCATTGAACAGAACGAGTGGGGTAAAGGTATCATCTGTCTTACGGCCTGTCAAGTTGGTCGAATGAGTAGATTGCTTGTTGATGGAAACGAGACTGAGGCATGGCAGTTATGGAACAAACTGAAATGGATCTTTGATGACGTATTTATGGAAGTTCAGTCTCATGATACGCCAGATCAGGCTGAAGCTAATGCCAAAATTGCAGCTTTTATCAAAAAGTACAATCTTCCGTATACCATTACAACAGATGCTCACATGCTTTCTAAAGAAGATATTGATGCACACTCTGTCTTTGTTGAGATTGGAGAAGGCCGAGAAGTTGGTGAAAGCTACGTTGACTGCTATCTTCAGACTGAAAACGATGTTTTGAGAACGCTATCAAAGCAGTTTGATGAGGACTTTATCAAAAAAGGCTGTGAGATGTCTGTGAAAATCGCAGACATGATTGATGATATCGATATCGGTCTTGGACAGCCGAACCAGATGCCAGAAGTGAAAATTGAGGGAAAATTTGATTCTCATTTTGATTATCTTCGGCACCTTGTATATGCCACTTTTAATAAAAAATTCGGGTGGATGAGTGAAGTGGAACAGCAAACCCGGCGGAATCGTATTGAGATGGAACTGGATGTTTTGAAGTATGTTGATTATATTGACTATTTCATTATGCTGTATATGCTTTGCAAAAAGGCTGATGAACGCAAAATTCCTCGTGGGTACTCTCGTGGTTCTGGCGCAAATTGTCTTTGCCTTTTTATGGAGAATGTTACTCAGATTGACTCTGTTCGTTGGGATCTTGACTTCTCTCGTTTTGCAAACAAAGGTAGAAAGAGCCTGGCCGACTTCGACTTCGATGTCTCTAAACGTCGTCGAAAGGAACTTATTGCTATTGCAGAAGAACTTTTCGGCAAAGAAAATGTTGCTCCTATCGCTACGTTTAACTCTTTGTCTACAAAAGTTGCCATCAAAGATATTGGCAAAGTTCTGAACGAAGACCCAGAAAGCCCGTATTATATGCAGATTCCGTATGAATTACGTAATGAAATCGCCAAGTTAATTCCGACTGTAAAAACGCTAGATGACCTTGGCGAAGAAGTTGAAAAGGAAGTTCTACTAAAGGATATCCTCGGAAAGAGTAAACAGCTTTCTAATGTATATGACAAGTTTCCTCTATGGTTCAAATACGTTATGCGTCTTGAGGGTCTGCCTAAGAGTATGGGTCGCCATGCTGCCGGTACATTGATTACGCCCAAGCCTGTCATTGAATATTGTCCTCTTTGTATGGACAGAGAAGGCAATCAGATGTGCCAACTTGAGATGCACAATGCCATGGACGATTTGTCGCTGGTCAAGATGGACTTCCTTGGTCTTGAGAATTTGGACATTATTGACGATACGTTAAAGATGGCTGGATTAACATGGGAAGATGTCGATATCAACCATCTTGATCTAAGTGATAAGGCTGTCTATGATACCGTCTACAAGTCGGGCAACACAATTGGCATTTTCCAGATGGAATCTGCAGAAGCACGAAAGATGTGTGTTGAAGCAAAGTGCGATAATGCTGAGGATATCATTGTTGTGAACGCAGCGAATCGTCCTGGTACTAAGGACAGCTTCCCGACGTATTGCTCCAATAAACTTCATCCAGAGACTATCAAACTACTCCATCCTGACATCAAACAGCTTTTTGCTAAGACGCAATACATTCTTCTTTATCAGGAACAGGCACTAGCGGTATTCCGCTATGCAGGATTCCCTGAAACTGAGGTTGACAATGCTCGTCGTGCTATCGGCAAGAAAAAGAAAGATGTTATGGCATCCTTGGAAGTTCAGTTCCGAGATGGTCTTCACAAGAAAGGATGGAATGATTACCAGATTTCTGAGATGTGGGCACTAATCTTGAAGCAGGCTTCTTATTCCTTTAATAGAGGCCACGCAGTTGCGTATGGACTTCTTTCTTACCTGACGGCTTACCTGAAAACTCATTATACTGAGTATTTCATGGCTGCGTGTATGATTACCAAGGAAGATGATTCTGGCAAAATGGGTGTGTTTATCAACGAATGCGACCGTCTACATATTCGTGTCCTTCCTCCAAGTGTCAACAAGTCTGATATGGAATTTAAGGCTGATGCGGAAAAGCACACAATCCTGTTTGGTTTGAAAGCCATTAAGGGAATGGGTGAGAGTGTCGCTTCAGGAGTGATTGCAGACCGTCCATATTCTGGACTGGCAGACTTTGTTCAGAGAGCAAACGGTGGTAAGATTGGAACCTCAAATGTTGTCAAGTTGATTAAGGCTGGCGCTATCCCGACAAAGGATAAGAAAAAAATCTTAATCACTTTTGCAAATATGGTTTTTGAGAATGAGTATAAAGAGAAAGGATTCCATGAGATGGCATCCCTTCCCAAAATCTCTGTTCTTAAAGACGAATATGGCATTGACACAAATTATATTAAAGATAAGTCTACTAGACTTGCTTTATATAATAAGGCAAGAAGGGTGCGCTGGGAGGCAGATGCAGAGAACCGAAAGAAGGAAAAAGACAAGAAGCGAAAATCTTTCATGCAAGCGTTTGCCGAGAAGTATATGCAAGACGAGCACATGTGGGAATTTGAAACCCTTTCAATGTTCTTGACTAGCAATCCTATTAAGGAAGCTTGTACATATATTGATTCCAGTCTTGATACTGTAGAGGATGGCGGTAAGGCAACTGCTATTTGTGTCATCGTAGATATCCAAAAAAAGAAGGATAAACGTGGCAACCAGTTTGCGTACTTACATGTTTACACGACAGGTGGTATTGTCGAAATGATTTGTTGGGCATCTCAGTATGCACGATATTCAAGTCTGATTTCAAAGGGTAGCGATCTTGCAATCCTTTGCAAGAGAAAAGAAAATTCGTACATTGTTGAGAAGATGAAGCCATACAAGCAGTGGCTGCAAGATAGAGAGATAGCGTAAGAGGGTTGTAAAGTGGCAGATAAGAAGTTTAATGAAAATATGATCCGTTGCTACATCAGGATAAAACGAGTCTTTTATCCGAAAGATGGGAGGGAGGTGGAGCCCGGCGGCTTCGCCACTTTCTCTGCCGAGGTGGTAAAAGTCAAGCAGGGACATCCTATTATGAGCCGATACAGCGACCTACGGCTAAAAGGCAACGTTCCTAGCCTCGATATGAATAAAACTTATTCGTTCTGTGGGGAATATGTTCATCATGAAAAGTTTGGTGATCAGTATAAAATCATCTATATGAATGAGTTTCAAGAGATTACTGACCCGGAAGAACAAAAAAGCTTTCTCCGTTTTATCTTGACTGACCATCAGTTTGAGATGCTTTATGAAGCATTCAAGAATCCGTATGAAATCATCAAGAATGGTGACATCAAGTCTCTTTGTACTGTTAACGGTATTACGGAAGGTCGAGCACAAAAGATTATTGACTCTTTTGAAAACAATATTGATAACAGTGAGGCGTACACAAAGCTAATTGAGTACGGTCTGACCCCTAGTGCTATTGAAAAGCTTGTTCGTCAGTATCACGGTGCAGACATTCTGGTAAAAAAGATTGAGGAGAATCCTTATGTCTTGATTGATGATGCGTATGGCATCGGCTGGAAAAAAGCTGACGCTCTTGCTTTAAATATGGGCTTAAAGCACAATTCGCAATTCAGAATCGAAGCCTACGTCATGCATTTTCTTGCCGACCGTGCTGAAGAAGGTAACTCTATTATCTCGGCAAACCAGACAATCAATAGCTGTATCAAGGAACTTGAATTGGACGAGGGAGATCAAGAGGTCATCAAGAGGGCACTTTTTCATCTGCATGATGTACGTGAAACACTTTGGTGGAGCGATGACCGTCAGGAATTTGCTCTAACTAGAGTGTGGAATCTGGAAGATAGTATTGCGAAGGAAATCAAGCGTCTGGCGGATGCTCCTGTTGAGCCGATTGGTCAAAATATGGATGCAGCAATCAATGAGGCCGAAAATGCGCTTGGCATCAAGTATACCGAAGAACAGAGAGATGCCATTAAAAAGGTATGCTCTAGCAACGTCTGTATCTTAACAGGCTACGGCGGAACTGGCAAAAGTACCGTTGTCGCTGGTGTCTTAAAAGTTCTTCGTGGTAAGTCTTTTGCACAGACTGCACTCTCTGGCCGTGCTGCCGCTCGTATGCAGGAGATTACTGGTCAGGATGGAAAGACGATTCATCGTCTCCTTGGATATGACATCGAGAACGGTGGGTTTGTTCACGATAAGGACAATCCTCTGGATGAGGACATCATCATTCTGGATGAGACCTCAATGGTTGGTGCTCAATTGTTTTACGATTTGATTCAGGCAATCGAAACTGGCAAGCGATTCATCATGATTGGTGATGACGGCCAGCTTGAGAGTATCGGTATGTGTAACATCTTCAAGGATATGCTTGCATCTAAGGTTGTTCCTGTGGCTCGTTTGACTAAGATCCATCGTCAGGCAGCCAAGTCTGCAATTATCACGGAGAGCATTAAGGTTCGTAACGCTACGCAACTGGTTCCTTATGGCTGGGCTGGTAGTGAGATTCGTGGTGAACTTCGTGATTTGGAGCTTGATATCTATAAAGACGCAAGTGAGTCATTCAACCACATCATCAATCAGTACCGTACCTTATATAATAAGGTAGGGAATGATAGTGCGAAGATTCAGATTGTACTTCCACAGAAGCTGCGTGGCAGTATCTGCACTTATGAAGTCAATAATGCTATTCAGGAAATTGTGAATCCGAGTCGTGGTCAAGCAGAAGCAAAGGTCACAATCTATGGTGATGGCAAGGATAGGGTGTATACTCTGCGTGAAGGTGATCAGGTCATCATCAACAAGAACAACTATGAGCTTCACACATACAATCTCAAGACAAAGAAAAAAGAAGAGAAGTGTCCGGTGTTCAACGGAAACCGTGGCATTATCCGAAAGATTGAGAGTAGTTTTATCCTGGTTGATTTTGACCAGTGGGGAACGATTTTCATTCCACATTACTTTGGTGGGAATAACATCTGGGCAACACTTGAACTTGCTTATGCTTTGAGTTGTCATAAGTTGCAGGGCAGTGAGGCTCCGTATGTGATTGTTGGCATGGACAACTCTGCGTACCTGATGCTGACGAGAGAATGGCTCTATACGGCCATCACTCGTGCCAAGAAGTATTGTGTGATTTGTGCCGAAACTCATGCTCTTGATCGGGCTGTAAAGACTTCGAGAGTTCCATATAAGCAGACGTTCTTGAAGGAATTTTTACGGAAAGAATTTGCAGAAAAGCATTGACAATTATGTGCGTGTCCTGTATAATATAGTTAAAAAGTCTTCATCCCGGAGGCTTAAAATTCTCTCTTTAACTATATAATACAGGATACGGGAAAGAAATGGCTTGCTCGTAACGACAAGCCTTTCTTTATTAGCTATAACTATATAACACAGGATACGTAAGGAGGCTTTATGACAGATAAAGAGCTCATAGGTAAGCTTGATGCGATGGTTAAGGCATTGCAGAAAGCAAAGAAGAAGACGGACAAGACCCGCATTTTGCTGGATGCACGTAAGGATTTTGGAGATGAAGCTGATGAACTGATGGCGTTTTTCCGATTCCTGCTCGACCCGGCAATTGTTACCGGACTGTCGGACGCAAAGATCAATAAGAAGGTAACTGCAAAGCCGGATATCGACGTTCAGTATCTCAGCTGCGGATACCTTTATATTATGGGTGCTGGTCACAATACCGGCTCTGATGCATCTATTGCAACAATCCGGAATTATTTACATAAAAATCCTGAGTACGAAGAGTTTCTGAAACGACTGTTTACTAAGAATCTGCCAATTGGTGTGGAAGCAGCTACCATCAATAAAGTATATGGCGATGAAATTGTTCCTGTCTGGGAGATTCAGCAGGGATACCCGATTGATAAGGTTAAGCTGAAAAAGGGCACTTGGTTCAGCCTTAGCCAGAAAGAAAATGGCAATAGGGGAACTTTCTTTAATGGTGACCTTATTTCTCGGCAGGGACAGAAATTTCAAGGTCTTGACCATATTAAGAATGATCTACTGACTCTGTATGATGGTGATACAGAACTGGTAAACACACGTTTTTTTGATGGTGAACTGATTTATAAGAATCCAGAGGGTTGGCCGGACGGACAGGCGTTTCGGTATGGCACTGGCTTATTAAACTCGGACAATAAGGACAAGACTGGTATTAAATTCGTTATCTTTGATACGGATTTCGCAAGAGACTTCGTTCAGGATAAATGCATCACACCATATATGGTACGGCGAGAGTATTTAAACGAGCTTCGTAAGAAAATTAAGGAAAAGCACCTTAAAAATATTGAGATTGTACCGATGATCTATGAAGGTATTGATCAGAGTGTGATTCCTCATGGGCTTGATTATGCGGTCGAAATGGGATGGGAAGGTTTGATGTTGAACACCAACGTTCCTTACCGCCGGGCTCGTCACAATGGTTGTCTCAAGATTAAGCGTTTCTATACTGTTGACCTGCGAATCACAGCAATCGAGGAAGGTCAGAACCGTCTGGCTGGTACGATGGGTGCTCTAGTTGTGGACTACAAGGGCAATGAGCTTCGCATTGGTTCTGGTTTTGATGATGCTACGAGAGCTGCTGTGTGGGCGAATCCTGATAATTACATCGGTAAGATTGTGGAATGTAAGTACAAAGAGGTTAGCTGTGATAAGAAAACTGGTGCTGAATCTCTGCAATTCCCGACCTTTGTGCGATTCCGAAACGACAAGAACGAAGTGAGTTACGGATAAAGGAGTAGATATGAAAACTTATTACGCAGTAACCGAAGGTGAATATTCAGATTATCGGATTATTACTATCACTGAAGATAAAGAAAAAGCGGAAAGAATCGCCGCAGCCTACGACGGTGATGTCGAAGAGTACGAGGATTGTATTATAAATCCGATTGGTGTTTGGAGGATTTATTACAACGAAAAAACTAAAAAGTGGGCTGTATGGCATTCTAATAGAAACATCGAAGATATCAAAGATGGAGAGTGGGGACCTGATTATTTTGAGCCCACCTTTTCAATGGGAATGACATGGGCTATTTATGTTACTGCTGAAAACAAAGATCTTGCTCTGAAGATTGCTTATGATAAGTATGCTCAGTGGAAAGCCGAACGGAAAGGACTGATTTAAAATTGCTACTTTTAACGCAGGGCGGAGAAATTATAAATCTTGAACGCATGGCGATCATTGATGCCGCAAGCCTTAATGTTTACGCACGACAAGGCATGGGTGAACGTGGAATTATTCTTGGTAGTTATAATTCTGAGAGCAGATGCTACAATGTTATTGCAGAAATTTATGACGAATATGCACATGGACAGGATGTGTATTCTATGCCGAAGGATTAACTATGAACGACTTCCGAAAACTAGCCATCCCAAAGAAAGAACGACTTGAAGTTCAACTTACTGATGGCACAGAAGAACACGATATATTATACATAATTACATCTCTAGCCACTATTAAAGGTGCTGAGATTTTTAAAAATTTTCGTTTGTATTCTGTAGGCTCCGCCGGGGAGCTCAACTTATTAGAGAAGCAAGACGGCGATCCCTACTTTGATAAGCTGAAAGGAACAGAATATGAGTAATTCGATGAATCGAGAAGACCGGCGCAGAGAGCAGCGTAAGGCACGAATCCTTGCCCGGCGAATCAAGAAGGCCGGTGGTCCCGACTTTCTGGCTGAAATGCCGGTTGAAGAGTGGGAGCCAAAGATTGGTGATGAGGTTACTATTAAGGTAAAGAGGATTCAGGGCAAGAAGGACTTCTTTAAGATGAGTCCTCAGTATCAGGACTTTATCAATAGCCTTGAGGATGGAAAGCCTTACAAGATTACCAGTACCGGTATGAAGGGCCAGGTTTACGGCATTGACGCACATCCTTATTTTCAGATTTGGAAGGGTGATATGGAACCCTACAAGGAGCCCTAATGAGGATGTACTTCAGAACGGACTATCACAGTTATGTTGCTACAATAGATACTTTTGTTCAACTTAAAAAGGGTAACGCATACGAAGTGTTCGCAGATTTGGATGAATATTACATTATTATGATGGATGGTATGCCATTTGAAAAAGAACTAGGCATCGTAGTTGTGATTCCAAAAGAAGATCTCGAAGATGATGTATATGTCGTGACTGGCAAGAGCGAAAAACTTGAGGAAGGAGGTGGGGCGATATGATTGGTATTGACCATCGTGAGCAAGGTCGTAAGGAACGAGCCCTTGCAGAATATTACAGAACCTTGGCTCGATATCACACTGAATGTGGAGATCCGATTACATATCAGTTGTCAGAAGAGCAGCTTAAACAGGTTCTCTGTGGAGAGGTTACTGTGGATGAGTTGATTGAAAGAGGTGAGGTAAGTGGCAGTTGACCAATACGGGAATTCATTTAGTGTTGGAGATTATGTGTTGATTACAGAGGTCCCATCTGGCCTCCCTTATTTTGCAATGATTTCGGTTGTAAGGGTCGAAAAAATCGAAAAAGATAATCATCAAAAAGATATAGTTTATTTCGAACGATGGTATCCGATTGAACAACGTGGAGAACTTATTTACCGGGAAGCAGATGATTGTGTTGTGACAACTGAACATAACTATCTTGTTTCACTAAAACGTAGAGATGAATGGGATAAAGAGGTGAGGTAAATGAGAGACAGGATTAAGATGTGGATCGCCTTCATTAAGATTTTTAAGGATTATCTTATTGCGGTCGGAATCATGATTGCGTTGTGGTTGCTGTCTTGTCTTATCAAATATGAGATTTCAGTATCCAGTTTTCCAGATTGGTTTAAGTTTGCACTTCTAAAATAAAGGAGGATTAAATGGTAACCGATATTCTTAATAGAGAAATTCATATTGGCGACACAGTTCTTAGAGCTAGAACTCAAAAAGGTCGCGGAGTTCTTTGGAGCATTCATAAAGTTGTCTCCATTATGAACGTAATGATTAAAGTTCAAGATGGAAAGTACACTTTAAATGTCGCACCTAAAAATTGCATCGTAATTGGTGAGAACGACATTCCTGAAAACTGGCAGGACGAATATTAAGGAGAATTAAATGACAGTTGATTTGATCGCGTACACACAGCGAGTTGTTCCTACAAGTGATAAGAACCCTTTAGATATTGTGGAGGAAGCTGCGAGTATTTGTTATGACTCTTCAATGACTGACGACTATAAAATTGCTAAAGGATGTAAAGCCAGTGGTCACTATTCTGTGCTTGAACACATCAACTTTACGTTCTACGTCAAAGATGTAAGTCGAGCACTTCTGGCACAGATTAGTCGTCATCGACATATTAGCTTGAGCTGCCGCAGCCAGCGTTATTGCAGCGAGGATGGATTCAAGTATGTGAACCCGTTTACCGGTGAAGATGCTGATGTTTTCGATAATATGATGTCGGACATTGATACCGATTATCAGATCCTCAAGAAGTATCACAACGCCAAAAACGAAGACGCCCGTGCAGTTCTGCCAAATGCTTGCTGTACAGAGTTTTACATTACAATGAACGCTCGTGCTTTGATTGAGATGAGTCATCTTCGACTTTGTTCTAGGGCTCAAAAAGAAATCCGCGAGATGTTTACAGAAATGAAGAAGGAAGTTGCACAGGTTTGTCCTGAAGTAGCAAACTGGATGGTTCCTTCTTGTGAGGCTAATCCGAAGTATCCGTTCTGCCCAGAGGGTCGTGGTTGCTGTGGTCGTCACCCGAAGCTGGCAGATGTTTATAAGCCTATTGAAAAGAACAAGGAGGTTATTGATGGAAACACTTGACGAAATTAAGAAGAACGTCGATCATCCGTCTCATTACGGCGGTGCAGACAATCCCTATGAGGCCATCAAAGTGCTACGGGAGTGGCAGTTAGACAAGGATGCTTATCTTTGGAATGTTGGTAAGTATCTAAGCCGGGCAGGTCACAAAGATGGTAATTCTCAGCTTCAAGATTTAACGAAGGCACGTTGGTATTTGGACTATAAGATCCGGCTTTTAGAGGAGCAGCAGAAGATTACTGAAAGTGTCGTAGATACGCTAAAGAAGATTCCTGATGAGACTAATGATAAGCTGACTACGATGCCAAATAGCTCGCATGATTATCCTACTAGCAATGAGTGGGCTGGGCTTACTTGTCATCCAATCAACCAATCCGACAAATTAGCAAAAGCAGAGCCGATGTGCAACATCGAGACTGCCGTGATTCCTGATTGTGCCGATGAGGTCAAGTTTTAAGAGGTTTACATAAATGAGATACAACTGGAAGTTACCTATTATCGTTATTTGCGTCGTGTTGATTTCCATTCTTGGCATGACCTTTATGGTGCAGGGGCCTAAGAACACGGCCATCTCTTATGAAGAGCAGATTCAGGAAGCTAAGTCTGGCATTGAAATTCAGGAAAAGCGCAGAGCTGATCTGATTCCAAATTTGGTTGAAACCGTCAAGGCTTATGACCAACATGAGTATCAGACTTTGATGGATGTTGTGAATGCTCGTGGCACTTCCGGTCAGACTGCTCAAGAGATTACGACTCAGATTGCAGCTATTGCGGAAGCATATCCTGAACTGAAGTCCAGTGATAACTACAAGGAGCTTATGAATGAGCTATCCGTCACTGAAAATTTGATTGCAAACTATCGTGGCGATTACAATCGTGTCGTGAAGGAATATAAGCAGAGCGTTCGTAAGTTTCCGAACTCCTTTCTGCTGGGTCTGACTGGATATGAGGTTCAGAATTATGAGTATCTGTCCTATGAGGGGAATGAGGCAGCACCGGCAGTCGGCAACCTTTTTGGAAATCGGTAATGCCGAAATTACTTATCGTGAGTTGATCGTCAGTGTTGGTATTGTGTTCATCATGCTGATACTTGGTAGCGTTATCGCTGGAAATATCACCAGAGATTCGCTTGAGCAGAAGAAAGAATATAATACAGCAATTTCGATTGAGTCCGAAAATATGTTCGATTATGGAATAAGAACTAACGTAGGCAACGCCTTTTGCCAAGGCGCATTAGAAGCAGTAGATACCGTAAGTGATTCACGTATCGACGGACAGTGGATGTACATCTATTGCGAAGAAAAGCATTATACGATGCATACACGAACTGTAACTACTACGGATAGCAAAGGCCATACAAAAACAAGAGTCGAAACGTACTGGACTTGGGATTATTACAGTTCAGAAGAACACAATTCTAAGAATATTACGTTTCTTGGCAAAGAATTCAAGTATGGTGACATCAAAATGCCATCAAGCAAGTACCTGACAACTGTACAAGTCAGTCCTCATGTGAAATTCGAGTTTTATGTCAAAGAAGTTCATTATGATGGTACGTTGTTTGCAAATTTGAGCGACGAAAGTATACATAATGCACAATTCATTAAGGATAAAAACATCGAAGAAGCACGAGATTATATGATTTCTGCAGCTGGTACACGGGTGATTTGGTTTTGGGTATTCTGGGTCGTATTGATGGTAGTTGCGGTTGGAGCTTTCTATGTGGCAGAAAATCGTTGGTTGGAAGATTAAGGAGTGATTGCATGGAATATGTGATTAAACGCGATGGAACGAAAGTTCTTTTTGATAAGAGTAAGATTGTAAATGCGATTGAGAAGGCGATGAATGATTCTTCAGATCCTGTTGACCACAAGCTGAGTGATAGTATTGCATCTGAAATCGCGGCCATTGACTCTACTATGGATGTAGAAGCGATTCAGAATGCAGTTGAGAATCGTCTTATGCAGAGTGGCTATTACGAGACGACTCGTTCTTATATGAATTACCGATATCTGCATGGTATTGCTCGCAGCAATTACAAAGAGCTGATGGATGCAGTCGAGGAGAAACTTCTCGGCAAAAAGATTGATAACCAGAATGCCAATGTTGATGAAGCATCTTTTGGCGGTCGTATTGGCGAGATGAGCCGGGTGGTTTCCAAGCGATATGCCCTTGATTATTGCATGTCTAAGATGGCTCGTGAGAATCACGAGAACAACGAAATTTATATCCACGATCTCGATAGCTACGCAGTTGGTATGCACAATTGCTTGAGTATTCCGTTTGATGATCTGCTTGCGAATGGTTTTAACACTCGCCAGACTGATGTTCGTCCTGCACAGTCCATCAGTACGGCATTCCAGCTTGTCGCAGTCATCTTCCAGATTCAAAGTCTTCAGCAGTTCGGCGGAGTGAGCGCAACACACCTAGACTGGACTATGGTTCCTTATGTACGGAAGAGCTTTTCGAAGCATTTTAAAGATGGGATTAAATACATTCAGCCTGAAGATGACCCCAACAGAGTACCCAAAGAATTATCTTTTAACGACCTAGAGGCTAATGATCCAAGGAATGCAAAAGTATATCAGTACGCAATGGATATGACAAAGCGAGAATTGAATCAAGCAGTCGAGGGAATGTACCATAACCTAAAGTGATTTGGGCGACTTAATAGTAATATTAAGAACTTACCTATCTAAACGGGGAACGTCTCATTGAGATAACCTACCGTGCTAAATTTATGCTGTCACAAAATACAAATTAAAGGAGGTGAGTATTTAATGGAACAATATTCTGTGTATATGCATGTGAATAAAGCGAATGACAAAAAGTACATTGGGATAACAAAACAAACCCCGGAAGCAAGATGGGGAACAAATGGGCGAAATTATCAAAATAGATGCCCTCATTATAGATGCCCTCATTTCTGGAGCTCAATTCAAAAATATGGATGGAATAACTTTGAACATATTGTTGTTGCATCTGGTCTTTCAAAAGAAGATGCCTGCAATATGGAAATAGATTTGATAGCTAAATATAGAACCCAAGACAAAAATTTCGGGTATAACATTCTTGAGGGCGGAACAGCTCCTTCTTTACCGGAAGAAGTTCGTAAGAAAATGTCAATTTCAATGCGTGGAAACAAAAATGGAGCCGGACATCCATGCTCTGAAGAAAAGAAGAAGAAAATATCAGAAGCTCAAAAGGGAAGAAAGTTCTCTGAAGAACGAAGAAAGCATCTTTCTGAGGTCAAGAAAGGGAAACCACATGCGCCGTGCTCAGAAGAAACCAGAAAGAAAATTTCTGATTCTCATGAGAAGCTTCCAGTATACTGCGAAGAAACAGGTATTGTATATCCATCAATCCAAGGATGTGCGAAAGAACTTGGAGTGCAAGCAACATTAGTCTGCAGATGCTGCAAAGGAAAGCAAAAATCCACAGGAGGATTTCACTTCTCTTACTATAAAGATGAAGAATGTGCGTGACAGCATAATAAAAGCCTAACGACTATCCCGTAAGGGAGTAGGGCCAAGCGGCTCGAAATGATATGGCCCCTCTTATTGAGGGTGAAGATATAGTCTGATCTATATGGTGACATATAGCTGGATTCGTTCCGGGCAAGGAATTAGCGAGCTTTGCTGAACATCATGGAATACACTTCAATCTCGTAGCGGAAATCAGCTTCCGTTCACGTCTATCAACTATGGCACATGTACATTGCCTGAAGGCCGAATGGTTATTGAAGCATTGCTAAATGCTTCCATTAAGGGTATCGGCAAATTACATAGAACTAGCATTTTCCCTTGTGGTATTTTCCAGATGGCTAAGGGAATCAATCGTGCTCCCGGAGACCCTAATTACGATATGTACCAGCTGGCACTGCGTTCCACTGCACAGCGTCTTTATCCTAATTATGCCAATGTCGATTGGAGCGGTAATGAAGGATACGATAAAAATAATGTAAAAACGTATTTTTCGACGATGGGCTGTAGAACTGCAAATGGTTGGGATGTCAACGGCTTTGAGCAGTTGAAGGATGGCCGAGGGAATATCTGTCCTGTTACGATTATTCTTCCTACTCTTGCAATGGAAGCGAAGGAATATACCATTAAAAACGCTACTGGAGAAGACCTTGAAGGACAGACTGTAGCCAAGTTTATGTCCATTCTTGACCAGAAGTTGCATGAAGCAAAAGATATGCTGATTGAACGCTTCGAGTGGATTTGCTCTCAGTCTCCTGAGTCTGCAAAATTCATGTGGGAGAATGGAACAATGGCCGGATATGACGGAAAAGATATTCGTTCTGCTCTGAAACATGGCACGTTGGCTGTTGGTTTGCTCGGCATGGCTGAAACTCTTCAGATTTTGATTGGAGAAGATCAAACTTGTGATAATGGTCTTGAGCTTGCAAAGAAAATTTGTCAGCTCTACAAAGATCGCTGCGACGAATTCAAGCACAAGTATTCTCTAAATTTTGGCGTGTACTTTACGCCTGCAGAAAACCTTTGTTTTACTGCCATGCAGAGATTTAAGGCAAAATATGGTGATATTAAAAACGTTTCAGACAAAGAGTTCTTCACTAACAGTGTCCATGTTCCGGTATGGCGAGAAGTGACACCGTTTGAAAAGATCGATATTGAGTCTCAGCTTGACGGATATTCAAGCGCAGGCTGCATCGCGTATGTAGAGCTCGACTCGACTGTAAAGAATAATCTCGGTGCGCTGGAAACAATTGTGAACTATGCAATGGATCATGACATTCCGTATTTTGCAGTGAATGTTCCAAATGATACCTGTATGGAATGCGGTTATTGTGATGAGATTGGTGATACTTGCCCTGAGTGTGGAAGTCATAATATTCGGCGTCTTCGTCGTGTGACGGGTTATCTCACGGGCGATTACACTACAGCTTTCAATCTTGGTAAGCAGCAAGAAGTTGAGCTTCGTGTTAAGCACAATCGAGTGATTCATTAACGTGTAAGTGGTGGGTTGGTGGGATTACATATGAAAGAAATTATTGTTTTCTTTGTGATTGTATGGGTTATCGCCTATTACATTTTAAAAGATAACTACAAAGATTGAGGAGATATTTATGAAGAAATTTATGGCAATTTTTGTTGCATTCCTCGTTGCGGTTGGCGCGGTGATTTGTACCGAGCGAGTGCATACTGGTTATGTTGGTGTTGTTTATTCCGCGAAGGGAGTCGAGCAGCAAACTATTTCTCAGGGCTGGCATTTTATGAGCCCTCTGAAGCATGTGTCTGAGTTTCCGATTACTCAGCAGCGAGTGGTATTTTCTAATTCTCCGTCCGATTATGGCGCAAAGGAACACGCAGATTGGCACATTGATGCTCCTGCCAATGGCGGTACGATTGCAATCAACCTGACTGTCAATTATAACTTCCTGCCGGAGCATGTTGTTGAACTGTACACCAAGTTTGGTGGTATGGACGGTGAGAGCCTGATGGAGAGCAAGATTCAGAACGATATTATTGCTTACGTCAAGGAAGTTACTCCTCAGTTCAGTGTCATGCAGATTTATTCCGATGACCGTGCAGGTGTTAATACCGCAATCACCAACTATCTGAATGAGAAGCTGACCGCAGAATATGGTATCAATGTTTCTTCCGCACTGATTGTTGATGCACAGCCTGATGATACCCTGATGCAGAAGATTCGTGCCAAGGAGCAGGCAAAGCAGGATGCAGAGATTGCAGAGCTGAATAAGCAGACCGCTCTGGCTCAGGCAGAGACTGATAAAGTTAAGGCACAGACGGAAGCTGACGTTAAGATGATCGAAGCACAGGCCGAGGCTGATGCAAACAAGGTACTCTCGGAGTCTATTACTCCTGAACTGATTCAGATGAAGGAAGCAGAAGCTCGTCTGAAGCATGGTTGGGTCACCGTTCAGGGTGCAGATACAGTCGTCACCAAGGGTGAGTAAATGAGGCTTTAAAAATGAAAATTTTCGCAAATATCTTAGGATTTATTTTATCCTGGTTTATCACAGTCCTTATTCTCTACGGTGTTTGGAAAATGCTTGGGCCAAATTTTAGACTGTGGGTTGCAAGTGGAATCTGGTTAATTCTACTTGTGTTTGGAGGTTTTAAAACTAACAAGAGTCAATAAATAAATTAGTAGGGTGGGTGTGGTGGCATGAAAGGAGCTATATGGATTATTGGTCTGTTGAAGTAATGTACTACGATGATGGACATCAGGAACTCAATACATATATGGTCAAAGCGCAGGATCAAAATGATGCCATGAACAAAGCACATCATCGTTTTGAAAAATCTCATCCCGGTATGAGCTGCATGGTTCAGAATGTAGAAAAGGCAGGTGGTTAAGATGGAAGACGAAAATATCGTTTATGAAAACATCAATCCTGAAGATGACGACGAAAGATATTTTCTGACTCCTTGGGGTTGCCTTTGCTGTGCATTTGAAGATTTTGGCTTAAAACCTCCAGAAATCTCTGGAAAGATGGCTGATGCTCTCATGGATGATTTCTTTGAGATTATGGAAGCAACGGGTATTTTAGAGAAGAAGTGAAACGATGATTGTTAAGTTCTTAAAATATCTTCTCCGTTGGTTTCTTCCAGAGTGCAACCGATGTGGTGGTGTTATGCTTTACGATAACACTCATAGCTGGCATGATAAATGGCACTTTGTATGTGATACATGTGGTAGAGAAAAGTGGGGTACTTTATGAAAAAAATCACAGGAGTTCTAAAAGCAAAAGGATTTGAAGACTGTAATTTTGAATTCTATGTTGATGACAATATGACGGAAAAACAAATTGAGATGGAAGTCTACCAACGTGCTGGTTTTAGTTTGGACTGGACGGAAGAAGGTGGTTATGAACCGTATACTGTTACAATGTATCGTAAAAAGAGGGACGAGTAATGAATTGCGAGCAAACACGTGTATACGGTGTAAGTCTATCATACATTATGGCTAACGGAGAACGCAATTTCTCATATTATGAGATCCCTGCTGACAGTGAGTATGAAGCAATCCAATATGTGCGCGGCCAATGGCACCGGGAGCATCTATTTGCTCCTTACGAGCCAGATGTAAGCGCTCGACTTTTGTACACTAACTATTGGAGCTATTTGAAGGCTTGATAAAAGTGCCGTTCTAGCGAGGTAAATATATGAAGAAATGGACAAAAAAGCAGCTTGAGGCTAATGGATATGAGCTGAAAAACGCATACATTAAAAATGTATCTTTTGGAATAAAAGATTACGGATTTCTTTTTCTTACACTTACTTTAGAAGGTGATGGATGGGGAGTAAATTACATGTGCCCTTCTGTCGGTAGAAAATACTACATCAACGGAGAGTCTATTAAAGATGGTAATGCCGCAAATTTTGAAGGTTATAAGGGCGGAGCTAAAGCTATCGTAATGATTTTAGATGTTGTTGATTGTTCTGAACTTGAATCACTAAAAGGAAAATATATCCGTGCAGCTATCAAAAGAGGAGAGCCTGTGAAAATCATCGGTAACATCATCAAAGATCAGTGGTTTGATTCTGGTTCGTTCTTCGATGATATGAAAAACAACACTGCCGATGATAAGGGTACTGAGGTAATATGGAGAAAAAATACGTAAAAATTTTCAAATGCCGTGGATGCGATCGCAATATCATTAAAAATGATGTTGATTTATCTGCTGTTGAGGAATGGAGTCTTTCCGAAATGTTTAAAGATGGTTATGAATACGCTGAAGTGTCTGGCGGTTCTAGGCTTTCTGGACAGAATAAATTCCTGCTCCACAGGTGTGATCCAGAGAAACTTTGTATTTGTGATTTCATTGGATGGAAAGAAATTGAAGCTAAAAATGATTAACAATCCTTTTGCAGAAGATGGCATCATTTCCTGCCAGTGCTGTGACAGTGGTGAATATCTCTTTAATGAAGATGGTAACCGTAATGGTTACTGTGGTAACTGCGGAGCTAGAATCGACTGGCCGGAAGATAAAGACGGTTGGAAGAATACAAATACTGACCTGCCGAAATATGGAGTGCTGTGCAAGATTAAATATAAAGATGGTCGAGAGGATACGGCTGTTTTAAGTTCTTGTGTTGGATGGCATACTGAAGGCGTACTTAATACTCTCAAAGGGCCGGATTATTGGCGATACATGATTGAGGAAGAGAAGAATGGGGCTTAAAGAACACAAAACCGGATGCGCTTTCTAAAATTCCGCTTTTAATAGAAAGGAAAAAATGATGATTGATATTTCTAGCTGGCACACTGTTGCCGACAATCCACCCGATAGGGTCCCACTGCTTTGCTATTGTGACGCAGATGGCAGTATGTTTCTTGGATTTGCTATTCATCCGTATTTGTCTCTTGATAGAACAGTGAGCCTCGTGAACTGGTACAAGCAAACTGGTTTGCACGAATGGCAGCGTGCAGAACACATTGTAACAAGATGGAAGGAAGTGACGTAAATGTTGACTGAGATTGCTTGGCTTATGACCAAAGCTTATATTATTTTGATTTTCTCCGCAGCGGTAATTCGCTCTGAGCAGATTCTGTATGACACATCTACATATATTTTCCGAGGCGACAAGAAGAATGGAATGTATGGCTGTATTGCGCTGAATATTTTTATTATCGTATGTGCAAGTATGTGGACGAGGTTTATTTGAGATGAGAACACTAGAACAAGTAGATCGCGACATTGAGATTGTAAAATACGACATGCACGAACTCATGAGGATGCGTCAGCCAATTTCTATCGTCGGAGAGGAATTAGTGGATCTTTATGAAGAACGAAATAAAATCTTGAAATCGATGGGTGATACAAAATGAACTACGCTAAAATCGTTCCATGTGATATAGCGAATGGCGAAGGGGGGCGCGTCACACTTTTCGTGCAGGGTTGTGATCACCATTGTCCAGGTTGTCAAAATCCTACCACATGGGACCCGAATGGTGGTCAGCCATTCACAGATGAAACGCTTGACAAAATTGTAGATTTACTTCGACCTGATTATATTCAGGGGCTTACGCTTACTGGTGGAGACCCACTCTTGCCGGAGAATAGAACTACAATCTTTCGTATCTGCAAATGTGTTTACAAAGAGTTTGGGCGAAAAAAAGATATCTGGTTATGGACGGGGTACACATATGAAGAACTGCGACAAGAATGGATGGAATCATGGGATAGCGTCATTCTTGTCAACATTTTTTCATACACAACAGTTCTTGTTGATGGTCCTTTTATTGAGGCGAAAAAAGATATTTCTCTTCCATATATGGGAAGCTCAAATCAGAGGGTGATTGATATTTGGAGGAGCGCAGGAAAAGATAATCCAGTCCTTTGGTGGACTCCAGAAGAGAAAGGAAAATAATATGGATTTAGGAAACACAACTACTAATCTTGGCTATGGCATGAGTCGGATGCCGTATCGCCCCAATATTAAAATCAATAAACTGCACGAAGATGCTCATCTGCCGACTTATGGCTCAAAAAACGCTGCTTGTGCAGACCTGTATGCTTATATCGGGTTTGATGATGCAACGATGGTAAACAAGAATGGTGACCGCTGCATCATGATTCAGCCGGGTGAAACCGTTAAGGTTCATACTGGTCTGCGAATGGCTCCGCCGGAAGGTTGGTATGTCGCTATCTATGCTCGCAGCGGTATGGCAACTAAGCTTGGACTTGCGCCTGCGAACAAAACTGGCATTTGCGATCAGGATTACCGTGGAGAGTACATCGTAGCACTACATAATCATTCTAACATCCCTCAAATGATTACTCACGGCGATCGCATTGCTCAAATGGCGGTTGTTCCGTTCTGGCAGGCTGATTTTGAAGAAGTTTCCGAATTGGACGAAACTGGGCGTGGTGCCGGAGGGTTTGGGAGTTCTGGAAAGTGAGGATACTATGAAATATTATTATTGCGATAGTTGGCGGGTTCTTATTGTTGATGAAAACAATGATGCTGTTACATTCTCTATTGGTGAGGGAGACTATGCACGAGGATTTTGCGATGGACTTGAACAAGTTGGTTTTGTAAAGGCTGGCGCGGATCTTTTTGATGCGCATACAAAATTACTCACCAGTCAGAGAGATAAAGAGGATGCCTACACCATGTATGTCCATGCAAATGAAAAATATTGTAATGCTCTTAATGAGTTCAATGATGTAAAGTCCAAATACAGTATTAAAGACTAAGTGAAGGAGAAATAATTATGGCTAAGTATTTTTATGTTTATTCTATTGCAGGCACTGAAGATTCTATTGTAAAGATGTTTAATACTGAAACTGGCGCAGTAGGTGAGAAGTCTGTACCGAATGATCGCATTGACGGTTTTGTTGATGGCATTAAAGCAAGCGGATATCAGCTGAATAAGGAGCTGGCAGAAGCTGATGTTGCTGAAGGTGAAGCAAAGCGCATTCTGGCCGAGAAGATGAGTGATTATCATGCAGCTCGTGATTGCTATTCCGAGAAGGCTGACGTTCTGAAGAGGGTTAAAGCTAAGTACGGCATTAAGTAAGGAGAATACATAATGAAGTATTACACCATCGAATCTTATTATGAGAAAGAAGCTCCATTTGGAATTGCATGGCAAGTAAAGCTGTTTGACGAGCATACTCTTCTGGAGGAATACGACCATATCTTTTATAACGAAATTGCTGGCTACTGCAAGTGTCTTGAAGATATGGGGTTTATCGAGAATGTCGAAGTCAAAGTTGATATTAAAAGCGAATTGAAGAAGCTACAGGATTTCCAGAATAGTATCGATGAGATCACGGCGAAGGCTGCGATGTTGGAAAATCCTGCAAAAAGTGTAGAAACACCTTCAATTAGAACAAAATATTCATTCTGGTAAAAGGTAAATTTTAAGGGTGGGTGGGTGGAATAAATAATATGAAACGGAACATCACAATAAATCAGACTTGCAATTGTAATGGTGATAACTGTACTCAAATTGGAATCATTCGCAACGATGAAGTATATGTCATGCAAACAAGTTCTCCGAAAAGAGAAGGCCCAGCGGAATTTACATGCAGTATGCCTGAACAGAAACATTATTTAAAAAATATCCTTTATAAGATTATAGAAAAACTAAATAGTCTTATTGGATGGACTATAGATGCGTTTAACGATATTTGATCAAGGAGATTGTATGAAAGCACATATTCGAGAAGAAAAGAAAACAACTCCATTAAAACTTGGTGAGGGAACATTACTTCAAGAGAAAGACGGCAAAATTTACAAGGTTTGCGACACAGTAGAATATGATGAGATACATACCGACGATGAAGTTATCAAGATTGCTCTATCAGAAGAAAATATGATTCATGCGACGAACTTTTTTAACACACAGTTTGTATTTGCAGATTGAGGTGAAATGCTATGATTATGATTATTCAACACAAAGGGACTCCAAAGAAAAAGAGATACGCTGCAAAATTTTCGTGCCAATGTGGATGTATATTTTGGGCTGATGACAAAGATATTAAATTTCCGAGTTATTCCGTTATACGAGAATATGCGCCAGGCGTAAAACTAGCAAAATGTCCAGAATGCGGAGAACAAGTCGTTTCTTGTTTTCCAGCAGTTCCAAGAGAAAAGATTTTTGTAGATTGAGGTACCAGATGGCTGTACGAATTGAAGTTCATGGTAAAGAAAGAGCAAAAATAAAATACGCAGTAGAGTTTAGATGCTCTAGCTGCGGTTGCGAGTTTTGGGTGGATGCAGATTCTCTTGGAGAGTTCAAGCCAGCAAATTATTGTGATTTGAAATACAACTGCCCTGAATGTGGCTCTAGTTCTTATCCGGTTGATATTATGGAGAACAGCCGTATCTTTAGTGAGCACGAGTGGAAACCTGTGTTTTGGCAGATTATCGAATCTCCGTTTCATCGGTATTGCAGAATTTGCGATAAAGAAAAATAATATGCCAAAGCAAGCTTATTTTCAAGAATGTATGTTTTATGGAGGTTTTTATGATTGTTATTGGATATCCATGTATTGGTAAAAGTACATACGCAGTTGGTCATCCGTATCGTGCAATCGACCTTGAAAGCAGTAATTTTGTAAAGGATGATAATTGGGTCGAGTCGTATTGCAACGTCGCTATTGATTTGTCGAGACAGGGACATGTTGTGTTCGTATCTTCACATGATGCAGTTCGTAAACAGCTTTTGAAGAGTGATTACGAATATGTTTTTGTGATCTATCCAGCTCTTGATATTAAAGAAGAGTGGCTTGAACGGCTTCACGAAAGATATTTAGAAACAGAACTTGAAAAAGATTATCGTGCATGGCATCGTGCTCTGAATTATTACGATGAAGATATTGCAAAGCTAAAAGAAGATGCAAATGGCTTTAGTGGTTTTTATGAAATTAGTGGTGGTCGATATGACCTCACGGTAATTCTGGATGAATTTGAATATAGTTCGACTTGGGATCATTTGTAATTGCTAATTAAATTTTATGGGTAGGTAGGAGGAATAAAGAATATGACTTATACACTTATGTCTGTTCCAGAAGACAAAGAAGTCTGGTGCACTGGATTTCGATTTGATGATACAAAGGCTGGCATCAATTGTAAGCCGGTACAAGGAACTATTCATAACAAGGATTATTGGAACTCGAAGTTTAAAACAAAAAATCGCACAATCAGCGTGAATACAAATCAATCGTATTATGCATTTGCTGATACTTACGAAGAGGCCGCACATATTTATAATGAGATGATAAACACATTTCTTATTAACATTGATAATAGATACCACAAAATTGCAAGCTCATTAGAGGGCTGCTATTTATCAAACGATCATGGTGTGATGTATTAAAAAACTAGACTTTTATGAGGTAGATTGAATGGACGATAGATTTTCAATCGAAAAGAATCACTGGGAAATACAAAATCCAGAATGGGAAAGCTATTCTCATTTCATCTGCACTAAAGACCATTATTGGACTGGTGTACACGGTATCAGCAACTATTTTCTTCAATATAAGAATTTTGGCAGAAGTAAACCAGTCGAACGATTTTCTGTAGAATGGCCGAACTTCGTAGAGCACATGTGGTTTATCCATTGGCGTGGCCCATGGGATTATATTTTTGCTTCATATAAATTATCTGAAATTAAACGATTTTTAGAACTTGATATTGATGCTATTAAAAAGAACCATTGGCCGGATGGCCGCTGCACTTGCTACAGTATTTATGACTACGTGACGAAAAAATGGTACTATTTTAAAATCGAAAATTTGGGAACATTTTATGGATGCACGTGGCCGTTGGGTGATGATACAGGTGAGGTGATTAGTTGTGACTAAACAAATAGGCTATTATAAATCCGACTGGTATATTATGGGCATCGACGGTAAATACAACAACGCCTGTATCTCACATACAGAATCGCAGCTTCGATATACAGTTCCAAGGTCGCCAGAATGGACCATCCATGGATTGGGTTTTGCTTACCTTAGAGAACATGGATTTGAAGATTACCCTGAACTCTATGGTATTGTATTCTATGATATGGAGTGGTGGCGACGAAAACGCTATCCGGGTGACTTTTATGTAGAGATACCAATTTGCGATTTGTGTGCTGATACCTTTCATTTAAAATGGCGTTGTAAGGAATTTCGTGTACATCAGTGGTCTAACTTGAGAAAAGAAACAAGGTGGGTGAAAGGCAGAAGTAACTACACTATTTGTGAGCTCGCCCATAAATTACCACATGAAGAGTTTATTGAGTATTTGAAAGACAACGGCATCTATATTGTAAACGAAAGTGGTGTTGAACTTGGATGGTAAAGATGTAAAGCTTTCTCTTGGCGAGAAAATCTTGTTATCAATCATTGTTGTATTTGCAACTCTCTTCATTGGATATTTTGTATGGGTGATTGGCGACGGTATCTATCGTCATTATAATCCGATTGAGTGGACTGCCACTATTGAAGAACTGGAATCGGGCATCTACGGATATACATCTACTATGGTATCTAATGTCCCAGCAGAAAATTACGAGATGCTTACGGTTCTTTGTAATGGCAATTATATGAATATCAAAGGCCATGTAAAAATTGTATATGATAGCAACGCTCCATATATCGAATATAAATCAACCAATACTGTTAATGCTGACTCTGTAATAATTCATGTTCAAAAAGGACAGATTAAAAATAATGGAGTTAGTACAGTAACGAGGTGATTTTATGGAAGAATTAGGGTTTTACAAAAACAAGGCAAAATACTACGAAAAATCATTAGAGGATTTAATGCAACATTACATAGATGGCTGTAGTATGTGTACCTCTGATTTAGATTGTAGTGAGTGCGCAGTCGATGATTTTATCAATCAGCTGCGAAATATTCTATATAGTAGTAGTGAGTATAAAGGAGAACATCGATGAAAGAGCTTGGATATTATATTATCTCTGCTGATTTATGTGGCATTGCTCCATACCGTAAAGAAATCTTTTACAAAAGAACTCTATTGCAGTATGTTGAGAAGAATTCAATCGAGGAATACTCAGAAAAATTCTATAATCGAGATGGAGATGGTCGCCCCAATTGGGTAGGAGAGACATTCAAAAATCATTTTTATGTCAGTATTCCAAACGTTGGTGAGCATTCGGAAACAGTGAAGATTAAAAGAAATAGTGACTATTATATCGAGCTGAAAAAGCAATTTCGGCATGTCTCTGTAAAGGATATTTCTACTGCGGAAGTTATGCATGACCTATCATTTGCAGATGTCTTAGAACTTGCACGAGACATAGGTTGCGACATTACTAAGCGACCCTGATAAAACTTAGCTTCTATATAGGAGGTTCATAATGATTATTGATTGTAAATCTATTGCACAAGATATCAAAAATAAAATCAAGAATATTATCGCAGAAGATGACTATGCTCCTATTTTACATATTTATCAAGTAGGGGACAACCCTGCATCCAACGCTTATATTAAAGGTAAATTACGTGACTGTGAAGAGGTGGGAATCGAAGCAAACCTTATCAAACTGCCAGAAAATATTACGGAGGATGAATTAAATAATAGGATACTGGAAGATTATAATTGGGAAGATGTGGACGGTATCATTGTCCAGCTCCCGCTGCCAAAACATATCGATCCTAAAAATATTTGTATTCCAGATGAACTTGATGTTGATGGCTTTAATTCTACATCACCATTTCAGCCTTGCACTCCGCTTGGCGTTATGAAGATTTTTGATTCCATCGGTTACAATCTGGATGGAAAGAATGTGCTTGTATGTGGTCAGTCTGATATCGTAGGTCGTCCGTTGGTCGATATGCTGATTAAGCGCCACTGTAATGTGATCTCTGTGAATAGTACAGGGAGCTACATGAAGAATACTGCTTACGTTACAAAACTAGCAAATGTGGTCATCTCTGCGGTTGGAAAACGCAATTTTATTTCTCATATAGATCTATTCAACACAGACATCTGCATTGACGTTGGCATTAACTACGACGAGAATGGCAAACAACATGGAGACTGCGCTAATGAAGTTTACGACATGAAAGATATTATGGTGACCCCTCGTATCGGTGGCGTTGGTCTGATGACCAGGGCGATGCTGCTTTACAATGTATGTGTGGCAAAGTATGGGGAAGAGAAGATGGAGGATGTGATTGTATGAAAGAAGTCCCAATCTGGGAAAAAGCCACCCTGACAATAGAAGAAGCTGCAGCATATTCGAATATTGGTCAATGCAAACTTCGAGAAATGGCGGAAGAACAAAACTGTCCATTTGTGCTTTTTGTAGGCCGAAAACGTCTTATTAAACGTAAAGCTCTTGAAAAGTACATAGATCAGTCTTATTCGATTTGAAATTGGAGCTTTGGTGTGATATACTTATGGTGTCACATCAAGGCTCTTTATAATAATGTAAGGAGTCTATTATGGAAAGACGTAAAGATAACAAAGGTAGAGTTTTAAAAGAAGGTGAGAGCCAAAGAAAAGATGGCCTGTATCAATACCGCTGGACAGATAAATTTGGAAAACGGCATACTATGTACGCAAATGATTTAAAAGCACTTCGAGATAAAAAGAAACAAGCTTTAGAGTCTGGCGTGGAACAAGCCGATGTGATAATAACAATGTATGAGTTGATAAAACGATATGAAACTATTCACAAAAAATCACTTAAAGAAACTTCTGCTTATACACGAGGGCAATATCTTAGAAAAATAAAAAACGATTCATTTGGAGAAAAAAATATATCATCAATATCGACATTAGATGCGAAAGAATGGTTCTTATCTCTTAACGAAAATGGAATGAGCCAATGTGCTATCGGAAATATGAAAAATATAATTTCTCCTGCTTTTCAAATGGCCGTTGACGAGAATATGATTTCTTATAATCCGTTTTCATTTAGCTTGAATAAACTTATAAAGCCTACGAAAAAGAAAAAAATTCTATTGTCAGAAGAACAGTATAAAAAACTTATTGACTTTTCTAAAACGAGTAAAGTCTATAAGAAATATACGGATATGCTTATTATACTGCATGAAACAGGAGTTCGTGTTGGTGAGTTATGCGGAATAACAATTGATGACGTTGATTTAAAAAATAATTGTTTAAACATAACACATCAAATATCATATGTCCCAGGAATTGGAACATTTGTGCAAGAGCCAAAAAGTGAAAGCGGGAAAAGGAAAATCCCCCTTACTGATAGCGCAAGAGAAAGTTTCGAAAGGCTTATTTGTCAAAGAGAAGCATTAAATGATCCTGGTCCAGAGATGGATGGATATACGTCGTTCCTATTTTTGAAAAGAGGAACCCTTTCTCCAAAAGACAAAGATTCCGTCAAGTCAATTATTGAAAGTATGATTGGAGCATACCATAGAGAAACAGGCGACACTCTACCAAAGACGACACCACATACTTTTCGGCACATGTTCTGCACAAGACTGATTTCTGCTGGTATGAACGTTAAATCTGTTCAGTATTTAATGGGTCACGCTAATATACGAATGACGTTGGATGTATATGCGGAGTACAATCTACCTGTTACAGTTGACGATTTTTTAAGAATAGCAAATGGGTGAGCACTACACCAATTACTACACCAATTTTTCAAAAAATATATAAATGGGTATGACTTGGCATAAAAATGTAGAAACTTCGGTTAAGAAAAGCGAACGACGCATCGTGAAATATATCCATATATGAATTTATATTGTAATTTACACGCCGTTCCCTTATTTTGAACACATTTCCGGACTAAAATAAACCAGTATCTTCAAAAAGCGCTTTGCGCTGCCTTAGAAAGGAGCGTTGTGAAC